AGAAAAGGAGATTACTAAGTATGAATGCAATTAAGAATCAATTGGAAAAGATGGGTTACGATTATGCAGTAGCAATCGCAACAAAGGCTGAAATTGAGAATGGAGCTGCTTGTGGTCAGCTCGCTATTATTTGTGAGTAAGTAATTAATCACCCTCTCCTGTAAAAGGGAGAGGGTAAAAAGAAAAGAATATGAGATTAAGTGAATATAAAGCAGGTACTATCTTAGTTGCTAGTGATGGTAAAGTGTTTATCCATGATGGCTTTGTTAACGCTGATGGATATGGTGTGATAATTGGTGAGGATTCTGATGGAATGATTCAGAAATCCAATGGTATTGGCAATTGGATGAAGTGTCACATTAAAGGTGTTGCGACAAAAGAACAGATTCGTGGGTTCTTTGCCAAGGTTCGTAAAACACAGAAAATTATCAATTACTAAGGAGGGTAAAAAAAAGAAGAGAATATGGATTTAGTAATTACAATATTAGGTTGGATTGCATTAGGTGTTATATCTGCTTATCTGTTAGCAATAATAGGTAAAATAATCTTTGATGCTGCAACCGCTGATTATAAGTTATACAAGCATGTAAGATTGTGTCGCAAGAGATTGCTAAGACAGCGATATGAAGATTACGCTTGGCTGTTATTCCAGTTAGAGAAAGATACGGAAGTTTTCAATCTTACTCATAACACAAGAGATTGGACTTTTGAAGATTGGAGAGAATTTTATCTTAAAAAAGCTAAGGAGGATAAGCAATGACTATAACAATACCAATGTGGCTACTATATGTCGTAGGAGGCATTGTAGCAATCGTATTATTATTTTGTTCGTATGTTGGAATAATTTTTCTGTGGGGTTTTTATGACCCTTTTAAAAAAAATAGAAAATGAGCAAAGATAAAGCGATAGTTCACATTAATAATGTTTCCAAGATGATTGGCTTAAAAAGAATAAAATTAAGTGAAGGCACTATAATTCATATTCAAAATGAGTTAGTCTTGGCACTTAAAGAGTTGGAGGATAGAATATGATACAAAAACAGACATGGAAGGATGAAATCAGAATTTTAATAACTGATGAAGAAAATCATGGCTCTGTTCAAATATCTATTCCATTATATGTTAGCGATATTTTCGGCAAGGCTGATGCTCTAATATACGCTCTTTGGGTTGATGTTGTTTATAGAAGAAATGGTGTTGCACAACGCCTGTTACAACTCGCAGAACAACAGGCTAAGTTAAATGGAGTGAAGACAATCGGATTGGAATTTGTTAAAGATGAATCTGATAGATTTGTTCTAGATTGGTATCTCAGTAGTGGTTATAAACCATTTGATAAGAAAAGTAATTTATTAATTAAAAAAATATAGTATTAGTTATGTCATGGTTAGCAGTAGATAAAGGTGGCTGTGAACATATTTTTGCAGAAAAACCTTGCAGAAATGAAAGTAATACATTATGGATTTGCTCTGTCGTATATTTATATGGGCAGAGGTACGCAAATACCGGTTGCTGTTACCTTCCTAAAGGAAGCATTAAGAAGCTCATCGGAAAAGAATTGTCTTGGAAAGATGAGCCTGTCGAACTTAAAGGAGAATAAGTAATGAATGAAAAGATTCAAAAATGTCAAACTTGTTATTATGATAATAGGTGTTATTGGCAAGAGTTAGCAGACCATATTCCTATGGATTGCAATGACTAAAAAAAAGAGGGATAGGAAATGAGCAAAATGAACGTCAAAAAGTCTCTTCTAGATGTTGTTAAAAGCAATAACTTAGAGATACTAAAAATAGATTTATTCAATGATTTTGAGTTGTTCGTAAGGGAAGGCACTAGGGAACGTAATGAGTATTGCAAGACTTATGCAACATTAGACGATTTGGATTTTGATGTAGAGGCTTTCTTGCTTAATGATGAAGTACGTGGAATTGTATACTGCCAAGATAAAGACACAAAAGAACCAGTGTGGATTGAACCTTGGAGTGACGAATGCTATTCTTGGTGGCAGATTAGTAGAGTTCCTGCCTTCTATAAGGATAGACTTAAAGATTTAAATATGAAAAAATATGAGTAAAGTGTCGGCACTAACAATTATTGATGATATGATTGAAAACTATACTAGAATGATGAACGCAGGAAATAAGAAAGTTCTTGTAGTTCACGCTAGAAGTTTTCTAAAACTAATCAAGCAAGAGTTAGAACTTAAAGAAGAATAGTTATGGAAAGAATATTCGAAGTAAATATTAGAGTTACTATTGATTCTAAGTGCAATGATAGTGACGATAATATTATAGAAGAACTTATGTATGGAGCAGATAAATATTTCTATCCATATTGTTGTAATAATGAACATATAGAGCATACTAATAGTACTGCTCATAAATTAAATAAAAAATGAAAAGTATGCACGAAGAATTTATAGGAGCAGGAGTAGCTAACTTGTCTATTGAACGAATGAAGTTAGAAGGATGGTTGCCAATTAAAGAGTATTTCAAGATGAAAAAACTTGGAATTGAGCTTGATTGGGTAATGGTTCTTACTATGGAGAATGATGGATTTATCGCAATACCAATGGTAGCAGAATATCGTGTTCCACATAAAGATAGTGGGCGAAAATCTGGTTGGTATAAAGACGAGATTGATAATCCAAACAGGAGAATTGATGATTGGACTAATGTAATTATGTTCAAGCTTATAGATAAGCCTTATGTTGACGGAATAAGAGATTCTATTCTTGACAAATATAAAGAGGCTGAAGGTATTACAGATACTCATGCTTATAATTTGTCTTTCAATGAGGCGGTTATTAAACAATGTAAGGGAATTAAATGATTTTAGCGTATGAAATTAGAAAATATCAAATTCAAGGCCAAGCGTCTTGACAATAACACTTGGGTAGAAGGTTACTTCTGTGTTGAATGTGGTAACACTTACATCATCGAGGATAGGCAGAGTGAATCAATGCTTAATAGAAACGAGGCACATCAGGTTGACCCTTCAACAGTCTGTATGTTCACAGGACTGACAGACTGCAAGGGAAGAGAAGTTTGGGAAGGAGATATTCTACAGGATGTTGATGATGACAATATTAAGTATGTTGTTACTTTTGGTGAAGGCGCATTCTTTGCGCGAAAGGTAGGTCTATATACAGGTATTCCTCTTCACGAATGTGTAGGTAGTTTGGGTAATGATGTAATAACTTATGCAAAAGTTGTTGGTAATAAATTCGATAAAGAGAAGTAGTGTATGAATATAGCAATTTTATATCTTAGTATGAGTTTTATCTACATCTTGCTTGTTTGTTTGGATGGAGAAGATGTCAAACCAAAATGGAAACAATGGCTAGCTGACCAACTAGGCATCAAACCAAAGATAGAGGTTAGATACATAAAGCCACAAGTTATGAAGCTTCGTTCAAGAGTTACAATGTCAAATTTTGAAATGCAATACTATTGCCGTGACAAATCTGGCATGGAGCAAATGAAGAGAAGAGCAATAGAAAGTGTGTATGATGAAATTCTTAAGGGAATGAAGGAAAATGGATTGGTTTCCATTTCGCAATATAAAGACATCTATACAAATAGCACAATTTACGAGGGGACATGTAGTATTTATAAAAACAAGTAGTATATGAAGATAAGACAAGCTAAGAAAATCTTGAATATGATGGCGAAAGGAACGGACACACGTTACTTCGATTCAAAATATACATTCAAGAAAGAGAGTAGATTCATTCCTAGATTAAAGAATCTCTATCAGAAAGCAACTATCAGATGGAATAAGGTAAATATGCCGAGTGCTAACGTTAGTTTGTTTCGTTCAATTTTGAGAACTTCAAAGGAATGCGGTCGTTGTAAACATTTCAATGGTATGTTTGCAGGAAGATGTACTAAACTACATAAGTATGTTGAAAGCAGCGATTGGTGTCATGGAACGTTTTTCCATAGAAAGTGAGGTTGACATGAAAATAAGACAAGCTAAGAAGATAATGAAGAAAGTCTATAAAACCCGATATTGGGCTTATAGGCAAGGCTATTATTGCGGCAAGAAGGATGCTGGAAAGCTAGCCGGAGACCATCGTTTGTTAAAGGCTATGCGTCTTACAAAGAAGTGGAAAAGCCGCAAGATACGAAACGAAGCGAATAAAATGTTGAAGAAAAATCCGTTAAAACCGAGAGAACTTCAACGTAGTGTTTTAAGATTGAAAAGATATGGATATAGCAAAGCTTAATCAGGAAATTTTAGGCGTAGATTTGGAATACAAAAACGTCTATATTGATGCGGAGAACACAAGAATGATACGTGCCAAATTACCTGATGGGTATTGCGATTTGGTTCGCACAGATGTGTGGAATGGTCGTGTGAATCATCCGGAAGAGCATGATATTGTAAAATATACGGCAATCTCTTGGTATAGAGAAGAATTTGTCGGTGGAGTTGATTTAGGTCGCAACTATATGAATGCTAAATATAAGTTCTTCGAGTTGGTTGTGAATAAAAAATATATTTTGGAAATAAAACATATGAAAAATGGAAATTAAGGATAATAAGTTAGTTCTAGATATTCCTAAAGGAATGGAAGTGGACATTGAAAAAAGTGACTTGAAAGCTGGTGTTATTAAGTTTAGAAAGAAGAAAATCTGCTATGCGGATGTCTTATCTACTTTAGCTTATAAAGATGTTTATCCTGCAGACATTAAAGTTCCTGAAATGATTGCTGGAAAGATAATCGCATTAGCTAGATTAATGACTATAGCTAAGTACTATAATGGAGATTGGAAACCGGACTGGAATTCTAAAGAATATAAGCATAATATCATGCGAACCAGCGAATATGGTATTACTTCTTGTGGTAATTATAACGAAGGTGCAATTTACTTCAAGAACAAAGAAGATGCCCAAGCCGTTATTGATAATCCGAATTTCAGAAGCATTCTTGATGCAATCTATAAGGACTAAGGCTTATGAAGGAAATGTTCTTTAAGAGTGTAAAGTTCCGTGAAGTTCAGCATTTGGCATTCTCGGATGAATATATAACTGCATACGTATCGGTGAACCATGTTCCTAAGATACACCTAAGTGTTAATACACCTCGTGACGAATATGGGCTTGTGAAAGGCAAACCAAAGCGTTACTTTAGAATGGGGTTTGGAAAATGGCTCACCGAACGAGCGTTTGAGAAGAAATATTTTAGTGAAGAATAAAAATATGGAGAATAAGGACAAAATAATCAATGAGTTTCTGAATAGTTTGTGGCATGATGCAAGTGAGACTCCAGACTTGGATAGACGCATTTTGTATGAGTATAAGCCTAATGGTGTGATAAATCCACAAACACATATCAGAGAGGCTACATATGAAAAGATACATTGGAAGGAATGCGGTTATAAGCCGATAAATCCAGAGCGGATTATTACTCGTTGGCTCTATGTGGATGAATTGTGTCCCAAGAAAGGAGGTGAAAAATGATAGACATAAAGAAGAAAGTCCAAGCAGCTAAAGATTACGCAAGCAAAAGCTATCGTGTAATCAGAAAGGTTAGCAAAAACGGCTTTATGGTTCAAAGAGATAAAAATGCCGATAAGCATTTCTTGGATGGCATTGATTGGGCAGAGAAAGAGATATTCAAAGATTTGCTTCACCCTGCTAGCGAAGTTCCACGTAACGACAACGGAAAGGTTCTTGCGTTCTCAAGAGTATTCTGTAATAGAAAACTCTACGACATGAACGCTATGCTCGATAAGACTACTTGCAATACATATCAAGAAATGTGGGAAGAGCAAGTCTATATGTTCCATTTGTCTGATTGGATATTCGTAGATGAGTTGTTTGACTTAATTATCAAAGGAGGTGAATGCAAATGACCGATGCAGAATTTAATAAGTTTGTGCTTATACTAGAGAATGAAGCGTTTCGGTTTGCAAGAAGTCAAAACGTATTAAAGGAACATCGAGGGGTGATAGAGCAGTCTTTCAAGATAGGAGGGATGTTCATCCTTCGAGAGTTGGAAAAGTATTTTAATCAAAATAAGTAAGCGTATGATATTATATGAGAATCAATGTTTTGAGCTTTTAAAAGCTTTGTGTTATAGTGTCCCACAGAATCCAAATGTCGGTAGGTTTGAGATTGCAAACGTGATACTTGACACATTACAAAAAATAAAAGATGCTGATTAACAGCTTTCGGGCACAAATTTAAAGATAATGACAAAGGAAGAAATATTGGAAAAGGCATCTGATTTTGAGGATGAAGATGAGTTTGTGAAGTGTGATAGATTGCCGTTCACTGAAGAATTGTGGCTTTTACATCAGCTAGTGTATATTGGCTTGTCTTGTACCTATACAGGTCGTGGTTATATAATAGAGAAACTTAAAGATTAGTAAAATGGAAGCAAATGATTATTTGAAAGCCATGCAAGCTATGGACGAATTGGATAGACTTGTAACTAGTGTTTATCCGGATAAGTTCAAGTTGGTCTGCAAGAAGCATGGAATAGATGAATGCGAGGCGATGAACATGTATTCGTACTTGCAAAAGATGCATAAAGGTCAGTCTTGGTTAGTTAGATACAAGCCATTGGAATATCTAGAGCGTGTATTAACACTAGCCAAAGAAGCTTATGCGTCTTACATGAACAACGGCTTGATTCTAAGTATGGTCAATTTTGGTGATAAGTACACAAGAATACTTGTAATATTTGAGAAAGATGGCGTAAGAAGCCAACAAGAATTTGACCTTAGAGAGCAAAGAACATATGTTGATATAGCGGACTTTATTGGAAATGGTTACTCCATCGTATCTGTTATCCGTCAGTCTGACAATGTTGATAACGAAAAATTTGTTGGAGAAAAGGATGAGCGAAGTCATAGTATTCCTATTTACGATGGTGATGTAATGCTTTGTTACGTGAATAAACCGGAATTTTGGAGTTCCGATTGGCGTAATAGCGGACTTTATATTTGTGAGAACGGCTCATATCATAGATTGCTATACACTCCGAATAAGGGGTACGTAAGACATGGAGAGCCTGATGTAGATGAAGACTTCACCCTGGATATTGGGGAAGAATCCTTCAATAGTTATGTTATGACTTTAAGCCAGTCTTGGTATAAGTTGGGTAATGTTCATGCAGGTATAGGCTTTTTGAAGGAGAAAGAATAGAAGAGTAAAAGGAGAGGAATATCATTTCCCCTCCTTTGCCCTAATCTCCAGCTCGATAGGCTTGCCGCAATGGGGGCAGATGATAGCCGGATGCGATAAGGTTTCACCATCAATAGCAAGGAAACTAGATGGCGAGCAACCACAAATACTAGCTATTTGTTCTACTTTCGCAAATGAAATTGAGCCATTATTGATTTGTTGCGATAAAGCTGATTGGGTAATACCTAACTTTTCAGCTACAGATGAAATGGTTTGCCCATGACTCCTAATTATTTTCTTTAAGTCCATACCTTATTATATATAAGTGAATACTAATATTTATTATGCTGCAAAGATAGCTTATTTTTTTTTAACTGCCAAAGAAAAAGAGTTAAATATTAGAATTAGCTAATAATTAGTGAATAAATGTTTAGAAATAGCTTATAAGTGTTAAATAAGTGGTAATATTAGAAATTTCTTATAGAAATATTTGGCAATATTAGAAAAAACTACTATCTTTGCAATGTCTTTAAGAGATAAAGGCTTTAAAGTTTAACTATTAATTGCTGCTATGCAGCCGAGTCGGCACTCGTAAAACGGTTTGAGGATATGACTACTTCAATTAAGAACAAGATGAGAAAGGTAATGCAGTTAGCACATAGAGCCTATCAGTTGAAATCAAGTTCAATGTCTTGGGTTGAGTGCTTGAAACAGGCTTGGCAGGTTGTAAAGCTTGAGTCAGCGATGAAGACCAAGGTAGTAGAGTTCTTCTTTATGAAGATGAATGGTGAGGTAAGACAAGCCTTTGGTACTCTCCTTCAGAGCCACATTGACTATACTCCAAATGGTACAGGGCATGCAGCATCAAGAGATTGCATCCGCTATTGGGATGAAGCAAAGGGCGCATGGAGACAATTCAAGGCTTACAACTTCTTGCGAGTTGCATAAAGATATATTCACGTTCTAAGGTGTTTGGCGAGGCTTAATAGGGGGTGTGCCTTTAAACACCCCTTTAGTTTAGGACTTTTAAAGTATTTGAGATATGGAAACAATTGCTAAGTGTTTGAAAGAAGTGTTCTACAAAGGGCATCATATTACCAAGGTGGAGGACGTATTCGGTCAGGTTGCCGTTCGCATTGATAATGTTGTTGAACCAGACTATGCTAGCATAGCCGATGCAAAACGAGTAATCAATGGTAAAGCCCCTAAGTGGTTTAATGATGGCTATATGTGGGACGAAGCCAGCAAGAAGGTCGTAAAAGACCCTAACGCTTTCCGATGGGAGGAGTAAGAAAAGATAAGATAAAGAACTTAATACAATTGATTATGGAAAAGTTTAATGATGGCAATTATGTATTCGAGATAACAAACGAGTTTCCGGATGGCTATGAGATTTGGGCGATTGGTCGAAGAAATTTCAAGCACAAAGGCTACGTACCATTGTGTGAGGTCGATGAGAGCCGCTACGTCAAAAGAGATACCTTGAAGGCTTTGAAAGTCAAGGATGAAGCATTAGCTTTGACTTTGCTCTATGAAGCCGTTAAACGAGGTGTTAATAAGAAGAAGTATAACAAAATGATTAATGCATAAGAAAATGGATGAGAATTTTCTGAATGTGCTCTATATCGAGCATACAGATAAAATAGGCGTTCTAAAGGACGATAAGGAAGAAAGGGTATCAATTATCCTTGGGACGGACAAAACGCTTGTAGAACGCAAAAGAGAGGGCAAAACGTACCTTCTTGTACCATTGACAAAGAACCATACTTTCAAGTGCAATGGCGATAGCTTGGAGGTTGATGGCAAGATTATCCCTAGCAAGGTATTTTTCCGCAAGGATGCTTGCCAATGGATTGAGATTGATGAAGAAACATTATCTAAGGTTGCGTAATAAATAAGGAGTTTAAGCTATGAAAGTATATGTAGTAATTTCTTCATACCAACATGGATTAGGTGAAGCTGTAGAAACTGATGCAGAAGTCTTCGATACCAGAGATAAGGCTAGAAAGGCGATAAGGCACAAAGGAATGAACACTTTGGAGAATTACAAGCGAGTTTTGAATTGCGATGATTATCTATACAATATCTCAGATTCTTTCTTTCATATCTCAGACAGCGAAGGAGAGACGTGGGATAATTTTGATATTGTAGAACGAGAAGTAAAGTAATAAGACTATGGATATTAAGATTATCAAAGACATCTTAGATGATGCAAAGGAGTGCGGTTGCATTGCAGGAATTTCACTCTCTAATGGGCAGTTAACTCATGCAAACTTTAGCAAATCAAAGTTATTTGATTTTACTGCCGATGTTCTTTATAACAAAAAAAAGCATTTGATAACTATACTTGGTGAGAACGGAAACAGAGATTACATTGATAGTGACTCTATCATACGTATCTTTATTAGAGAAGGTGTTTAACAATTAATTATAGGAGAATATGGATGCAGGTCATGTGAATGTGATATTAGGCGAAGCCGAGGACAAAGGTCTTAGAGGAAGTATCAACTTGGTAGGTGGAGCAAAAATAAGTTTCGACTTCAATAGTGTTGGTGGTGAAACCTCTTTCAATTGCAATACAAAGAACAGAACACTTACGATTGGAAGTGGAAGTACAGTAGTGTTTACACGTAAATATATTGATTGTAGCTCTATCCAGTATATTGAAGTGTTTGAACGTACAAACTAATTATAGGAGACAAGAATATGAATGTACTAGACTATTATGAGGTTGTCACCTCAAAGATTTTCAAGTTGGAAAGCATGAACGATGGGCTTGTATTGATAGCACCGGAGCAGGAGGTGGATGGAGTCCGTTCCTTGATGGTGGGATTATATGTGCCAGAGCATGAACGATACAAGATGTACACTTTCCGTTCATCTATGAACGAGGGCGAACTTGGCGACAAGTACAAGGCGATGGTCGCCACGATGGATGTGCTAAAACCGGATTGGGACAGAATCAGAAAGAAAAGACGGAAGAGGTTCTAACCTCTTACCGTCTGTAGGATGCAAGCTATTTCAAGATTATTTTTAGAAAACATGAAAATAAATTAGAGTTTCCTTGTATTTCTCGAAGGTTTTTGTTACCTTTGCGGATGCAAATAATAAAACAATGAGCTTATGAAAGTATTATCAATTCGTCAGCCGTATGCTTGGTTAATCGCTATCGGCTGCAAGACCATTGAGAACAGAACATGGAATAGAAAGTTCCGTGGTCGTTTCCTTATTCATGCTAGCCAAGCCAAACCCGAGAAACTTGACGGATGGCAGGAGAGCGCAATGAAGAAATATTGCCAAGAGCATGGTATTGTTATTCCAGACTTCAAAGACTTGCCAACGTCAGCCATTATCGGCAGCGTAGAGTTGGATGATATTCAATTCCATGAGGCTTATCCGGATGCATTTGCTGAAGATTTCCAATATCATTGGTTCTTGAAGAATGCTAAATTGTTCGATAAGCCGATTAGAAACGTCAAAGGCAAGTTATTCCTCTGGGATTATGAGTATAATGAAGCCGAAATGTAAAATAACAATACTTTTGTAATAAAAATACAAGTCATTGAAAATTAGCGCAAAAGTGTTTGTTCTCCGATGGGTTAGATAAGAAGTAAATGTAAAAATAAAGAAAGCCTCAACCTCTAACGAGATTGGGGCTTTTACAGTTGTCCTAGTGTGTCTCACCATTATTATTTCGTTCAATCAAAGGTAAGATACCTTTCTCCTTTAGGAACTCATAGAGAAAGAAACGCCCTTTTTGAGTCCATTTCGTGTTGTATTTGATGGTTTGTTTTCCATCATTGTGCGTAATGGTCACTGGCTCGCTATTCACATATCCCTTATCCAAATATTGGCGGTACAAGACCCATTGGTCAGAAACCTTGTGCTGGATACCATGCTCATGCAACAATTTGTTGAATGCTTGCGGACTCATTCCGTAATCCTGCGCCATTGATGTAATCACGCTTGTGCTCTTGTTCTTCATCATCACATCGAAGTAAGTAGTCTTAGGCTTCATTGTTGTAATCTGTGCGCTCAGTCCGACAATCTCCTGCGATGCCTTGGCAAGTTCCTCTCTCTGTTGCTTGTTCTCCAAGGTCAGCACTTGGTTCTTCTCGAACTGGTCAGCCCAAGCTCTTGCTGCTATAGCCGGATTGGTGAAATCGGGCAAAGATGGAACACTCTGCATTCTTACCTTTTTCTCAACCTCAATGAAGTACTTGCGAATCATCCTACCTTTCTCATTGTTCTCAATCATACACAACTCCTTCGCCATGTCTAAAGATAGGGCGTACTCCTTGCTTGGTCTGCCACCTTTTGAGTTTTTAAGATTTTCCTTAAAAACCTCATAGTCTTGATTTTCAACGAATCCGTACTTTTCAATACGCTCTTGAATCCAATTCGCAAATTGATACTTGCTACCCAACTTTTGGTGCAGCTCTCTTGCATTGATGGCTTGCTTACCATCACGTTCTTCTACCTTGATGAGTTCAAAGCCTTCAACCTTGATTTTCTCACTTTGATTTACGAATGCTCCCAGCATGGGTGCATCATTCAAATTCTTTTCTAAAAAATCTTTCATATTAAACAATTTAAATATTATAAGTATGGTTTCTTGCAAATAGGAAAGCCCCGTCCACCATGTTGTGAGAGAGGATGGACAGGGCTTGTTTCGCCTACCCACAAATGTAACGGAATGGGCTTGACGAAATATGACTCCACGCTTGGAGCTTATAACCATTTGTTTAATATGTCTTCTTTATTCGTCAGTCGTGTCCGTTACTTCACAACCATTATTACTTTCGGCTGCAAAGTTAATGCTATTTTCTTTAACTTGCAAACACTTTAGTGTTTTGTTTAAAACATTAACGTTTGTTTTACTTTGGAGGACTTCTGTCCTCGCCAGCACGACCAACTATTTCGGCACGATGCTGCACATTACTTCTTCTTTCCATTGCTCACGAAATTTAATAGTTAAACTTCAAAGATAATGTGCAGTTGTTTCGGTGTGCCTCACGAAATCTATTACAAATCACACTCGTATGAGTATTGCTTTTTCAGCTTGTTCAATGCATTCTCGGTAACGTAGTAGATGTTATCGAAATACTCGCTTTTCTTGATGCTCCGGCTTTCCTTCAGCTCTACCTTGTGATTGAATGTCACTTCGTAGCGGTTTGCGATGCTTGTAATCAAGAAATCGACCTCACGCTTATGTCTGTCCAGATCGGTCTCTTTATACTCACCACGCTTGATAAATGCGTCCTTGTTCGTCTCTTCGATGGTAGCAACCATGTTGCCTTGCATCACTATAATCTTTGCGCTCATATCTAGTTTCTTTTTAAATCGTTAATAACCTTGTTAAGCAACTCTAATCAAGTTGTAGTTCTTGAATTGTCTCCATTCTCCCTTGACCTCATCCCAATACTTGGTGCAGTCCTTGCAAGCGTAACCCTTGCCGTTTGGAGTGTAGTCAATGTGACTATCCATCAATGTGCCGAAAGCCTGACGAATCTCACCATTCATTTTCTGAAAATAGAACTCAACGACCTGCTTCTTCATGCGAGCCTTCAGCTTGATTACCTGCCAAGCTTGCTTCAAGCATTCTGTCCAACTCATGTAAGCACCCTTAAGCTGAAATGCTCTGTGAGCCATATTCATCACTTCTCTCATCATATTCTTAAATGTAGTAGCCATAATCTTCCAATTTTAAACGTTAAACTTAAATTACTTACTTTGCAAGTCCGATGCTCTCACACAAGAAGCTCTTGGCCTCATCGTTGTTCATATTGAGCTTAGTTGTTATCATATTCAACATTCTATCAACGTCCTTTTGGGTGTTTATCCTGTTGCTTACGAACTCTATCATAACGAACTTCTGAATCAAGTTTCTTCTTATCATTGAAGTAGTCATATTGCTATACCGTTTTACGAGTGCCGACTCGGAGGTGCAACCTCAACTAAATTAATAATGTTCTTGTGACCTTTGTTTCTTAATCACGATGCAAAGGTAACATATTTACGTTACACTGCCAAATATTTTAGAGAGAAAATGTAACGTATTTATGTTAATTAACAAATATTCATCTGTAACGTACTATTCTTTAAACTTCGTTAATACTTTTACGTATATATGCTACATTTCAAAGATTATTCTTATCTTTGCAAGAAAATAACAATGTAACGTATTAAGTATTATGAGATTTAAAGATGTTCTTAATAAATATGGTGTAACGCAACAAGACCTAGCTGACCGGATGGGTATGAATAGAGTTTCAGTTTCCCGTTTACTTAGCGAGAAAAACGACTTGCGTATATCAACTATCGAAAAAATAGCAAACGCTATAGGTTGTCCTGTTGCGGAATTATTTGGTGAACAGAACAAAGAAGATGCTATGAGTGATTTCATCGCCCTAATTAAACAAGGTGGTGAGTTGTATTCCGCATCGTCCATCGCTGAGGCTAGGGTCGTGTTGGATAAGTTGGAAAGTGTTAAGTAACGTGGGGCGTTCCCCATCAAGTTCAATAATTAAAAGTATGGGATTATGAAGAAAATTCTGTTGATGTCCTTATTGTTTTCTTTTTTGTTGGTAGGTGTAGGTTGTAGCAACAAGAAGAAGGAATTAACAATAGAGGAGCAAATTGCAAGGAATGAATTGGCTGAAAAAATCATGTCAAAGAATCGTTGTGCTCAGATACGTGATATTGTTCTTGAAAAGTATTTTGGTAAAGATTGTAAATTACAGAAAAGTCACTTTACTGATTTATCAAAGAATTATGATTATGGTGAGTTTCAAGATGAAGGAATAGTCGATGGTGTCATTGATGGTAAAAATGGCACTTTTAACTTTACAATAAATGTTTCAGTTCCAATAACTTCTCCTGATGATTGGGAACTAGAAAGTTTATTTGTTAAAGATAAAGATAAAAAACATTATGTGTATGCTATAGTTCAAGGAAAATGGAAAGACCCAAAAGAAATTGAAAGAACAATATCTTCAATTTCTTCTGAAGAATCAGATGCTACATCATCTTCTACAAGCGAAAATAACGTATATGTTTCAGATGATGATTTACATTCTATTGAAAACGCACTTCAAATGGAATGGGATATTAGTAATGCTTCTAGTGCTGTAGGTGCAGAAAGTTCAAATGTCTTCAAGGTCAAAAAAGAAAGTGTCAGTGGAAATGAGGTAACTGTTTCTTATTCTTTGCGTTCAACCTATGGTGGTCAGAAGAAATTCGTTGATTTGCATGGTGTTGTCAAGAAGAATAGTGATGGCTCTTGGAGTGTCGTAAACTTAGGATATTAACAATTTAAATAAATGTGATTATGAAGAAGAAAGTGATAATTGCCATCATCGTAGCTATCGTTGTGATAGGTGGCGGAATTGGTGGCTACGTGTACCATTCCAACCAAGTTAAGGATGAAAAAATGGCTAATTACAAGAAGGCGTTGTCTGATTATCGCTTCAATAGCAATAGACTAATATATTCTTTGGATTTCGTAGCAACGGATTTTGTTATTAATTGGAACTCAGCCATAATGAATAAAAAGGCTATGAACGCAAAGAATGAAATAGTTCCTTGCTCTGATTTTGAAGATGCCGTTTCTTCTCGATATGCCTTCTATGATAAGTATGGTGCATATAAGATTTTGGATAGTGTGTATGTATCATTAGGAAAGCATTTGGAAAAGATGCGTGTAAATTCTAATGAAGACCAGCAAAAAATCGTGGAAAGCTGTAGTGATGAATACAAGGAGTTGAATAATGCTATTGTTCTTGTAAAAAAGCCTTATGGCGCATTGGTGCAATATTCAAAACAGAAAGGAGACTTGTTCTTTAAACTTTATGCTTTTGATAGCGAATTGGCTAAAGTTTCCCCATTGGAAGAAGATAAGGGCGATGAGAGAACAAAAGCAATGAATATGGAATTATACGGAACGCATTTGTTTGTTACGGCTGACTTTGACAAAGAACCGCAAAAGGCAAAAAAGCAAAGTTATACGTTTAGTAACATTTCAACAAATTGGGTTTATTTGAAATGACATATATAAATAAGGTGTAATTCTAAAAATAAGTTTCTAAAAGAAAATAAAGTTTAAAAGAATAAAGAAATACACTAAATAATTTGCGTGTTTCAGAAATTATGCTTACCTTTGCAAACGAAATCAGAAATGGTTTTGTAGCTTCCATATTGCATTCTCTACATTAGCGATATTGGTAGCTACGTTTATACATAAGGCAATAGCTTTATAAGCTAGAAGTCATTAAATGAAGTGCAGTGTACAACAGAAAAGTGGTGTGAAGTGTAGTGGAGTGCGGTGAAGTCTAGTGTAGTAGGGTAAAGTGCAGTATGGTATAGTAAAGTATAGTACAGTATGGAGAGCCATCCTTCGGGGTGGCTCTTTTTTGTTAATTGTGGTTAATATAACAAAAATGTTACCATAAAATTTGGCTATATAACAAAAAAGTTATATCTTTGCAATGTCTTAAGGACAAAAGAGTTCTTGTAACAATGAAGAAAAGCGAATTGATTAAGAGACTGAGAGAAGCGGGATGCTTCCTGTCTCGACAAGGTTCGGGACATGAAAAATGGACTAATCCTAAAACGGGAAAGTCTCAATTCGTGCCAAGACACGCTAGAGAGGTCGCCACAGGCACCGCTCATAGTATTCTAAGAGAATTGGTTGGGGAGTAATCCCCACCTTTTTCTCTTCATTGCTTAAAGGACTCTTTTTTGTTAAGAAGATAAACGAATATATATATGAAGAAGATTAAAGTTATTGTAGAACAAGCCAAGGATGGGTCTTTTTGGTGTCATACCGAAGATGGCATAGGTAAGGTTGGCTTAAACTCTTGTGGAGAAACTGTTGCCGCTGCGAAGCAAGATTTAATGGATTGTTTGGCGTTGGCAAAAGTGGATGCAAAAGAGAATGGAGAAGTGTTTCCTGACGTTGAATTTGAATACAAGTATGACTTGCAATCTTTCTTTAATTATTTCTCTTTCCTCAATGTGTCAGAGATTGCAAAACGTGCAGGTGTCAATCCTTCATTGATGCGTCAGTATAGTAAAGGCATAAAGCAAGCTGGCGAGAAAACTTATGAACGTTTGGCGCATTGTATGAATGAAATAAAAAAAGATTTGGTAGCCGCTACCTTTTAGGCGTGTGGCTTCATTGTTGCAATAGATAAAGAACTCAGAGCCTTCTGCATGTGAATGTGGAAGGCTCTTTTTTTTGGTATGCTCGGCATGAGCATTGTCTAATGGGTGCAAGTCCCTAGTAAGCCCTAATAGCGGGAATTACCTAGCCAAAGGCAAGGGTGTCCATCGTGAGTTGGAATCTGAAAGAAGCCGGCGGCAAACATCTGACCTAACGTACAGAAACTTCATACAAGGCATATGACCGTGGATGAGATTGCCAAACAAATCAAAGTCCCATAGCTATTCGGAACGGTTGGTGTAAATGAAGTGGGTATAAGATGGAAAGACAATGCCCTTATCCGAGGAGGTCTCACGGACGCTTCAAATAGTTGTTTTTACGAAAGAAGTGGAGTAAAGCTTGCCGTGAGAAGTCAGCAGATGCCATAGTAGTGGAGTTCTCGATAACGCTCCATGAAGGGCAGAACCTATAAATTAAACGATAGTAATTGAAACGTACCTTATGAAGGAAAGAATGCAGAAAACATTGGCAGAAGTCAAGGGCTGCCCCCAAAGAGATAGGTCGGAAACCGAATGGTATGGGGGAGTGCAGACCTTCATGTGGATGTGTGAAGACAACATCGTGGAAGTACCATTCGACAAGGAACACCTTTTCGAGCAAATCCTTAGTCCTGCAAATCTCAACCGAGCCTACAAGGCTGTTGTGAGAAACAAAGGCTGTGGTGGTATCGACAAGATGTCGTGCGAGCAACTGCTCCCATGGCTCTTGACCAACAAGGATGAACTCATCCGTTCCTTGATGGACGGTTCTTACCGTCCGAACCCAGTGAAAAGGGTAGAAATACCCAAGGACAATGGCAAGATGCGCCTGTTGGGAATACCTACAGTAGTAGACCGTCTGGTGCAACAAGCCATCAACCAAGTACTGACTCCCATCTATGAGAACCAATTCTCCAAGACGAGCTACGGCTTCCGTCCGAGAAGAGGATGCCATGACGCACTACGAGGAGCGCAAAGGATAATCAACGAAGGCTACATATATGTAGTAGACCTTGACCTTGAACGCTTCTTCGATACCGTGAGCCATAGCAAACTCATAGAAATTCTCAGCCGTACGATAAAAGACGGCAGAGTGGTCAGCCTTATACACAAATATCTCCGAAGTGGTGTAATGAACAAAGGCTTGTTTGAAGCGAGCGAGGAAGGAACTCCCCAAGGAGGACCGTTGAGTCCACTGCTGAGCAACATCATGCTCAACGAGTTGGACAAGGAACTCGAACGCAGAGGTCTCCCCTTTGTTCGTTATGCCGATGACTCAATGATATTTTGTAAGTCCAAGCGAGCGGCAATGCGAGTCAAGGAGTCCATCACCAAGTTCATAGAAGGTAAACTATACCTCAAGGTGAACAAGGAGAAGACGGTCGTCTCGTATGTGCGTGGTGTGAAATACCTCGGCTACTCCTTCTATGTATCCAAAGGCAAATGCCAACTGATTGTGCATCCCAAATCCAAAGCAAAGATGAAAGCCAAACTAAAGGAACTTACGAGTCGGAGCAATGGATGGGGATATGAAAAATGGAAGCAAAAGTTAGAGGAATACATACGAGGATGGGTGGGGTACTATCATCTTGCAAATATGAAGCAACTGCTCCTTGAAACGGACAAATGGCTGCGCAGACGAATACGCATGTGTATCTGGAAGTCTTGGAAGAGAGTCAAGACGAGGATTGCCAACCTCGTAAGGTGTGGTATGGATAAATACCAAGCCTATATGTGGGGCAACAGCCGTCTTGGGTATTGGCGTATTGCCAACAGCCCTATTTTGGCAAAGGCTATCGACAATGATAGTCTTCGCAAGGCAGGGTATGTCACGCTGATGGGTTCGTATCTCGAATGGCACCCAAAGTAGGAACCGCCGTATGCGGAACCGCACGTACGGTGGTGTGGGAGGTCGGTGAATGCGAAAGTAGGAGGTAAATGCCTCTTATGAGTAACATTTACCTCCTACCCGATTACCCAACCTTAATCTTTGCACTTAAATTTTTTGTGAAATAGCACACGTTAATTCTTTCGTTATTTCTTTGATTATTAGTTAATTTTGCCAATAAAACATAAAATATGGCAGAATTAAGATTCGATGTCAAAGCGAATTTCGAGGAGGTTACGAAACTTCGTTCCGAGTGCGAAAAGTTGAGGGCTGAGTTGTTGAAGACCAATAAGTCAACCGACCCAGCTATTGTTGCGGATTTGACGGAAAAATATGCAGATGCAAGCAATCGCTTAAAGGATTTAACGCAAGCAGCTTCAAGAGCCGCTTACGTGATGTCTTCTGAGTTTAATAAGAAGATGCAAGCAGCCGCAAGGGAAGTTTATAGCTATGAACTTCAAATGCAAGCTACCAAAGACCGAATAGAAAAAATCCAACAGCAAATCACGAACAAGAGATTAACTCTTGGAGTAACTACGGATAAGTCATCCATAGAGTCTTTGCAGAAGAATATTGACTATTTGAAAGGTTCTTTGGCAGGTCAAACTGCGCAATTAAAGAACTTAGAAGGAGGTGCTGTCGGTGCTCGTCAGACCTTGGAGAATATGCGGAATGAGTATGTTTTGTATGCAGGTTCAGCAAATCCGGCAAAAGAGGCAACAAATATGTTGACCGATAGCATGAGCCAAATGATAGAACGTATGAAGGCCGCTCCAACTGCCGGAGAAGGAATGACTAGTTTGTTCCAAAGAGTTACTGGCGATGCTCACATGCTTTCGGCAACATTACTTGGTGGCTTGGGATTTGAACAACTGGCAGGTAGTATTTTTAATACTCGTTCTCAATTCCAGCAACTTGAAATATCTTTCAATACCATGCTTGGTAGTGCGGATAAGTCCAAACAATTGATGGACGAACTTATCCAAACGGCAGCTCATACACCTTTCGATATGTCCAGCATTACGGGTGGCGCAAAACAACTTTTGGCATACGGAACGGAAGCGAAAGATGTTAACAAAACCCTTGTCCAACTTGGTGACATTGCTTCGGGCTTGAACATTCCGCTTGGAGACCTTGTTTATCTTTATGGAACGACCGTTTCGCAAGGAAGAATGTTTACAATGGATTTGCGTCAGTTCATGGGTAGAGGTGTCCCATTAGCAGAAGAATTGGGTAAAATCTTACACCAAAACACAACGGAGGTTCAAGAGTCTGTTTCCAAGGGTAAAGTAACATCAGACATCTTCAAGGAAGCTATCGCCAACATGACGCAAGCAGGTGGACGCTTCGGAGGCTTGATGGAACAACAATCAAAGACCTTTGAGGGTCAGTGGAGCAATATTGGTGACTCCATCCAGCAGATGTTCAACGAAATCGGCAAAAAATCCGAGGGCGTGTTCTCTAGTGGATTGTCAATTATTTCTGCTATGGTAGAGAATTGGCAAGAGGTAATAAAAGTTATTGGCGTAGCTACAGTAGCCGTTGGTTCTTATCGTGCATCATTAATGGCGGCTGCTTCTATTCGCAAAGCAGAGGAAGCGCAACAAGCCGATGATATGATGAAGGGAATTGATGCTGAAATCAAGCGTTTGCAAGACCTAGAGAATTCAAACTACAAGTCGCTGGGTAAGGACAAAAAGCAAGAGCGAGTAAGCAAACAACAAGACTTGGCAAGTATTGTTGGAGATACTGCTGTGTCCGATGACTTTGTAAAGGCAAGGTTAGATGCAGCCGAGCAAGAGGGCGTTATTTCGGCACAAATGCGTTCCCAACTAGAGACGAAACGTGAACTTTTACAGGCTCAGCAACAAGCAACAGCACAAAGCCAGATAGAACTTGATGAAGAAAAAAGAAAGACCGAGGAACTTCGTCAACAAAAAATAGAGTCTCTTAAAGATGATTTGAAGACTACTACGGAGAAAATATCAAATCTTGATGATAGGGATGTAGAGTTGGCTAGACAATATACATCAGCTTTGAATGATTTACAAGATGCCCAAGATGCCTTTGCTGAGGCTCAAAAATTGGTTGAGGAAACTGCTGGTGGCGCAAACTTGGCTTTTGATGCAGAGGGTAATGCCGTGAATGCGCTAGAAGCAAAAGAACGTTTGGAAACGGCAACAAAACAAGTGAATGCTGCTCAAACAAAGATTTCGACCATTGAAAGCGAACGTAAGACGATTGCTCAAACAAAGGAGAATTTAAGTAAGCAACAGGCTACGATACAAAATAATATTAACACTGTTTCTCAAGCTTCCAATACCACTGCAAAGAAAGCTGGGATATTGGCGACAACAACAGCCACTATCAAAAATGCGCTTTATGCAGCAGGTACAAAATATACGACTACGGTAGTTAATCTTTTTTCTAGTGCGGTAAGAAGTAGTGGAAATGCCTTGAAGAGTTTATGGGCGGCAATGGCTGCTAATCCGATAGGTGCATTGATAACACTGGGAACAACTTTGTATTCCGTATTTTCTATGTTTGGAGACGAGACTGAAGAAATTTCGGCAGATACAACACATTTTGGGGAAACAACAAGTTTGACCAGTAAAAAGGTTGAGACATTGATGAATGTGTTGAGAAATACGAATGAAAGTACTGATGCACATAAAAAAGCAAAAGATGAACTTATTGGGGTATATGAACAATATGGAATAAAATGCGACAATGAAAAGGATAATTTGGAAACGTTGAAAAATAAGCATGACGCTTTTATTGCTTCTTTACAATTAGAAAATGCTGAACGAGAAAAAGCTAACGCTTTGATGTCTATATCTTCTCAATATGAGGAAGCAAGGAAAAACCTAGATAAGGATTTTTCTGATTCACTAGGTGGTAGTTGGTTTGATTTCGGACAACATATTGATAAAGAAGACATATCAGCTGTACAGATGATGTTTAATTCACTTGTTTCTGATGATGCGTTGACTAAGATAGACTCTTTAAGGCAGAAAATGGATTCCGCAAAGAAAGGAACATTGGAATATGCTAATGCCGCACAAGAATACGATGCTGCTCTTCGCAACCTGTTAGTTCCTTTTGAGGAATGGGGTAAGAAGATGGGGTACAATAGTTTCGTGATGGCAAGTTTGCGAAGTTCGATATTAAAGCATATAGATAGTATAAACTCTTTGAATGAAAGTTACAAAAAGGCAGAGGACGCAATATATAAAGGAAGCACAGCGACTGTTGATTGGAATAACTCCCAAGCAAAGGCTCGTTGGATAGTAAACAAGAACAAGCAATCAATCCAAGAATTGGTAGAGCAAACTGATAATCTTATCAATTTATGGAATAAAGAATATGGGTTGAATTTAAAAATTCATTATGATGATTCGGAAATTCCAAATTGGATGAAATCTATGACAACGAAGGAGTTGCGAAATTTAATTTCAAGGAGAGAGGCGGATATTTTACAACAGGAAAATCACGAAAAGAAAACTGGGCATAAGTTGGTAACACGTTCAGGAGGTAAGTTTAGGTCAAGAACGGAAAACCAAACGGATGTCGCAATGGCGAAATCTATAATTCAATCACGTACACCAAAGAGTAGTACAACAACAAAATCAAATACAACCCATACTACTCCAAAGAAAACAGGTACAACGGATGACCCACAAGCAAGAGCGTATGAACGCAAGAAGGCTGAGGAGGACTATTCCAAGTCTATTTCATCCTATTCGGAGAAAGCTATCCAAGATATGACCAAAAATCGCATCAATGCGATGAATGAGGGCTATAGTAAGGAATTGGCTCAGATTACCGAGAATGCCGACAAGGAGAGAAAGGCGGTAGAAGATGGTATAGACAAATTGGTTGAGGCTAGGAAAAAGCGTGACCAAGCTGTTTGGGTTAATTCCGGCAAAGGTCGTAAGGCTAATATGTGGAAACAGAGCAAAACCGATGAAGAGTATAAGAATGAGGTTTTGAATGAAACCATGAAGGATAGCAAGGGTAATCCGGTTAAGGTCAATGGCATGAATATGACCATAGGCATGAGCGTTGCTAATCAGATGAATGCAATTCGGGATAAGGCGGTAAAGCAGAATGAGGATGTACTTGCTAAAGAAGCGCAAAGCATGTACGATTATCTGAAGACTTATGGCACATTCCAGGAGCAGAAGTTAGCTATTGCTGCCGATTATGCTAAGAGGATTAGCGAGGTTGAAAACTCTACGGATTCGGACTCAAGCAAGCAATGGAAGATAAAGTCTTTGAAAGAAGAGCAGAAGAAAGAGACGGATTCGGTTGAGGCTAGTGCTATTATGCAGAAGATAGACTGGTATCAAGTCTTCGGAAATGTTGGTGGCATTATGAAAGATGCGCTTGTTCCTTTATTGGCAGATCTGGATAAATTCGTAGGTACGGATAAGTTCCAAAATTTGGGTGCAGACCAGCAGAAGAGTATCGTTGATGCTATGCAGAATATCCGTAATTCGATTGGCAATACAAGTGATTTAGGTTGGAAAGACCTTGCAAGGGATGTTGTAGCTTATCAGGATGCTCTGAAGAATGCGAAAATTGCACAAGAGGAATACACGAAAACGGAAACTTTGCTTATACCTCGTATTAAGGTTTTGCAAGAACAGATTGAGAATGCGAAAAAGTCGGGCAATGTTGCAGAGCAAACAAGGCTACAAGAAGAATTGAATAAAGTTCAAGGTCAGTTAGCGGAGTCCGGAAAGAAGATTGTTACGGCTAACACAAAAGTTCGTACTAGTGGTCAGAAGTTGGCTCAAACGACACAGAATGTGACACAACCGATTTCTGCTATCCATGAGTTCCTTTCTACTTCTGGACTATCCGATTTGGCATCTCTTTGGGATAGTTTTGACCATCTTAAAGGTGGAATTGACGGATTGAAAGCTTTAAAGGAGGCTAAAAATGCGGCTGACGGACTGAAGGATATGGGTAAGGAAGCCGCAGATGCTGCCGCAGATGCTGGCAAGAAAGCTGGTGATGCACTAAGTGAAGGATTGTCAAAAGCTGGACTAATAGGTCAAATCGTATCTGCCATCTTGAAGATACTTGATGTTTTGAAAGATGGTATTGGAACATTGATTAGTAGCTTGATTGATACAGTTCTGAATGCGGTCAACGGCATATTAAAGAATATTCTAAGTGGCGATTTTATCACACAGATAGGAGGGTCTTTGGTAAGCGGCATTGGTAATATTCTCAATACAATATCGTTTGGTGGATTCAATAGTTTGTTTGGAGTAGGTGGAAACGCAAAAGAAGTAAACCGGACTATAGACAAATTGACGGCTAGGAATGAAATCTTGACGGATGCAATAGACAGATTACGTGACTCTATAGACAAGACTAGTGGTATCAAAGCCGTAGAAGACTCAGAAAAAGCTGAAAAACTTCAAAAGGAAAAAGAGCAAAACCTAAAGGACATCATGGTGGCGCAAATGGGTTATCATGGCTCTCATGGAAGTTTTAACCGTTATTTCCGAGGATTTTCGCAAGAGCAAATCAATAAGGTGTCTGAAGCGATAGGTAGACAATGGAATGGAAACCTAAGCGACATACGGTCTGCTGATGAAGCTAATGCGTTGTTGCAAAATCCTGATATTGTTAACAAGATTCAGAACACTGGTAAGGGAAATTATGGAGGAAGAGTCCTCGAAAAGTTGAAAGATTATGCGGCTGAGGCAGGAACATTAGAGGATATTGCTGATGACCTAGCAGAAAGCTTGACGCAAATATCTTTTGATAGTTTGAAGAGCGAGTTCATAGATACTTTGATGGATATGAATTCCTCTGCTCAGGACTTCTCTGATAATTTCTCCAAGATGCTTATGCAAGCCGTTCTGAAAGCTAAGGTAGATGATTTGTTGGGTAATGATATGCAAGCATTCTATGATGAGTGGACGGAGCGAGCTAAGGCAAATGGTGGCAAATTGTCTCAGACGGATATTAATGAATTGAAGGGAAGGTACGATGAAATGGTTCAAGAAGGACTGAAGATTAGAGATGAAGTAGCCGAAATAACTGGTTACAAGCAATCTTACGAGCAGTCTGCGTCTTCCGGTTCTTTTGAATCCATGAGCCAAGATACAGGAGAAGAGTTGAATGGTCGTTTTACAGCGGTGCAGATCGCCACAGAGGGAACGTATGAGGAAGCAAAGCTCATAAATACCAAGTTGGATGCTATTGCGGCTCGTGATGGTGGCGCAGAGGGTAGCTTACTAACTGCTAGCGTGAATACTATTATGGGTAATGTTGGAAACATTTGGTTAGCTGTTGATGAGGGTAGGACTATCCTTGCACAAAGCTTGATGTACTTGCAGTCGATTGATGAGCGACAAGAGCGATGGCATAAGCCTATGTTGCAAGCATTCAATGATATACACGAATTGAAAGATAAGATGAGTAGATTGTAAACTTAATTTGTGCCATGTTAAAGTAAGAGGGGAATGCGTGATGCACTCTCCTCTTTTTTTATGGAGAAAGTTTTTGTTTTTCACAATATAGATAAGTGTTGTTAAACTGAGTGCTAATTTTTGGTAGAGTGGAATATAATAGTTATCTTTGTAGTCGATTTCAAAACTTATAAGGACATGAAGATATTAGAACCGAGATATGAAATCCTATCCCAAGGTGAGGGCATGGATGGAGTTTATAAACAGATAGAGTTGTGCGGTCGCACATGTTATGCGTCAAGTATGAAGATAGATAAAGACAGCGCAAAGCCTTTCGTTGAGCGTATGGTAAGCAGCAATCATCTTGCCATGTGTGAACATGGAACGATTTACCTCCATGTCGCCTATGAAGAAGGATTTTTTGTACCGGAGTCTTTATTGGTCAAGCACTATCGTGAGAACAAATATTCAAAGGTGATACAGATTGGCAGCGACTACTATATCACAACTAACTACAGAGTGATAGTTGAAAATAACTGGTTTGAGGATTTGGACTATATTTGCGAGCCTACGGAATGGCATGAGAAGCGAATAACCGTCCGCTTTACTACTCAGATTGCGGTAAGTAGAGAGGCTAACAGACATCGTGTAGATTCCGTAGCGGAACAAAGCACTAGATATTGCAACTATAGTAAGGATAAGTTCGGAGGCGAGATTGCTATCAACAAGCCAAAGTGGGTTAGCAAAGATGATGCGGTTAATCCATTGTCTTTTGATGGTGGAACATTTGTTGACCTATCAAAGAATATCGGTAGTTATGAGCATTGGAGTCCGGTAGAAAAATGGTGGTTTGCCAATAGAGTATGCGAAATGATGTATTTGTCTTTGGTCAAGGATGATGGTCTTAAGCCACAGGATGCGAGAACGATACTTCCTCTTGATACCAACACGGAGTTGATTCATACCGCATTTGTGAGCGATTGGAAGCATTTCTTCGAGTTGAGAAGTCTTGGAACGACCGGAAAGCCTCATCCAGATATTGAGGTCTTAGCAACACCATTGATGAATGAGTTCAAGGAACGAGGTTTGATTTAATCGTTTATGAAGAAGAAAGCCAAGCAAATAGCCAAGGTGATGAGCAATGACTCTTTGGAGGTTGTTGCTCAGATGATTGCTGATGAGGCAAAAGGTGTGCGCTACGAGGTGTATGCCGATGGTTCTAGTAAGAAAGAAAAGTGTGGTTGTGGCTGGCTTGTGCTTCATAAGGGAGCGATTATCAATAGTGGGAAATATACATTTATCACAGCCAAAGTGAACGATTCGGTGAGAGCCGAAATAAGGGCAGTCATTCAAGCATTGGGTGATTGCCCTCCTTTGTGTTCTGTTGATGTATATGTGGATTGCCAAGTGGCTATAGAGAGAATACAGGCTTGCAAGTTAGGAGACTTACAGCCTATATATAATAAGGTAGCGAAAGGCAAGGTGATAAGATACCATTGGGTTAAGGCTCATAGAGGTAATATGTATAACGAAATGGTGGATTCTTTGGCTTTTTCTGCTACAGAAAGTTAATTTCGTGCCTACATATATAATAAGTGTTAAAATATAAAAGAAATACATTAAATAACTTGCATATTTCAAATATTCTTTGTATCTTTGCATTGTGATTAAGAAACAAGGTTACTGATTAAAAAGGTGAGACACACCGTAAAAACTGTGATTCGTTATGAATACTAGATTGAGTAAGAAAGAGACAATGGTTTATGGCAACATCGAAGTGATGGCTGATGTAATTGGTGGTAACAAGTACTTTACATTTGCTGAGTTGTATGATTTCGATTTGGATAATACCAAGGATGAGTTGAAAGAAATTTTAAACTCTTTGACTGAGAAAGGTTACTTGAAGAGTTTTAATGATTTCGATAAAACTTATCGAGTTTTGAAGTAAGAACAACAAAGGGGATATGAAATCCCCTTACAATATAAATTTAGAGCGTGAGACACACGTAAAACTGTATTGAAACAATGAAAAAGGTATTCACAATTGAGAATGCGTTAGCGTTTTTATTTGCTCTTGAAATAGTATCATTAATATTTTTTCTAGGATAGGGCTTATGCAGATTAAGTTTGGTAAGATAAAGTTTACTGCGGCTAAGTCCGAAAAAGGATGCCGCTTTGATGCTTGCTATAAAGGTGAGCATGTGGCTTTTGAGAGTGAAGATATGTCTTTGTATGATGATGTCTTTTCTGATAATAGCAGAAGAGCAAAGGCAGCAAAGAGGGTGATTTACGAGAATATTAAGCACAAGTATTATGAGACCCATAGAGATTAGCGATTTCAACGCTGCCGATGAATTTGTCGTTGAGGCAATGATGCAAGATGGCAAATTCAAGGTTATCGGCAAGGTTATTATTGATAATAATCTTCTGAATGATGATGATTTGGAAACCATTTGGGATTATGCCAACTGGGAGACGAACGGCTATGAAAAGATGGTTGTCTCTAATGGAGTGTATAAAGGCTTAAATGCATTTAGTGATGGTCGAATGTTCTATGTAATTACGGATGATGAGGTCGGAGTGGTAAACGACAATATCATGGTACGTAAGCATTATGATGTCAACAATGGCTATTATATAAAGTCATCAAGGTTACACAAGGAGCAATCCAAGGATTTGTGGTGCTTTGGTAGTTGCGAGGCCATAACTAACGAATATAAGTCAAACCCTTTTATATGTGGTAAGTGATGGAAAAAAAGATTAATCATGTTAAGCCTTCATTTATTGAAGGCGGTGAAGTCTGGCATGATATTGATAAGTTCCCGATGCTAGACCATACAATTCTAGTAGAGTTGCAAGTAAAAGGCTCAGACGGATTGATTTACCGGACGCAAGATGTATGTGTTGAGCGTGCGGATAGGTTCGTACCTACGATGTCTTTTGTTCCTAAGCGTTGGGCGTACGCAATAGACTTAGCTCAATGTAAGCAACTTGAAGGATAAAAACAAAATACAAAATTAAGAATTAGCATATGGAAGAATCAAGAGGTGTTTACACATTACCTGTCTTGTATAATGAACAAAGTGGTAGAAATGAAGGTGTATGTGTCAGAAGTGAACTTGGAGTAGTTGTTGCAATTGACAATGAAGATGAGTTTAAAGGTGTTTTTTCAAAGGATGGTGAGGTTGATGTATTCAAGCAGTTACTATCACAAGAAGTGTATCGTTTCAACACAGAACACCATGCATTCCCAACTGAACCTTTGATTTCTTACAAGATGGATGGCGACATTATCTTTGATTTCGTTGAAGTAACAATCGGAAAGATGTATGGCGGTTATGTTTATATCGTGCATTACAACTTTGCAAGCACGGCATCATAATAAACAAGTTTGATTATGACAGTAGTAAGAGAAAGATTAAAAATTGCGGCTCAGATTGAGGTGCTGGAAGATATTGCTATTGATTATAGGGGAAAGACTATAGATAACATAATCCAACAGCTAGAAGCGAGGTTGAGTGCATTGAAGTAAGTTCAAGTTTGAAGTTAAAAGTCAATGAGTGGTGGACGTTTTGATTATGCTCAGTATCGGATTGCTGACATATATACAGAGATAGAAGATTATGTTGATGGTCATCCATTGGATGAGGAAGACGAAAGATGCTTTCTCGAAGACCGATGGTTAGAAGAGGATGAAGACAAGTATGTTAGAAAACATCATCATACGATGCCTAACAGATATGGCTTATCTAAAGAGACTATCAAGGAATTCAAAAAGGGTATTGAACTTCTGAAGAAAGCTCAGGTTTATGCCCAAAGAATTGATTGGCTTCTTTCCGGTGATGATGGAGAAGATAATTTCCATCTACGTTTGAAAGAGGATTTGGCAAATTTAAAAAGTAAGAAAGGGTAGATTATGAGTTGGAATTATCGCTTAGATACACCTATGATGCAATTAGCTGAAGAGGTGAACAAGAAATATGATACTGATGCAGGTAAGATGCTTCTTTGCACTTATCTCTTCATGGTATCAAGTGAAGAGATAAAGGACAAACAAGCTTTCTTTGATTGGGTAGAAGAGCTGAATAAGTCCTGTAAGTGCGATGCGGTAAGGGAGTACGTGAAAATCAACGGCAAAGCCGATTGGCTGCATGGTGGATTCAGTAAGCCGATTTACCGACACTATAAGGGCAATTTCTATGAGTACCTTGGTGAGGTTACTGATAGCGAGACTTCTGAAGCTAAGGTTGCGTATCAAGCAGTGTGCGGACAGCATGAAGTTTGGGTGCGACCAAAGGAAATGTTCTTTGGTAATGTTGAGATTGATGGTAAGCCAGTTCCTCGATTTGAGAAGGTAGATTTAAAAGACTTAGAGAAACAAACCGAGAAGAGCAATGGACAGAGAAAAGATTAAGAGCTTGTTAGGTCTAGCAATCTTGCGAGTTAATGAAGTCGTACCGGATTTCGAAGACTTGGATAAGGTTCTTCCTTTGCTTGAACAAGCATATGATGAAGCGGATAAGTCTAATTGGATTTCGGTTAAGGAGCGTTTGCCGGAGTTTGATGAAGAAGTTCTTGTCACTAATGATAAGAATAAAGAAATGTGGTTTTGTCACCGAAGTAACGACCCGTCAGTAACAACCGCAGAGTATGAGTTTTGTAATTACATGTGGATGCCAGTAACGCATTGGCAAGAAATTAAAAAGTTAGAAAATGGCTAATAAACAGACGATAAAACCGAAGGTAGTTCCTTTTGAGATAGCCAAGCTTCTGAAGGAGGTTGGCTACGATGAGAAGATAGCCGAATTTTGGGCTTATGCTAGTCCTTGGACAGCAAAGGGTGGCATTCGTAAGGGTGGAAAATATAATGAGCATTACGGCAGTTATATCGCTTATTCAAATTCCGAGTGGGAGAAATCCAATATTGAGTTTTCTGCTGCCTTAAAGTTGAATAGTAAGCATCCGGCAATATCCGCTCCGAGCTATGATATGGTGTTAGATTGGCTTTTAGAGCATTTCGGTTACTACATTTGTGTTGCAAACATTTCGAAAGGTAAGTTCTGTTGGCAAACTACATCATGGTGTGTAGAGGAAGGCTTGTGTCATACGGATGGTAAGGAATATTCCAGTAGATACGAGGCAATGGATGCCGCTTTCAAGAGTATCTTAAAGGCTCGCATTGAGAATAAAGATAACGAGGAAATCAAAAGACTTTTGGAGGAAATACAAGATGGAAAGACTTTATGATACTTTTGTACACGCAATAATGATGAAGTTAGAAACTCGTTTATGTATTGAACTCGAATGTGTTTATAAGAATATAACAAACAAGATTGTTGAGAAGAAAGGTAAACTCACCAACGAAGACGTAATTGAGTTTCAGAAAAAACTACAAGAAGTGTACGACACGAATGCTACTATTCGTGAAAAGGTTACTGGTATTAAAGATTCCAAGAAATGTATCTTAACTAAAGAAGCATGTGAAGAGTTAACAAAGCGACTTAGCGTGATTAATATAAAAGAAGATGAACAAGCAAAGAATGATAGAGTGGATAGCCACTTGTGATACAGGCATCTCTTCAATGACTATGTGGAGTGCATTGATGGGGGTAAAACGAAAGAAAGATTTGGATATTCCTAAAGACAATAGTGACTTCCGTAGATGCTATGATATGGTAGAACACGGACACGTAACCTTGGATGAGCTACAGGTTGTAAAGGAGCAGTATCCTTGGTTTGCTCCTGTTGTTGACAATTGGAAGGAATTGTCTCTTTTGTTTGAAGAAGAGCTGGACAAACGCTTGTATATGCGTATTCGTCAGCTATGTGAAGAGTCAGATGCTATCCGGTATGAGAAAAAGGGAGAACTTTATTATGAGAGGAATTTTTGGTATAATATAACACAATAATCAAATTAAGAATGAAGAAAATTATCTTAATGTTTTGTTTTGCGATACTCGGCATGAGTGCGCTTACAAGTTGTCATTCGGTTTCTCCCGATGCAGATGAAGAAGCCGTAATCGTAAAGAAGCCTTGGTTTATTGGGCATGGAGGTGTTGAACAGCAAGCAGTGCAGACTGGTCTCACTTGGTGTTGGTGGTCAACGAGTGGTTATTACTTCAAGATTGTTCCAGTCCGTCATGAGATTACCTTAGATGATTTGTTTAGTGACGATAACACGCCACTTGACTTCCATACTGTAATCATTACTCAGATTGAGCAAGGCAAGTCCCCAATTCTTTTGCAGAATTATGGAGAGAAATGGTTTGATACTAATCTCAACAATTATTTCTGCAATCTGGTTCGAGACCATATTTCTCAGCATTCCCCATTTGACTTGATGTCGAATCGGCAAGTGCTTAATCAGATTGACACCAAGATACGCAAGCAGATGCAGGACTATGTGAATGCTCTATCAAAGAAAAAGCAGATGCCTATCATCATAAAGGAGGTTATCATTGGTAAAGCTACACCAAACAAGGAACAGCTTAATGAAATGAACCGCACGGCAAAGGTCGTGCAAGCCAAGCAGACACAAGAACGTGAATATGAAGTGCAGATAGCAAGAGAAAAGGCTGAGCGACAAAAGGCAAAGGCAGATAAGGCATATATGGAAGAAATGAACCTTTCCGCTGGTCAGTTTATCAACCTTAAGTGGATTGAAACAGTAGCAAATAAGCAAGGAGCAAATATTGATGTTATGGTTGGCCCTGCTGAAAGCATGTGGAATATAAGACGCAATTAATTAATTTATAAATCAAGTAAACAGAAATGAATAAAGACAAATTAAAGGTCAGTTTTGAGATTGATCGTTACAAGGTGATTGGTATGCTTTCACGTAATTGTGAGAATGCTGAAGAGTACAACGAGATTATGGATATTCTTGAAGGCAAGAATGAGTTTGTGCGTGATGCGAATGGTAACGAGGAACTTGCAAGCCGCATTTGCAATTATGCTTTAGACTCTATCTTGGTAGAGAATCCAGATTTGGCTCTCCGTAAGCGTTTGGATAAGGAACAGAAAGGCGAGGATGCTCCTGATGGGTTTTCAAATGTTATCGAAATCAAAGGTGATGACGCAAAGAAACTTGTAGAAACCCTTTGTGGTATTCTTCGAAAGGATAAATGATGTAAAATACATCAAAAGAATATAAATAAACACTAAAACGTTTGCAAGAATAAGAAAAAATGCTTATCTTTGCATCGTGTTTGAAACAGATGGCCTTCTGAGAGGTCGCTTCTACCATAATAAGTCAAGACTTAGGAGTTTACGGCAGGGTTCCCAAGTTCCCCAGCTCAGCTAGACTATAACAAGGAAACTCTTATAAGGGTGAGAGACCCTAGTTGCTGCATTAGACAAGTGGTTAAGTCGCCAGCTTTTCACGCTGGTATTCAAAGGTTCGAATCCTTTATGCAGTACTAAATTGCCCTATGGTGTAATGGCAACACTACAGGTTTTGGTTCTGTCATTAGTGGTTCGAATCCGCTTGGGGCAACAAGGTGGAATTGGTATATGTTCCACAAAAGGTGCGATATTCAAGCGGTTAAAGAAGATAGACTGTAAATCTATTCCCATTGTGGGTTCGGTGAGTTCGAATCTCCCTTGCACCACGAGAATTTTTTGCATAATACGAGGAATGTAGCTCAGTAGTAGAGCACTTGGCTTGGTAACTAAGGGGGCGTTGGTGCGAATCCAATCATTCCTTTACGCTTTCGTAGCTCAGTGGCAGAGCATAGGATTTTTAATCCTAGGGTCGAAGGTTCGAATCCTTCCGTTGGCACAATGAGACACAAGAAGAGAGCCGTGATGTTTGTTTTGTTGGAATCTCGGACATCTGTCAACGGGTAAACGTAGGAAGCAGATGAGACGAATAAAGTTGTGAATAAGTCTATGAACTAGGTGAACAAGCGGAATGGCTCTCTATTGTGCTTCATTTGATGGTTTAACGAAAAATTGAAGAATATGAAAAGTCCGTTAAGAATGGCAGTCGCTTTAGAAATGAACAACAAGGTATATCCAAAAGATGTACGAAAGTTCTTGATGGGATTGTACGCCACGCTGCATTTGACAGATAACGCAACGGCTAAAGATATGGAAAAGCTGGTATATTATGCTTTTCGGAATGGTTACCTACTAGGTGTTAAGTCTGAAGGAGGTGATGACCAAAAAGCGTATGACAGACTACCGGATTTGGGAGTAGAAGAAGATATTGGTGATGATTTAAAAAGATAGTCGATAAAAATTGGTAATTAGTTAGTAAAGTTTTTTAGGCTTTGGTGTGTGAACATCGAAGCCTTTTACATATATAATAAGGTAAAATAAAAGCTGAAATGTTAACAAGACCCAAATAACAGTTACATAAGGTTAAAATACAAAAGAAAAACATTAAATAACTTGCATATTTCAAAACTTATTCGTATCTTTGCATCGTCAATCAAGATAAGTTGGTTGATTTGCCGAGTGACAAGTTTCACTCAATAAGGTGAGAGCGACACCAAGGGGTAAGACCCGAAACAACTAGCACAATTGATTATGTCTAAGCAGACTGGTTTTTCATTCGCAAGTTCAAAGAAGTCATTAATCGAGACTATTGACGAAATCAAGAAGTCTAAGATGCCTCGCAACGAAAAGATTGTTGCATTGAAGGCTTGCGGTCTTCGTGAGAAAGAAATCTCCGATATGTTGAAGGTCTATGTACCTAGCGGTTCTACTTCAACGAGATTTGTTTATACATTCGGTGTTGAGATAGAATGTGTTCATGCCGAGCGCAATGCCTTGATAGAGGCAGGTCATCAGAATGGTGTTGATATTCATTCTGAGGGCTATAACCACACCGACAACAAGAGTTATTTCAAGATTGTTAGTGATGCTTCAGTTGGGGGTGATGTTGACCCTAACGAGGTTGTTAGTCCGGTATTGAATGGCAATACAAATGGTATGGCAACTTTGAAGAAGGCTATCAAGTCTTTGGATGCCGTAGGTGCAAGAGTAAATTCTACTTGTGGTCTTCACGTTCATATTGGTGCAGCTAAGTTGACAGGCGAGCAGTATGTTAACGTCTTCAAGAATTATCAGAAGCTTGAAAGATTGATTGATAGTTTTATGGCTCCTTCAAGAAGAGGTAATTGCCGTTGGGCAGCCAGCTTGCTTGACAAGGATTTCTCTAATTGCCACGACAATTACGATATAAGACGTAGTGTTTTTTATGGAGACAGATATTACAAGGTAAATGCTGAGAGCTATACACGTCACAAGACTATAGAGTTTCGCCAGCATCAAGGTTCAACTAATTACAAGAAGATTGAAATGTGGGTTAAGTTCTGCGCAAAGCTTGTCGGTTGGTCTCGTAACAATGTCTTCACTAGTGAGGTTATGAACATCGAAGATATACCTTTCTTGAATAAAGAAGAGAAGGCTTTCTTCCAGAGCCGTAAGGATGCATTTGCAGCCAATAACGATTAATTGATGCAGTCCTAGGGTTAAATCCCTAGGGCACAAATAAATCAAAGTATTATTAAGAAAAAGAAAGGGTAAAGATATGTGTGTTATTATTGTATGTCCGAAAGGTGTTGCTTTGCCATCCGTAGATGAGCTGAAGGCAGCGTATATGAGAAATCCCGATGGTTGCGGATTTGTGAGCGAGTCTGACCATTATAAGAGCTTGCATTTCTCTACATTTATACGTAGATTAATGAAGCGAGATATAAATGAGAATGTAATCATACATTTTAGATTTGCTACTCATGGTTCTGTCTGTGTCAAGAATTGCCATCCGTTCTACAAGGCTGGTTATTGGTTCGCCCATAATGGGGTGCTCCCGATCTGCTCCGAGCATGATAAAACGGATAGTCAGATTTGTTTTGAACGTTTCATTTATCCTACTATCAAGAAATATGGTTGGGGTTCTGATGAACATATGAAAGAAATGAACAAATGGACAGCTCATGGTTCTAAGTTTGCAATGTTGCATAATGGTGAGATTGTGAAGTCCGGTAAATTCATAGAGCGTGATGGACGGTTCTATTCTAATTTGAATCATTTGGGTTATATGAGAAATGTAATAAACTTTTAGAAGATTAATGTTTAGGTTCTTTTTATTCGACAAGCGTCAGATGTCCGTGAGGATATTTGGCGTTTTTTGTTATATAAGGTGTTTATTTTGTGTTGCTATAAATTATTCGTATATGTGATAAAATAGCCTTAAATCGCTTAAAAATGCCGTTATTACTCACTTTTAAGCAAAAGTGAGACACTTGCAAACGGATTAGTGTGTTAATTATTCTTTTCGTATTATCTTTGCACTAGTTTTAACAAATATATCGAAAGAATGAAAGATAAAATTTTCCAGTTACTAAAACAAGAGTATAAGTCTCTTGGGTTAGGTGATGAAGTTCTTCAGGCACATGCCGAAATGCTTGATAAGATGGGGCTTGTTACTGATGACAACATCGAGACAGTGGTTGCTAGTCAAAAGAGTTTTTTGGAGTCCTTGCAAAGGGACAATGACCGCAGAGTTACCGATGCCAAGAAAAAGTTCGAGGAGGCACAGAAGGCTAAAGAAGAAGCTGAACGCAAGGCTGCTGAAGAAGAAGCCAAGAAGAAAGCTGACGAAGAAGCCAAGAAAGCCGCTGAAGAAGCCGAAAAGAAACGCTTGGAGGAATTGGCAAAGAAAAACGAAATGCCGGATTATCTCAAAAAATACTTTGAAGAGCAGGCAGCAGAGAAGAAAGCTTCAGATGAAGCAAGAACCAAGGAACGTGAAGAGTTCAAGAAACTCGTTGAGACCTTGACTCAGAAGAACACAGACCAAGCCAAGACTTACAACGAACAGATGGAGGCGCAAAGCAAGACCATTAAGGAATTGCAAGAAACTATCCAAAAGCAAGCTGAGGAGGCTAAGGCTAAGGAAGAGGCTGCTGCAAAGGCAAAGGCAAAGGCAGACCACGATGCGAAGATTTTATCAAAGGCTAAGGAGTTGGGCATTCCCGAAAGTCGTATCAACGAGGGTTTCACCTTGAGCGATGATGCTACAGATGAAGCTATCGAAACATACCTCTCCAAGGTAGCGAACAACTACAAGGCGTTGCAACAACCACAATTCGGGGGCAGCTATCGTGCTAGCGAGGGCGAGCCAACAAAGGAGGACGTTGACAATGTAGCCGCATCATTAGTTCAGTCACTTTAAAAATTGAAAAACATGAATCAGGAATTGAAGACTACAAAAAAGCAAATTGTCTTTGGTGAGGATTCCGTCATTATCCAGAAATGGGAAGGCGACATCAAGGGCGGTCGTGCTTTGGATTGGACAGGCGTAAAAGATGAAGTTCTTTACGCAGGTCGTGTTATCGTGACAGATGGTAAGGGAACTTACAAGCCATTGCCTATTGAAACAGACAATTATAAGGCTTTGGGTACTGCCAGCGACCCATTGGAGCATTACAAGTATGCGGGTGTTCTCTATCGTTCCATTCTGAACGGTGAGCCAGCGGCAATTATGACTGCTGGACAAGTTAACAAGGTAGCAGCTAAGGCTGCAAATGGTGCAGACTATCCGGATGCGTTCCTTACAGCTATGCCAAAGATTGCTTTGGTTAGCGATGAGGATGCAAACAAGTTCGATGAGTCTGATGCAACCATGGACAAAGACTAAAAGAAGGAGGATAACAGATGGAAAAATCACTTTATTTTCAGTTGGTCAATAAATACTTCCCACAACTTGTTGCAAGTGTAGTAGAGAAGTTGAACGGCAAGAATCAGACTGCATTGACCTATATGTACCGAGACCACTTGACTAACACATATAGTCAGGACGGACGCTGGGCATCAATTACTGCGGAATACACACGAGTTGCTGCTGATGTTGTATCAATGGATGCAGAACTTCCATTGAAGAGCCGTGATAAGGTTTCAACCGCTGAGGGTCAAATCCCAAAGGTTGGTATGAAGCTTTACATGTCAGAGAAGCAGCTTAAGGATTTGGATAACATGATTGCGCAACGTTTGCCTCAGCCACAGATTTTGCGTAACTTGTTTGCAGACCTTCCTCGTTGTATTCAGGCGGTTTACGAGCGTATTGAAGATATGTTCCTCAGTGAGCTGTCAACAGGTGTAGCTTTGGCTACTCGTTCCGGTGGTACTGGTATCCGAATTGATGTAGGTTTTGCCGAGAAGAATAAGTTCGGTCACGGTGCTAAGGCTTGGGACGCAGAGGATGCAACTCCTCTTGATGACATCCAATTGGTTTACGACAAGGCGATGGAAGACCAAAATACCATCACTACTTGTTATCTTGATGATTACACAATCAAGTTGCTTGGCAAGAACAAGCAGGTTCGTGCTCAGTTTGCCTTCAATCAAGGCATTGCAACCAATAGTAATAGCAATATTCCTATTTTGAGCTTTGAGCAGATTGCTTCTATCTTCAGAAATAAGTGGCAGACTAACTTGGTACGTGTAGCCCGTACAATCAAGACCGAGATTAACGGCAAGAAGGGAACACACAACCCTTGGGCTAAGGGTCACATGACCTTTACATGCTATGATAACCTTGGTGATTTGTTCTGGACTAACGTAGCCGAAGCTACAAGACCAGTTGCAGGTGTTACTTATCAGTCAGCCGATGAGTATATCTTGGCTAGTCGTTATTCTACCAACGACCCACTCCGTGAGTTCACCAGCTCACAAGCAATGGTTGTTCCTATCTTGAATAACGTTGATGCTATCTATTCTTTGGACTCAACACAAGCAGTAGGTTAGGCTTATGAGAGGTGAGGTAATTAGTCCGTTCCGTGATAAGTTCCATTTTAACACCATCTATGAAGTAGGTGCAATCTTGGACTTTGACGAAGAACGCATGAACTCCCTTATCGAACGTAAGCTTTGCAAGATGTTGGAGGTGCAGAACGATAATAGTTCTGCATCTCCAAAAGACGATAAGGAAATTAAAGATACTCCTAAAAAGGAAGTCTTGAATGATGGAAAAGAAAATCCTAAAGAGGATGAAGATAAAAAATCAGAAGAGACACCTAAGAAGGAAGTCTTAAAGGAGAAGAAGGAGAGCAAGACTAAAAAGGAGAAAACCCCAAAAAAGGATGCTGCCGAGTCAACCGAAGAGACTTCTGAAAAGGAGAATGTAGAAGAGGAGCTTGACGAAAAGGCTAAGAGCGAGCAAGAGGCTGCAAAGAAAATCGCTGAGGCTATGAGTCAGGCTCAGAAATAATGATGTCACATGAAGATAAGAGAATACATTTCGCAGAAGTTGCGTGCTTGGAACATAACGGATGCTCAATTGGAAGATATTTCGTTAGGTATAGACCTTGACGAAGAATATACGTCTGATAATTCGCAGGTTGTAGGCAAGGCGATGATTTCCGTAATCGAGGAACTTATGCTTGCCCCATATATGAGCAATGTGAACGAAAATGGATTCTCTGTCTCTTGGGACTACTCTAGGATAGGACAATACTATATGTGGCTTTGCCGTAAGTATGGTGTTACTCCGGATAATGAAGTGGTGGCAGCTTTAGGGCTTTCCACTATCACGGATAAGTCTGATATTTGGTAAATGTCTAGGTTATGTTATATTCCCCTCATATATTAAAGAAAAAGTTCGTGAATAAGGTTGTCAACAAGTACAACGAGGTCATTAGCTCTTCTGAGGAATGGAAAGAAATGGGGCGTTGTCGGTGCGATGACAACTCTACCGAGCATTTCACTACCGATAATGGTAGCATATATACACCGAAATATCATATTGTTTGTGACAAGTGCCAGATTTCCGAAGGTGATGAAGTCAAAGTATATTCCGATGATGGAAGTTACCGAGGAGGTGGAAAGGTCTATAATGCCCCTAAGTGCAATTATCTTGGTTATATGAGTATCTATGTCTGATGTTATAAAGGATGAGATAGACGCTTTCTTTGCGCAGGGAGAAAGGGAAGTAGATGAATTCCTTGATAGGTTAGGTAAAACTGCTGTTGAGCTAGATAAGGCTAACGGAAACTACCGAAACCGCACAGGTAATCTCAGAAGGTCTAACTATAGTAATGTACATGACCACACCTTGACCCTTGGCAACAAAGCGGAATATGCGTCTGATGTTTCTTCTAGGGGGTATGATGTTATAGATTCGGGTATTCAGTATATCAAGAAAGAAATCGAAGATATGCGATGATAACAGAAATAGATGCTGGTCATGTAATCTATGATGACTTGGAACTTATGGGATTGGAACGAAGACTGAAAGGACATCTGATAAAGGGTGGACTTGAAGGGGAAAGACCTATGGTCGGTGAGAAGATTCCTGATGAAGGCATGATAGTAATCATTCCTAAGCGCATGAGTGCAGATAAGACATATTTCAACGATTGTACTATAGAGGTAAACATATTGCTCAAAGATATGGAGGGCGAGGCTAATCCTCAATTGAACGAGCTTTTAAAGAAGGCTATTCAAACCCTGTCCGACAATGAGGTCGGAAAAGTTGAGGATGTATGGTATCGTTATTCTATCCGCTCCCACGGCATAGAGCAAGAGAGTAGGTTGAGTTGCCATTACGCAAACATTACTATTGATTTTGAAACATTAAACGTAAGATAAGATGAAACCATTTATTGGAATCAAGAGAATTTGGTATGGTGCTCCTCTTACCGAGGCAAATACACCTGCTAAGTTGGCTACATGGTTGAAAACCGCTACAGAGGTTAAGAACAGCCATGAGGGAACATGGGGATATTCTCAGGATGACCCTAGTGTTACCGAGTACAAGAACGAGCTGAACGGACAGGTTTACTATCGTGACAAGACCGATGAGGGTGCTAAGACAATTACATTCTCTATTGGTGTCTTTTCATGGAAGAATAAGGTAGACTTGCAGGGTGGTAAGATGTACAAGGCAACTGGAGAAGAGACTACAACGGAGGCAGATGCAGTAGGTTGGTCTTCTAGCCAAGATTTGGCTAATATCAACAAGTGTATCGTTGCTCAGACCAAGACAGGGAACTACATCGTTTTCTCAAATGCGGCTATCGTTGCCAAGGGTGACCAGCAGGATAAGAATATCACTTTGGGTATTTCTGCCGTTGCTATGGAAAGCGAGATCGATGGTGTGGCTGGCGAGTACCAATGGGAAGGCTCTGCGGTTGTAGAACAAGAATAAGACATAGGCAACAAATGATAGAGGGGGATGGTGTTAATGCCGTTCCCCTTTTTTAATATTTAGAACCATGAGTAAGGCAAGTAAATTAGTTACGGATGCAATTCTTGGAGAGGACACCGTAACGATAATCGTGAATGGAAGGGCTTATTACGTTTCACCACCTACAATTATAAAATTGGTCAAGGCGGCTAAATACCTTGATAGTTTCGAAGAGGGCAAGACCTTAGCGGAAGTCTTATGCATGCTTAAGAATTTGGATGATGCTTGCAAGGCGTTGTCCGTATTCATACAAGGCGATGAATCCATTAGTGATGAATTATCTAAAGGAACGCTTGAAGAGGTTGTCAATGGCTTACAAACGGCTTATTCCTTAATCTCTATAAAGGATTTTCAGACGCTATCAATTTTGGCGAAGAGTGCGGCAAGGATGATAGCAAAACCACGACCATAGGTAACGATACACTCTTAGGACAGATTGCATCTTTTATGGATAGTCTGCACTTATCTTACCAAGAAGTCGTGAAAGAGATACCTTATAGAAATTTATTACTGATGGCAAAAGACAAGCAAAGAGTAGCATGTGGTGATGTAATGTATGAGGTAACGGAAGAAGAGTTTGGAATGAACTTCAAAAAAGGATAAGTTTAAAATAATGCAAATAAAGTATTAAAAGCACTAAAACGCTTGCAAGTTAGCGAAATATTATTTATCTTTGCAAGCGCAGAACAAAAAAGGATAAAATGGCGATTTAAGAAATTGATAAGATATTAGAGACACGAAACCCGATGGACTATACCGAAAGGCAGTCCGAGTCACTATTCCTTTGACTTTGCAATCGGTAGTTTCGTGTTTTTGTGTTTAAAATAAGATGCAAGACGTAAGGTTGATATTCGAGATACTGGTTTCCATGTTGCTTTGCGTTTGTCTCATATTGCTTGCTGTAAGTAGATATAGGCAAAAGAAAAAGCGTGAAGAACCGGAGCGAAAGGAAATGGACTTGATAGACTTCTTTTCTTTGGGAGGAGTTGCCTATTATTGGAACAAAGGTGGTAAGCAGCAGAAATGCTACACATACGAAGAATTTCTGAAAATCAAGGCTGACTACGTGGAGCTTTGGTTGAATCAGAATAGATATATTTTTAACTCTCAATTAGATTGCGATGATATATAGAGTATTTGTTTTGTTTCCGACAATAGTTGTATCAGATAGTATTGTCGGTATAGCTTGGCTAGGAAAGGTCTTTGGCTGGCGATATGGAAAGAACAAGAAAAAGAGCAAGAATGTGTCCTTAATGATAGGATATAACACAGGAATGTCTCTTAAGTCGAAAATAGATGATAACGCAGCGGATGATTATTTAAGACGCATTGCCGAAGAAAACAGAATCTAAATTCAAGGGTTAGAGTCCCTTTTTTACAACCATATTACTTGTGGTTATTTTTATACATCGGTTTTTATTAACGATTGTTTTTTATGGTAGATAAATGTATAAAAACGAGCACAAGTTCCCTTATAGATGGACTAAAAAAGATGCTAATTTTACAAAAGACAAAGGTAAGGTGATGTCTTGCTTTTGTTGTGGAGGTGGAAGTTCCTTTGGTTACAAACTAGCTGGATACGATGTTGTAGCCTGTAATGAGATAGACCCAAAGGTTATGAAGATGTACTTGAAAAATCACGATGTCAAGTACGCTTTCAATTGTGATATTCGTGAGTTGATTACCAATATCAATATGGGGGGGCATATTATGAAAGAAGAGTTGCATAATTTGGATATATTGGATGCTAGTTTCCCATGTTCTGTATTCAGTATTGCAGGTGACCGCCAAAAGGCTTGGGGAAAGGAAAAAGTATTCCGAGAAGGTCAGAAGGCGCAAAGGCTTGACGATTTGGCTTTCTACTCTATTGACCTTGCTAAAGAACTAAAGCCAAAGGTGGTGGTTTTTGAGAATGTCCAAGGTTTGTTGCAAGGTGAAGCTATCGAGTACGTGAAAGAGATTTACAAGCAGATGGATAATGCCGGATATATCTTGCAGCATTGGTTGCTTAATGCACGTAATATGGGTGTTCCTCAGAATCGACCTAGGGTGTTCTTTCTAGGATTACGCAAAGACCTTTGCGAGCCGTTTATGGTTCAGAAGGATTTGTTCGAGCGAGTGCCTAAGATAGATATGGACTTCAACGAGAAAGAAATTGTCTTGGATGAGTTCTCGGACTATAATGGAAGACAGATTCCTAAAGGAATGATGAAGTATTGGGAGTATAGAAACGAAAAGGACAATTCTATCGGTGATATTGTCAAGCGGATGGATAATCGTCTTTCTATGTTCAATAATATGTTTCTTAAAAAGAACAAGGTATGCAATACCATATCAGCAATGGAAGATAGACTTGTGTATTATGATAATCCAAGTTATCTTTCAGCACATGATACGATTTTAGCATCAACATTTCCGATGGATTATGACTTTAATGGCATGAAACCTTGGTTTGCTTGCGGAATGTGTGTTCCTCCTGTTATGATGGCTAATGTAGCTACAAGAATCTGGGATTGTTGGTTATCAAAGATTAAAAAGGAGGAATGCGCATGATAACAGCAAGTATGACATCGGGAGAGATGCGTAGAGTACGAAACTTAGATGAAGCTAGAATCTATGAGTTTCAGATGCGAAAAGCTAATGAGCTTAAACGTGAAATGAGAAAGCAGAACGTAAGACAAATAACAAAGACCTTTGAGCTTGCTACACCTAATGCCGATTATTTCATCGTTGTAGGTGTAAAACATGGCGATGTATTTGCTTCCGGTTTGTTCATTTATCTGAAGGAAACCAACGAGTATATTCCTATGAGTAGAAACGAGGGGTATAGCGAAGATTGTTTTGCTATGAGCGTTCATTTTCTGAAGAGATTTGCAGAAAGGTTTTTGAAAAAAGACTTACCGATTCTCAAGATATTGCAAAAGATATATACATCGTTTACAGGTGCTGTTCAGCTCTATAGTGATGACAAGACAAGAAGAGTGGTATTTGCTATTCCGGAAGGGCTTATACTCACAGAATACGAGCAAGAAAAGCATATCATCCATTACAAAACCTTTGTAAGCATGGATATGCTAAAGAAGACACAGAAGCGAAGTTATGAGAAGATAAGTGCATTTCTCATGGAGTCTTGTCAGCAAATAGCTAAAGCAAGAGACACCGGAAATGACGAAAGGCTGTGCGTTGTGTACAGAAGGTTTTACAATGATATTGATTTGCTAGATACAAAGGAGGCGCAAGCCATATATTCAAGTTTCTTTGAAAAAGGAGGTAACAATGAAAGATAAATGTATAACAAGGTTTCTTGGTGATATAAAGCCTATAAAGAATTACGAAAGGTATTATGTTAGCAAGCTGGGACATGTTTTTACTATTGGGAGAACGTCTCAATTAAAGGAAATCGTACCTTGCAAGACACCAAAAGGTTATCTGAAGGTATGGCTTTACAAGAACGGAAAGCGCAAGATGTTTTATATCCATCGTTTGGTAGCTCAGGCTTTCTTGGAGAATCCAGAAGCGTTGCCGATGGTGAATCATAAGGATTTCGACAAGACGAATAACGATGTAGACAACTTGGAGTATTGCACCGCAAGATACAATGTGATTTATTCTGCTATAGCAAAGAAAACCTCTTCCGAATATTTGGGTGTGACTTGGAATAAGAGTGTAAGAAAATGGCAAGCGCAGTATCAGATAGGTAAAAAGAAAATATATATAGGTTGCTTTGATACGCAACAAGAGGCTCATGAAGCTTATGTTAACGCTATAAAAGAGATTTGATATGCTTGAATTTGATAGAATATACAATTCCGACTGCATAGAAGGAATGAAACAAATAGAGAGCGGGAAAGTAGATTTAATTGTTACTGACCCACCATATTGTATCTCCTATAAGACGGGATGGAGAGCAGACGGCCATCGTTTTTCGAAGGAAATACTCAATGACGATAATGAGCAATTGATTATTGATTATATGAGCGAATGCTACCGGATTTTGAAGGATGATAGTGCTGCTTATATCTTCTGTAGTGCCAAGACCTTGGACTTTTTTATGCAACAAGCGAGGAACGCAGGGTTTACCATTAAGAATGTGCTCATTTGGCGAAAGAACAACCATACGGCTGGAGATTTAGATGCGCAATATGGTCAATGTTACGAGCCAATCCTGTACTTGAATAAAGGCAGACGAATCATAAACGGCAAGCGTTTGGAGGACGTGTGGGACTTTGATAGAGTTCCATCAGATAAATTGGTACATCAGAACGAGAAGCCAATCCCCTTGCTAATGCAATGCATCTTGAAATCATCGAACGAAGGAGATTTGGTGTTTGATGGCTTTATGGGCAGCGCAAGTACTGCTCTGGCTTGTATGCGGACAAATCGGAATTACCTTGGTTTTGAATTGGATGAGGATTATTTCAAGGTGGCACAAAGAAGAATTAAGGAAGAATTGTTTAATCAAAAAGATATGTTTGGATATGCTGGAGTTAAATAGAATTTATCAAGGTGATTGTCGAAAGCTTTTAAAGCTGATTGATAGTGATAGCATAGACCTCGTATGTTCCGATGTGGCTTATCCGGTTCAGTCTAGGGGTGGCTCAGGGAGTATGGGAGGATATTGGACGGAATCTCAAACAAGAAAGGGCAAGATATTCAAGAGTAACGATATTGATATTTCGGACTACATCAATGATTTGTACCGGATATTAAAGGACAGGTCGCATTGCTATCTGATGTGTAATGATTATAATTTAATGCACTTTCTTGATGTGGTAGGAAAGAGTGAGTTCCATTTTACCAAATGCTTAATATGGGATAAGTGCGCAAAAATATGTGGCCGCTATTATATGGCACAGAAAGAGTATATCATCATGCTACGCAAAGGTGGTGATAGACCGATAAATGAATGTGGTACATCTGACATTCTGAGTGTTCCTATTCCAACCAACAAGCGCAAGGATAAGGATGGTTTGATTAATCAGACTGAAAAACCTGTAAAGTTGATGGAGATATTAATTAGAAACTCGACAAATGTTGGTGATGTTGTTCTAGACCCATTTATGGGAAGCGGCACAACAGCAAGGGCTTGCGTTAATCTTGAAAGAAAATATATAGGTTTCGAAATAGAGCAGCGGCAAGTAGATTTTGCCAATAATGAATTAAAGAACATGAGTAGGCAATTAAGTCTGTTTTAAAACAATGTATATGGGTATGGTTATTCAATGTGACCCTGTTGTAAGAAATGGGAATAAAGAGATAACGGATGCTTTAATAAGAGCTGTAAAGGATGAAGCCTTAAAACGTGGTTTGGTACGTAATGAATTGATAGAATTTTGCAACCAATTCATAAGAGATGGCGAAATCAAAGCTTGTATAGAGCATTTGCAAGACAATTTCAAACGTTATTTTTGGAGGTATTATTGATATGAGAAGAAGAAAGTTGAACAAGTCTCCAGTGCTAGGCTTCTGCGGATTTGTTATCGGTTACGAATGCAAGGAAAAGGGAATAAAGCTGATGGAGTGCGATAAGGCGCAAGCAGATGCAATCATAGTTCCTCATCACTTTTCACACAAGGTAACGAAGAATAGTTGCTTGAATCTTTTGGTATTGTATAAGGATAAGATAAGGGGTGCAATGCAAATAGGGTATGGAATCCGACCGCACATCAAGACTGAAAAGGGCGAAGTGTTGGATTACCATCAAGTGAGGGAATTTGACAGAATGTGGTTGTCTGATGATATGCCAAAGTTTAGCGAGACGATTTGCCTATCTCTCTTGCATAAGTATATTAGGGCAACACATAAGGAAATCAAGTACCTTATATCTTATGCCGATACGTCCATAGGTAACAAGGGAACTATATATAAAGCTGCAAACTATGAGCATATTGATACCATTAAGGCAGATTTCTATGTGTTACCAAGTGGTGAGCGTGTGCATCCGGTTACTATGTGGCATCGGCACAAGACAAGAGCATGGGAGGTTCTAACGGAACTATACCCAGGAATAAAAAAGGCAGAAGGGTTTCAACTTAAATTTCTGAAGAAGTTATGAAGAAAAGAAATAAATGTATTCCTCGTCATTTGCATCCAGATCCTGAGCATTGGGTTAGAAAGGGTCAATCTTGGAAGGCGAAGGTAGCTTATGAAAGCGAGGATGATGCTTGGGAGTTTCTAAATCAGAATTCGAAGTTGAAGGCTTCCGGCTGGCATCCTTACTTATGCAAGGTTTGCTCTAAGTGGCATATTGGTAGGTTACATAATTAACGATTATGAAAAAAGAAGATAGACTTAAAATATATTGCAAATACGATGGGCATTGTGCTTATTGCGGCAAGAGTATAGAGTATAAGGATATGCAGGTTGACCATCTTGTTCCGAAAAATCGAGGTTGTTACTCTCGGTGGAGCGACAAGGAGGGAAAATTTGTCGTATTCCATGGAGATGATTCCATGGAGAACTATATGCCATCTTGCAGGTCTTGTAATCTTCGTAAGCGTGATATGAGTTTGGAACAATTTCGTTCTGAGATTACTAGACAGGCTAAAGGATTGCTTAATGGTAAGGCTTCTTTCCAAGTAAAGATGTCGCTTGCTTATGGGTTAATCGAAGAGCACTTTGATAGACAAATTGAGTTCTACTTTGAGAAATTTAAATAGTTGAGAATATGAAGAAGTTTAAGAAGTCGATAGAGATTAGCACTGAGAATATTTCAGACGTTCTTCAAGTGCCAATTGTTACAAGTTTATACAAGACTAAGAATTTTAAAAACCCTTGTCTTGAAGGTCGTAGCGTTCCTTATGATACTATAGCACTGATGTATGTTCATATCGAAGGCTTTGATAGCGATTTTTGTATTAACCAAGGCTACATTCTCGCTCTTGACATTTGTGATACTTGGTATGCCTTTTCAAAAGCAGGATGGGAAAAACATAAAAACGATGAGGTATGAAGAAGAAAGGATATTACGAATACGGAAACGGAATCTACCCTTTGAAACTTTGGGTACACATCGGTAAAGACTTGAAAGAGCTGATAGATTCATGTTTTGACAAGTGCAATGCTCCCGATAGTGATTACGGCGGCGTTACGTATTCCGATGCTGTCAGGAAGAGCGACAGAAGGCGCGGCGTTCTTGTCTCGTTTCCGTGTCAGAAGGTTATGTCGATGAACTATTGCTGCCATGAAGCTTCTCACGTCTGCGATGCCATCGAGGAATATACTGACTTGGAACACGGCGGCGAGCCCTCAGCCTACTTGATGGGTTGGATTGCGTCTTGCATCAACAATGCTCGTTTGGGCATTGGAGATTTCGTTGAAATTGTAGATAAGGAAGAAAAATAGCCCAAAGGCAAAATACCATTTGGTGTTTACCCCATCACTATATATAATAATGTAGTGGTGGGGATTTTTGTGTTAACGTCAGCAAATTATTTGTTTGTATTATTATAGAGTGTTAAAAGCTATAAGAAATACATTAAACAACTTGCATATTTCGAATATTCTTTGTATCTTTGCATCGTAATTAAGAAATAAAGGTTACTAATTAAAAATGGTGAGACACACCATAAAAACTGTAAGAAGAAAGTGAAAAAGTTTTTTGAAAACTTATCTGAAAAGTTTAATGATGCGGCTTTTGAGGCGCAACTTGATGATTTTACTTGCGAGTTTGATGCTATTAACAAACCTGCTGAAATCGTGGTGTCCGTTAAGAGTAGAAAGGTTATCCATTCATATGGAAATATTTCTTCTTATCCATATTATAATGTAGATAAGATTAATATCTATAATGAAGATGGAGAAGACGTTTCTTCAAAATATCCTTTGTTCTGCCAAAGAGTTAAGGATTGCGTGCCTTCTTATAAAGATGTAGAGAATGACTTGAGGGAGGCAAATATGAGCGATACCGAGCTTTATTTCGGCTCAGAGGCTAATTATTTGCATTACAAGTATGGTAACTAAATGGTTTGGATATGGAGTACGAAAATAACTTTGTAGATCTTTCATCTGTAATGAGTCACGCCCTTGAAATATTAAGGTATGAACTAGAGTATGGATGGACATTGGCTCTTATGCCAAATGATGTGTGGTACAACTAATTACTTTTAAAATTTCAAATTATGGCAGAATATAAAGTTGAAGTAGATTTGTCGGACTTGTTCGATGATATGACCATCAACGAGCAGAAGAACTTTTTAGTAGAAAAGTTCAGTTCCTTACCTATAAACAAGATGGTTGAAGTAGCTGGAGAAATACTGGATAACCTTAATGGCGACCAAGTAGCTAAAGTTATAGAAGACGCTTTCGATAACTTGCATGAGCAAGGTCAAGAGCAAGTAATCAACTATGTGAACGAATAAGGCTATGATGTCCGACAAACAATATAGAGTTGCTCGCAAGGGTGTTGTCGAGCAACTTAAATTAGCTCAGAGACTTCATTGCAAGCACATGGAGCAGAAGTATAAAGTGGCTTTGGAGAAGTTAGAGAAACGCTTCTTAAAACCGGATGCCGTGGGATGCTTCGATTTGGGCGCAAGGGTATCAAATAGTTATTATCATCTTTAAATGGTTAAGGTTATGGGTACAAAAGTAGAAGTAAGAACTATTCCTTTGTATGGATTGTTCATCCATCGTAAACAAGTTTGGCGGTCACTCGGTAAATTAAGAGCAGAAAGCCATTCTACGACAGCGCAAAAGGTGTTTATGAATGAGCATAATACTGAGGTATCAACTGAGAATGCTGATTTCATTGATGGCTTGAAAGTCACTCCTTATGATGGTGAGCTGCCAAAAATATCAAAAAACGTTGGTAGTATGAGTTACTACCAGTATTGTTTAACGCAAAAATTGGTTTAGTTATGGAAACTGAGATTAATATAGTGGAAATCCTAAAGGATAAACCACAAGGAACTAAGTTATATTCTTCCGCCTGTGGTAAATGCAAGTTAGAAGAAGTAGATGATAAAAGTTTCAAAATATCCTTCTATAATTCAAAGTTTGGTTTTATGAATGGTGGAGAAGGGCATCTTGATAAAAATGGCAAATTGTATGATGACGGAGAATGTGTTGTTTTCCCATCAAAGGAAATGCGTGACTGGAGTAAGTTCGCCTGGAAGAAAGGCGATGTGCTTATCAATAGTTGTGGATTTCAGTGCATTTTCAAAGAATGGGCATCTGATGATTATACAAAGTTCAACGGATGCTATTCTAATAGCAGGGATGGTTACGAAGACGTGTCAAATGCAGAAACAGCTAAGTTTGTCAAGTTAGATAACAATATTGCCTATGGATATGTCAGAGAGATTGAAAGAAAATTAGGTGGCATACTAAACCTTGAGACTTTGGAGATTGAGAAGACTCAGCCAGAGTTCAAGGATGGGGATATAGTGGTATATGGAAAATCAGTAGCAATATGCCGAAAGATTTATAAGCATACCCTTAGTTTCTATATTTCTCTAAATGAAATGTTTGGATTATTGTTTGCCGATGAGGTGGAATCATCTGAAGAGTATAGATTTGCTACAGAAGAAGAGAAACAGCAGCTCTTTGATGCTCTCGAAAAGGAAGGCAAGGCTTGGGATGCTGAGAAGAAACAGATTGTGGATATTAAAAAAGAATACCAATTCAAACCTTTTGAGAAAGTATTAGTTAGAGACTCTATTGATGATGTGTGGAGAGCAAGTTTCTTTAGTCATATTAAAGAAAATGATGGAAGATATGTAACTACATGTGTTACTTGGAAATTCTGCATTCCTTACATCGGTAATGAATCATTGTTAGGTACAACTAAATACGTGGAGGGCTAGATATGGACGAATCTTTTAAGAAAGAACTTATAGAGCATTGTAAAAGGCAAATGCAACGCTTTGAGAGAATGGGAAGAACAGATTCTTTCGCATATAAAGAACATGCTGTTTTACTTAGTTTTCTTGAACGTTAATATTTACATTTTTAATACAACAATAGTTATGATAGACGATAAGAAAATAGAAGAAGCTGCACAAGGAACAGCAGACTTGTATGAGCAAGACTTGCCTATAATGTCTTATAATGAAGACACAGAGGTTGACGGTCAGCATCACTTCTGCCAAGAATTTGGCGCTGAGTTGTTTAAAGATGGTGCTAAGTGGGCTATCAATGAGTTCCTTAAGGACTTATGGCATCCTGCTAGCGAAAAGCCAAACATTAAGCAAGGAGAATGTTGTGTTACGTGTTTGATTAAATTCAAAAATGGAAGTACGGAATTATGTGTATATTTCCGTAATCCAGAAGGATGGGTATGTGATGATATGAGTCCTAAAGATTTTAAAAGAAATTTTAATGGATGGCTCTATATTGATGAATTATTACCAAGGAGGGAGGTGAACAATGATTAAGCCAGTTACTATGTATTCTGTAATATGTGATAGATGCGGGAAAGCCTTCATTGATGAGTTTAATGGCATTGCAGCTTGGTTGGACGAAGGTACTGCCAAAGAGCAAGCAATGGAAAGCGAATGGGCAGAGATAGGCGATAAGCACTACTGCCCAGACTGCTATGAGTTTGACGATGAGTTAGATGAGTACGTTCCTAAAAAGAAAGGAGGAAGCAATGAAAGGGCTTAAAGATTTGGTTGTTGGTGATAAGGTTGTTGCTTACGACAAATACGACAACAGAAGAATTGCTATTGTTGAAAGAATAACAAAAACTTTGGTCGTTGTAAACAATATTAAATATCGGAAGTCTAACGGATTTCAATTTGGAGTATCATCTTATATCCTCTCTCGTAGAATTGAAATACCTAAAGATGAGGAGCAGATTAAGGCAATAGAATTAGAATATCGTAAACGAATTATCATTCATAGAATACATAATCTCAATCTGAATGACTATCCGTTAGAAGTGTTGGAAAAAGTTTATATTGAATTAGGAGGAAATTAGTATGAAAGAGAAGTTGAAAATGATATGGCGAATCATCCGTGACAGACAGGTTGTAGTAATAACCGAAGACCACGGAAGAATGTACTATAATTGGGACACAAGGAGTCTTGAAGATGTTTGCCAAATGTGTCACAAAGTACACGATATGGCTTATATGATGAATAATAAAAAGTAAAGCGTATGGATAAGTTATATATTCCTGGAGATTTGGTATATTTTGGAGGAGAAAAGGCTAAGGTATGGTTCCGTAATCCAAGTGCCGATGATTCTATTTATGTTAGAGTTATAGAAAATGGAGGAGAAAATAGAATTTGGAATGCTTCACTTAAAGAGGAAATTAGCCCTATTCCACTAACTCCTGAGATTCTAGAGAAGAATGGATGGAAAATTGAAGATGTAAACCCTAATGATTTAAGTAATATTGTGAGTAAAGGAATCATGTATAGAGCAATTAAGAACAAAGAAATACTTTTCTTTCAGAAAGGAGCATCAGTTTTTACTTGTCCTTTGAATTGGAGAAAAATAGAAATCAGATATATCCATCAACTTCAGCACCTTCTCTTCGGTTTGGAACTTAATTCAGAAATGGAGGTGTAAGTATGGAATTAGTTATCAAACCATTTCATTCATTACCTTGCCATTTGGAGGTATTCACCATAAATGGAAAGGATGCCGACCAATATGATTTTGGAGTTATTTTCGACCATAATGAAGAAATTAGAGAACCTTATGGTTGTGGTGATATGTACTTTGATTCAAAGCCTCCAACAAAGGAAGTGCTTGATAAGTATTGCATAACAGAAGAAGAATATCATAACATCTGCAACGAATTGGAATGTAAACTATGCGTAGGTAGTTGCGGATTGTGTATTTAACGCCTTCGGGCATAAATAGTAGTTATATGAAATATAGAATTACAAAAGACGAAAAAGGATTTCGTGCATTAGTAGGTAAACAAAGCAGATTTGGTGTTGAATTTAGATTTATCGAAGAAGATGAATCTACAAATCTTTATCGATGTGTTAGGTATTTTAAGACTAAAGATGATGCTATTGAGGCTTGCAAAGCACATCATAAGAAAATGGAATACGATAAGGTACCGAAAGTTGTTGATGAGTTTGAATTATAACCATCCTTTATGGGATATAAATAGACAGAATATGACGGTAAAAGAATTGATTAACGAATTATCAAAGATTGAGGATAAGACTATGGAAGTCAACTTCCCATATTCTCATGGTACACAAGAAAATGGGCAACCCATGAATGTTGATAGTGTATCAGTATTTGATGATTGTGTTGTAATTTATTAACCATCCCTTATGGGATATAAATAGACAGAATATGACGGTAAAAGAATTGATTAACGAATTATCAAAGATTGAGGATAAGACTATGGAAGTCAACTTCCCATATTCTCATGGTACACAAGAAAATGGGCAACCCATGAATGTTGATAGTGTATCAGTATTTGATGATTGTGTTGTAATTTATTAACCATCCCTTATGGGATATAAATATAAGTAATAATGAAAAAGATTAGTACAGAACGTTTGGCAGAGCTTCTTAAAGCTGAATACAAGTTAGACTTGTTGGAAGCAGGTGGAGTTGACAACTGGGATGGCTATGATGTTAGCCTTAGTTGCGAGTATGACGATGAAACAGAATCTTACTTTGATTTCAAAAAGAAGTCAGACGAGGAAATTACCTCTGAGTTTGAAGATGTTGAGTAACTAACTACCCTCTCCTGCAAAAGGGAGAGGGATAATTAAGAAGAATATGTACGCAAAAGTAAAAAAGACAGGAGAAATTTTATATGATGCTTATATGGACGAGATTGATAATGGCTACTATCTCGTTAAAGGCATAGACAAAGAAGGTAAAAAACGCTCGTTCTATCCTCATGAGACTACGGACTTGTATAGTTCAACAAAACTTATAGTTTCTTTCAATAAAAAAGAAGAAGACACTAAACAGGTGTGCTTTCTAGGCAAGGGTGGTTGCGTCTTATGTGGTGGTGGGGAAGACTCAGAGATGAGTAAACTGTGCCATACGCTATGGATGCCACCAAAAGAATATGATAAAGAGCAACATTGTATTTGTAATAGATATGATACTACTTCTTGCAATTTTACAGAAATGGATATGAGTAAAGTGTTTATACTTGCAAAGAATGGTCGTTATATACCTTTTGAGGAAGCACTGAAAATGAGAGAAAGAATTAGTGTATAACAGTATCAAACAGATTCAGACTAACAAGCCAACTCGCAGTCCTCCAAGAGATAGCTGCCGACTATCAAGGCAAAACCATTGACAACATCATTCAGAAGATGGGGGCAAGGCTTGACGAAGTGATTAAACAAGAAACAATTTAGAACTATGGATAAGAAAGAGAAATCAATCAATAGTCATATTGATAAGGCTATAGGCTATTCAGATAAGGCTCATGACGAGTTGCAAATCGCTCTAAATATTGCTTTGGAAGGAAAAGGGCTTAGTGACCAGGAAAAGGAACTTCTAAGCGTTGACTTTGCAACAGGACCAGAAGAAGCCGTAGAGCGTGTTGCTGATGGTAGTTGTAATGATGAACATACCAGTGTATGGGATAGCTCAATTAGAGACTGCCGAATATCTGAGGTATATCGCATGACAGGTGAGCAGATACGTGAATATTTTAATTTGTAACTATGGATAAGAAGAAAGTTAAAGAGCTGATAGAAGAAGCAAAACATTTAGCAATTTTACGCAAATATGAAAATAGACAGACATATTTGAATAATTGCATTTGTTGTTTGAAAGAAGCTTTGGAAGAACTCTCCAAGTCAGACTGGGTATCTGTTGAGGATGGGTTGCCTCCTTACGATGAAAGCGTTTTGGTAACAAATAAAGAAACTCCTAAAATTGTATTGAAGACAAGTAGAACTAAATGCAAAGGTTGGAATACAGATAAAAATGGATTCCTTTGTGCTGTTGCGTTCAATATCACTCATTGGAAGCCTATTGAAAAGTTGGAGGAATAAGTATGCATAATAAAGTTAAAGAAGCATTAGGTAGTGCAAGCTACCTTACATATCACTGGAGCCAGTACACCTTCGAGCAGCTTGAAAAAGAAATGGCTAGAGTGTGCGGACTATGTAACAAGGCTTTAGGCGTTTCTAAAGATGATAGTATTACTGATTTTGAGCGTGGACAATGGTCAGTTATTCAAAACATAATTGGCTACGTAAAATATTATGGATTAGCAGCAGAACTTTTCCGTGAAGCTGGCATCGGTTACAAGAAAATAAAGGCTCTCCAGAAGGATTGCGGTTGTTCCTACAAGGAAGAAGTTTATGACTTCCTGAAGGAAAGTCGTAACGGTGGGGCTTATTTAAAATTGGAGGATTAGCCTATGATTATAGAAGATATAATCAACGAAAAGTGTGTAACCTTTATGACTGAAGAGCCTATGGATAATATCCAATCTGCTGAGTACTTCAAGGAAAATATCCTACCAAATGAAGTAGAGATTACACACGATGATGGTAACTATTTTGAGGTTTCTGTTAATTGTAAATCATATAGTTGTGACGTATATGGCAATGGTGATTTTTATCACTCTATTGCCGAGTTTAAATTATTGGAGGATTGATTATGAATCGTAAAGAAGCAGCAGAGTTATCGCCATTTATTAAGGCGTTTGGCGAAGGAAGGATTATCGAATTTTCTAGTATTACTGATGTAAGTAAGGCATGGAGAGAAGTTACAGATTTTCCTATTGGAATGATTAAAAATTTCAAGTTCCGCATCAAGCCAGAGCCAAAGTACAGACCTTTTGCCAATGCAGAAGAGTGCTGGGCAGAAATGCTCAAGCACCAGCCGTTTGGTGTTGTTAAAGATAAGTACTTTACTAATTATCAAACACATCGTGCATTCACATGCTTAATTACTAATAGCTGTGAATTCGGTGAATATGAAGATGAGACATTTGAAAGTAGCTTTAAGAATTTGTTATTTGCCGATGGTACTCCATTTGGCGTAAAAGTTGAGGAATAACATATGATATTGTATCAGATTTGGTGTAAACGTACTTATGTTAGTGGCGGTTTCTGTGAAGGTGAAGATGAGCCAACACAACTAATATTTACTACATTAGATAAGGCACGTTCAAAAACACCAAAAGACCATTATAGTAAAGAAAATGGTTCACGTGAATATTACATTAAAAAGATTGAAATTGAATAAGAGTGGAGGAATAGCTTATGACAGAGCAAGAATGGGGAAAAGTTCATCTTGGAAGTATAGTCGAGTACAATACAATTAATTGGGCAAAATTACTTTTTGGAGGTTTAATCTATGGTGGGTATCACGATTCATATAGAACAGAAGTCTTAGGAATACGTGCTGACAAAAAGATATGTTGCAAGTTAGATGGCAAGAAAAAGCCAAGATGGTACAATATTAATGGATTTAAGTTAATAGTGGAGGAATAGTTATGGCATGGTTATGTGTTAATAGTTTTGGTACAGAACTTATATTTGAAACAGAGCCTCACAAAGCTGTATATAGCTGGAGAGACGATTATGGTTCTTGCAAATGCATAGAAATACCACAAGGTAGTATCAAGAAACTCATCGGAAGAGATTTGTCTTGGCAAGATGAACCTGTTGAACTTAAAGAAGATTGATATGGAAGAATTATTAAAGGCATTATTGGATGTATATATTCCAGTATTAAATGCTAATTGCAAGAAAACGTTTGCATTCTTAGATGAATACGTTCCACCACCTACAAGAAGGGAGAGACGTAAACGTGAAAGAGAACTTAAAAAGAAGAAATATGAGTGATAAAGTTAAATATTTATGGCTTGCTTGTGATAAAGATGGCGAGCTAGTGTTGTTCAAAGATAAACCATTCCGAGATGATTGGTATGGATTTTGGAGTAAGTGGAAAAGTGGTATTGATTATAATTGTAATGATGAGATAACTGCTAGAGACCATAGAAACAAAAGATTTACTATCCCAAGAAACAATATTGATTTATCATGGGAAGATGAGCCTATAAAAGTAAAATTAGTTTTTGAAAAGATAGGTGAATAAAATGTAGAACTTAAAGGAGAATAGTTATGACAAAACCTTACAGAATCAAGCATAAGGTTAGTGGATATTTCTACCAACGTTACAACGGAAGTAACCTTGGTAAGAAAGGCAAGGTGTATATGAATAATCAATCACCACTTACAATGTGTGATAATGAGAACTTTATACGTATTCAGATTCGTCACAACACTTTAGCTTATAAGGCATTGAAAGATATGCTTGCCAAATATATTATAGGTAAAGATGATGAGTGTGAATATCATAGTACATCTTACAGAGTTCCAAAAAGTGAATTTGAAAAAGAAGAATTATAGCTTATGAAAATTAAAGATATTAAATTCAAGGCTAAACGTCTTGATAACGGAGAATGGATAATCGGAAGCTTTGTTGTAATGAAGATTCCTGCACTTAGCAAAACTACTATAGGTATCGTAGCATCAGAAGGTGCAACGCTTCATGAAATTGACCCTACTACTGTCTGTCAGTTCACAGGGTTAATAGATTGCGAAGGCAATGAAATTTGGGAGCACGACCTAATACATTTCGTAGGGTATAAGCCTACAGCCGAAGTGCTTTGGTCAGAAGAGGACTATGCTTTTATGGCAGCCGGCGAGAATGAACCTCTTTATTTGCTTCCACATGTTCTGGAAACTGGTAAGATAGAAAGAGTTGGCAATAAATTCGATAAGGAGAAGTAGGATAAAACTATGGTAGATGTAAGTAATCAGCATTGGAACGAAGATGGGAGCATTACTATTATATTGAATAGTATTGAAGAAGTCGAAGAGTTCGTTGAGTGTATGAATATATGGAATAATAGAATGTATGAAGAATAAGATTTTAAACTTAATCAAGTCAGCCGTTTGGTTTGTCTTGTGTTTGTTTGTAGGAGCATTGATTTTTGAGGGCATTCGCTCTTTGGCTAATAGCAATGAACCTGCAAAGAAGATTGGTATGTCAGTATTCACTGAGGAAGGACACGATTATCTGGTTGTGGACACGAAACATGGTGTTTGCGTTGTTCACGCAGAAAGTTGCCCTTGTCGTAAAAAGAAGTAGCGTATGGAAAATAATATGTTTGAAGATATTGTTGCTGAAGGCAATATAGTTGTGATAAATAATAATTGGATTGTGTTATGTAAGCGTTGGGAACCAGAGTGTCACAATCTCTTCTGTTATCTTTATCTTCACAAGGAATGTAAGAATTTGATGGTAGGTTCTCATTTTACAATGACCGAGGATAAAAAGAAATCTACTCGGTTGGCTACCAACGAGGAGCGTCTTTTGCTTTTTGAGGAAATGTTTAAGTATGGAATTGCTTTCGATAAGCACGTCCATCATTTGGTTGGAATGTTGGTTGGTGTATGAAGATTAGGTTGGCAAAGAAGATAATGGCTTGCGACTTTCGCAAAGTTGTCAGAAGAGACCTGCCATGGGATAAAGAACTAAAAGAATTGGATATTCTGTGCAAAAAGTCTCATTATTGGTATCTAAGACATTATGCATATAGACCATTGAAAAGGATTCAAAAAATTCGCAAAGAAGGATGGGGAAAAGATTTATTCCGAGACCACCGTATCACCAAGGCGATAAGTTTAACAAGAAAAAAGAAAGCGCATGAAAGAGGTAAGCATTAAAGTAGAAATGACAGTACCTGATGACTTCGATACTAATCAGTTCTGTCTAGCCGCAGTGAGCGGAGACTACCCAGAATTAGCTGAGGAGTTCTGCCGCTCAGTAGCAAGTGAATGTGATATAGACAAGGAAGACATTGAGAATGACTTCCAAATCGGATTTGAAACTATATAAGATTAAGAGATATGAAAAAGTATGAATATGAATATATGGTAACTTCAATAGTTGTTAATAAAGCTGACGAGATTGCCAAGGTTCTATCTGGTAGATTCAACCAAGAAGGCTATGAAGGTTGGGAGTTAGTGCAATGGAACATCATGCCACCTGCTGCACTTTTAACGGCTTCTACAACACATTGCTGTGGCTCAATATATATTCTTGCAACATTTAAGAAGAAGTTGAGAGTGTAATGGTAAGCAATGATACTGAGCTTAGAATGATAGCTGCACAGATAACTATGAAGGCTTCTGTTGGAGCAGAAGACTTATGTAGCCGTTATAGTAGTGTATCACGTATGTTAGGTAATATGTTTAATGATGTGTATTACATTCTCCAAGATGTAAGATACAGATATAAATACAAGTAGTTATGAGCAAGCAAACATTTGACTTCTCGGAGGCTCTGAGAAGAATGAAGGAGGGAAAGAAAGTGAGAAGAAACGGCTGTTATTTTAGTTTGTCTATAAACAAGTATAAAGAAATATCCATCTTGTACCAACAAAGTTCCATAGAATCATTCACCCATGTTGTACCACATTATTGGCATTTCTTCTCCTTGGATGATATTCTTGCAACAGACTGGGAGGAGGTGTAAGGATGAAGAAGAAAATATTGACCCTCACCATCAGCAAGCAATGGTTCGACATGATTGCTGACGGAAGAAAGAATGAAGAGTATCGGGAGATAAAGCCGTATTGGGCATCCCGACTTGTAAACCAGCAAGCCGAAGGCGGCGAAGTGCTTTTTGATGAGTACGGCGGTTATTGTTGTGTGACAGGTGAACCGGAATACAAGCCATACACCCACGTTCTCTTCATAAACGGCTACCGCAAGGATAGTCCACGAATTGAGAAGAAGATTGAGAGTATCACCATCGGCAAGCCTAAAAAAGGTCTTTGTCCCGATAAGTGGCTTTATACTGGGTTTTTTATCATCAAATTTAAGTGATATGAAAGTAAAGAATTTACCAAAGAAGATTTACCTCAACATCTGTAGCAATGAAGATGAGGTAGATTACAATGAGCTGAACGGGGTAACGTTCAGTACAGAAAAGATTGGTGTTACCGATTGTGATACAGAAAACGTTCCTTACGTGAATGCTGCATCATTATGGCACGACCTAAAAGAAGATAAGCCACCTTTAAGAAAGTGGGTAATGTTCCGATATAGTGGAGGTGGCGTAAATCCTACGGCTCTTCATTATGGAGCAATGAGTGACGATATATGGGTTGTCACAAGAGGAGACGGAACACAGCGTATAGAAGTTCTGTACGAGTGCTACGATAAGATAGAGTGGTTTGACTTTGATGAACTAAAATAGCGATAGCGTATGACAAATAAAGATTTTTTTAATGCGTATCGTGGAGAGCCTGTTCTTTATAAAGGTAATGATATTGGTGCATACGTTGCAGGGTATGTAGAAGAAAAGTATATTATCCTTGGGTTCTACGATGACAAAGGATGTATTCTTGCTTTTAATACAGGTGTGAATGTAGATGAGGTGTATGAATCATACCGATTCGCAAAGTTGAAGTATTTAAAAATAATAAAGAGTTAAGTGTATGGAAAAAGATAACTATTTTTTTAAGCTTTTATTTATTCTTTTTATATTAGGAATTTTTGCTTATATGGGTATTAATGATAGGTCTCATAAAGGTAAAACTTTTTGGTATGAAGTAATAGATAAACGAGAGTCTGTAGGAAGTCACTTCTCAATTATTAACAAGGGAGTGAGGACAGATTATAATATAATATTCAAACGAATTGATAACGGAAAGCTGTTCCCATGTAAAGATGTGGAGTATGGAGACTATATTCAATATCAGTTAAACTACAAATACTCCATAACAGAGGAAGATATGCAAAGGCTTTCAGGTATTTATAATAGGGGTTTCTATAAGTAATAAAAAAGAGAATATGAAGAAATATAAATATACGAACAAAGAGGAAAGACCAATACCCAAATATAAGAATGGTGATATTGCTTGGTATATTGATGGATGGTTTGATGCCCCACAACGCTGTATAGTAAAGGGATGCTGCAACGTATCTTGGTTTGAGGGGAACGAATTTAATTCATCGGGTTGGTGGATAGATTATAGATACAAACCCGACCATTGTAAACGAACCGTACAGCATACAATTAGAGAAGAAGAGCTTTTTGATACCGAGCGAGAAGCTTTAATTGCATTGTTCGAGCAGTTTAAAGAAAAAGTAAAACGTAAAGTAGAATTCTTTAATAAAGAGTCAAAAAAGCTTGGTATTAAACAAGAGTTGCGACTGCTTTAAAAAGGGTAGGGGAAGTTATTCTTCCCCTATCTCTTTTAAACCCAAATCTATTAATAGCTTATCCAATATCTCATTCACGTCATTACGGAAACTTCGGTAAGTAACATAATAGAAACTGATGTTTTTGTAATCATGGCTTACATTAGAACATGTACACCCCAAAACCTTAGCGATTTTTTCTCTTAACCCTCTTCTCATTTTAGAACCGCCAAGGGCACTAGGAGAATAAAGATAAAGAATAACAAAGATAAATTGCTTGCGTACCATTGTGGAATTTCGTCCGGCATGATAGCTCATAAACTTATCGTAAATATTGCCTACTTGCGATAAATCTTGCATCAATGGAATGGAAAGACTTATTTCTTCCTTGGATAAGATGGCCTTAGTTTCTCTAATCCATTTTATGCGTTCCATGATTTTCTTTAGATTCATTTCAATGTCTGGTTCTTTCATTCTTTTCTATTTTTAATCCAACATTTCATAGACGAAGTTAACCTCGTCTGCATCTATTTGTTTCCTAAACTTTTCTATGTTAGAAACTATCAACGAGCAGTGCTCGTACGAACTCTGCCCATTGATAACTTTTTCTATTCTTGTTATTCGGTATCTCATTTTATTTCGATAAGCGTTAAAATACAATACCCCAATAAATCTTTATAGCTGTCTAGGACAGGCTCTTCTTTAGCATCCTCGTTCAAAGTCAGCAAAGAGCAAATACGATTAATCTTCTCTTGCAAATGACCGAAGGCATACGGATAACCATCTTTAGCAAAACATTCCGAAAATGCGTTTCCATACCGCTTATTTTTGGTTTTGAACAATTCGATTTGCGATTCGATGATGTCGTTATAATCTGAAACAATATACCAAGAGAGCGTAAGCAAGGCTTCCATCGCCATTACGCTGATATGGCTTCGTAAGGTTTCTTTGTCTTTAGAAGATGCTCGTATCTCATACATAAGACGAAGGAAATTGGCTGCGCTTGAAAATAATCCGAGCTTTCCGAAGTCCTCCCTTAGAGATGATACGAAAGCGGCATTATCCTTGCATTCAATCATGTCTGCCAAACGTCTTATCACAAAGATATACTTGTTAGCATATTCGCAACACCCATTGTTATTTTGTTCCACCATGTCCGTATCCTCCTCCACGATTATTTTCCATATTCAACTCTCCAAGTATGCAATCTGGATTTTCTACCTTGCGGAATGCGCCCTGGCAAACACGAGTGCCTTTCTTGACTACGAAAACATAATATTCGTAATCTGAATCTAGTTTGAATTTGCTATCCTTTGTCGGCATATAACGGTCGGAATTAACTCTATAAAGCGCACCAATATCGTTTCTATAGTCTTCATCGACCAAACCTAGACAAATATCAATATCCGCTCTAACATTAGTCATGTAGCCAACTTGTGTTTCATCCTTGCCGATGAAAGCCACATCTACAAGCATACCTTTATCCGTAAAGCCGGAACGTGAACGAATATCCAAACCAACATCTTTAGGAAGTTCCACACCTAAATGCAGGTTTATGTGACCTCTACCCATTTTCACCCAAGGCATATTCAACACTACATCTTGTGGACAGTAAAAATCAACTGCCGCTGCATTACCTTCCTTATAAGGAACACTACCACCTCGCAAGTCAAGTACATAAGCCTTGCCTTGTGCAACTAACTTTTTTATTAACTCCTTATCCATTGTATATAAAGCCTAAATCATTTAAAGTTCTACAATTCTTAACCAGTCCTTTTGCCCATAAATTGCGCAACTCAGGTAACGGGTCTTTTCCGTACCTATTCTTTATGGTTGCTAAGGTCAAGATTTCCGGTTTAATATGTTTATCTCTTTTCTGTTGTCTTAGCTCCTTCAGAATATTCTCTAAGTTCTCCATTGACGAAATTCTCCATTGTTATATTGTCAACACCAAATTTATCAGCCAGATCATCGTTCCCAATAATCAGCCAATTAGATTTGTCTTTGAGAAACTCTATACTCTCGGTGCTTTTTGCAGCATCAACAAAAGTATCATCAATATTATCAGTAGAGCAATATGGAACTACCGCATTAACTGTATACATAGCAATTTCGTATGAAATAACCGATACCATTTTCTTGAATGTTATATCGCTTGAATACATTACTTGGTTCTTGTCATATCCTAAGATGTTGACACGGACTATATTATTATCTGCTTGCAACGCTCTAAAGAAATCGTGCTTTAGCTGAAAATCCGTAATATCTACAGGATGCTCATTACCCGATGGAATACTTATAATATCCAACAGGCTTACAAAAATAACTTTTTTAACCATTGTCTTCTTCTGTTAATAATTTATCTATTGTTTTTTCTAATTCGTCTAATCTTAGAGTATAATCCTCTTCGTAAACACATGTCAATGTAGAAATAAAGAACTTATCATTATCTGTTCTCAATTCAATCTCCATGTATTCCTCGTAATAGCTATCATATTTAATTGCTATCGAAAAGGAGTTCATGTAAGCTGGATTAAACCTCCTCTGCAAAGCTTGTGCTCTCGTAAACGCATCATTGAATTCGTTTGTCATGGTTCAATCTTTTGTGTAAGCATTTCTCTGTTCTTTGCCATTGCATCATGGAAGCCTAAATCGTATCTGTCGGTCTGCTCCAGCTCATAGTTCCGCTTTATAAGTTCACTTGTCTGATACGAACTCTTTGCAAGTTGAATCTTAAAATAGACAAACTCAACAAACATAGCCATAAAGCAAAGAACAAAACCGATAATTACCGCTGCCTTTGTGTACTCCTTGCAGAACCTTACAATACACTTAGCAACCCAGCATGTTGTACTAACTATGCCTACAAGTACAAGGTAAGGAATTCGTAAAAGAACCTTGCATAACATACTCATAGTACTCTTCGTATAAGATGCGAAATCCGTACTCGTAAAAACTAACTTTAACTTCTTCATATTTTAGCCTATTTAATGTTTATCAAAAGTCTTTTGTTAACGAACCACAACAAATCAATACCATTCATCATGCAATATCCGCAAAGCATGCCAATCAAGATTATTATCTTCTTGAACACTCGGTAATGTGTCATTTCAATCTTCAGCATAGACATCATCAAGTCTTCAAAGGAACGGTCTCTCATTGAATCTGGGTCTAGCCTCAACGATTTGACATTCATCTTGTACTTATTGGCCATTGAGAATAATATAATAGCAAACTCTGCTAATTTGTCCTCTAGAGTTCCGGCAACGAGTTTAGAATATATTTCTATCGTACCACGTCCATTAACATTTTCATATTCCCAACGTTTGGCGTTGAAACGACCTTCGTATTTGCGCATTTCTACAATAGCGTCAATTACGTTGAATGTTTCTGCTCTTTGGGTCTGGCTAGCAACATCAAAGTTGCAAGCCTCTATAATCTGTTCTATTTCTGCTATCTCCATTTTATACTATTGAATCTAAGTCAAAATCATTAGAAGGAATGAAAGCCACATGGTCTTTCTCCCTTGTCATCGTTTTCTCTCCTGTTCGCACGCAATTAATTTGCTTGGGATTTTTATGTCGTACCACAAATGTTCCAAAGCTGCGTATCATAACACGGTCTCTGTTGCGCAACGATTGCTTTGTGAGGTCTATGAAATAATTCACAATGGCTTGAACATCATCCTTGCGGAACTTTTTGCCATTTACATCTCTAAGGTTCTTAATGATTGCCTTGACAATTTCTTCTTTCTTCATATTCTCTAAGTTTTTTATTCCCTAAACTTCTAATCAAGTCGTATGGGTCTATACCATATTTCTTAACGAAACATTCTCTTAGCTTGCATATAGCCTTAAAATCTGCATTTGTTGTATTCTTGACTATCATATAAGCTGAGTCTAATCTAACATCAGCTTTAGGAGCTTTTACCCGAAAAATCTTGTTGCCTTTCTCGTCTTCGATAAGTTCTATATTAACTTCCTCGCCCTTAGCTTTTTTTCTTGCCGCCCATTCTTCATAAGTGATGGCATTTTGCTTGATAGCCTCATCTTCTTTAGCCTCTTTCTCTTTCTGTATATTTGCCTCTACTGCTTTTATGGCATCTATACGATGGGAACAGAAAGTATTCAAGCTCTTTGTTATAACTTGCGGATTTGGCTTCTTGTAGAATTTCTCAAACTTTCCGGCAATAAACATCTTGAAGAAAGTAATCAGCTCGTTCAGATTAAGGAAATAATACTCATCCTTTATAGCATTTGCAGTCATTATCTTGATATTGTCAGTAGCCTCATTATTTACAAAGCCACAAATACCATAGACATCAGAAACCCATGCTACAAGCCATGTTATTGCACTTCCTTCTCCATAACACAAGTCAAGATAGGTAAGTGTTGGTGCGTTGCTTTTAAAAGCTTTCCCGATTGGCATCTTACTACCTACTTGGCTTGATGGAGAGAAAGACATTAGAACGTTATCGAATGTTCCGTACTCATTGAATATTCGTTGCTTTTCTCTGTTGATTGAGGCGCTGCACGAGGTCGGCTGATTCTTGGTAATAGCCTTGCTCTGCGTCTTTATTAGTCCCTTGCTTTCTATCATCATAATTTCCTTCCAATACTTTAACAAAATTATTTGGTCTCATAATCCAATCAAAACTCGCCATCCATCCATTACTACCATTAAGGAATGAAGATGCTGCCGCCTTGTCAATCATCAACTTCATCTGCTCACTCCCATATTCTTTAAGCCGTGAATTAATCATTGACTTTCTCTTCGAAGTCAGAGCATGAACAAGAGGCATTCCTCTTCCAACGATAACCTTATTGAAATATTCGCAAACCTTCTTTGCTTTATCATCCACTTGTTGTACACTAGGGACGTTGTTCAATGCTATTCGTTCAGGTTCGTTCTTGTGTGGTTTATATTCTTCACCTTCAGCATATTCTATGTTGTCTTCATGCTTCCAAATAAAGACTTTTCCGCTACCGATAGATAACATTTGTTTCTCAAATAGCCCCTCAATAGCTTTTTTTACCTTTGCCACCGACATGCCTATCTTTTCCGATAATTCTTTGTTGCTTCCATATACATATCCGTCTTTGTCAGCATTAAATGACAAACGGACGAAAGCGACTAATTCATCAGCATCCAAGCTACATGCTTTTTCATCTAATTTTACTACCATATCTTAAAAGAATGTATTTGTTAATTGTTTATTTCCACTCATTATTACCCACTTTCCTTTGCCGTTTTGATCTAGCAATTTCAAGTCTTCAACCTTCCCGAACCTCTCATAAGTACCGCAGAGGTCAACAAACCAAGGCTGTTTCCCTTTTGATAGTCTAAGAAGTCTTCCTACAACTTGATAGTATTGCGCTAATGAGCGTGTTGGCTTTGCATACACGACCGTATCTAACTCCGGATAGTCAAAACCTACGACCAATATTTGACTATTTACCAATACTTTAGTCTGCCCATTGCGGAAACGCTCGATGATTGCTTCACGTTCTTTTGGAGGAGTCTCTCCGCAAACCATTTCGCAGTTAGGTATGGAATATGTCAGCTTCTGAGCTTCCTTAACGAACTTCGTAAAAACCAAGATGCCTTTACGCTGTCCACCTCGTTTAGGATTAAGCAATCTTTTAACAACACTAACTAGCCATCCGTACAAATCTACACGTTCATATTCTTGCTTGACACTTTGGTCAGTGTAATCACGGCAAGTTGAATTGAGCTGCAAGTTTCCTTCGTTCCATTGTGGTGGCGGGCATTTGTAATAGTTCGGAAGACAGATATATCCGTTTTTTGCCATATCCTCAACTTGAACATAGTAAATAAGCTCCTTGAAAATCTTGTCTCTACTTCTTGTCAGAAACTTCAGTATGCTACCATAGTTCTGATAGGAATACAAACGGAAAGGTGTTGCGGTTAAGCCTATGACCTTACTCTTTAATTTATCAAGAAACTCCTTATACATGCCGGATTCAGGTTTCACTAAATGAACCTCATCAATTAATATGTATTTAAAGTCTGTAAACAATTCGGGATGTCCTTTCACGCTACCAATTGTAGCAAAAGTAACATCGCTGATTTCTTTTGATTTAAAGCTAGCGGAATAGATGCTGGCATTATCAAATCCATAAGAACAATACTTCTTGTAGTTTTGTTCCAAAATTTCCTTAGTAGGAGAAAACACAAGCACTTTATCTTTGAGCCTAGCAGCTATATCTGCCAAAATCAATGATTTGCCCGATGCAGTAGGGAGCACTTCCAGAGCGTTCCAGTTTTTCTTCTTATCCAAGAAAAACTCAACCGCCTTCTTGCTTGCCTCTTCTTGATATGGTCTTAATTTAAACTTCATTTCACAAATAATATGAAATCACTTTTGTTACTATATAGGAATGCACAAGTCTTATGCATAACAAAAGCCAATAGAAAAATGACCTTACAGTTTTTATGGTGTGTCTCACCAAGACGATTGCAAAGGTACGAAGAATAATTTAATAATGCAAATAAATTAGTGTCTATTATTGAAGCTGTAACATTATTTAAACCTTATTGATTATCTTTTTCTTCATTCATTTTCAGAATTAGAGCCGCATAGTATTTATAGAGTTCCTGTAATTCAAACACCGACCAATTCTTTGCTTGATGCTTCATTACTTCCAGTAAATCGACTTGTTGTTCTCCGAGCCGCTTTACTTCTTCCATATCTAAAGGAACGTGAGGATGCTTTTGCAAATAAGCCAATCTTCCAAGCTTCATTACTAAATTCTTTCTATAACCGATAAGATGGTCAGAAGAGAATCTGTTGCATCGTTTGCATTCCGCATTCTGATTACGTGTATCAAAGCGCAAACTCATATGAGTTCGTCCGCAATAATGCCCATTGTCGGCTTGGTCGATTGGCAATATTCGTCCACAACTGATACATCTGAAGTACTTATAGTGAAACTCTCTAGAGTCTCTCATGCGGATATAAACCGACATAAGCCTATCTAGCTTGTCAACCCACTTTTGCTTCTCGCTCCTTTGGTGTTTAGGCTTCTTTCCTCCTTTGTTAAATCTATCATAATATCCCATAATCTTTATCCTTTATCAAACCAAAAGTCATAGTTGCTGCTGTGGGGGTCGAACCCACAACCTTTTTCCGATTTGGGCGGACGTTCTACCATTGAACTAAGCAGCACCACCCCATAGGGGGATTTCAAACTAATTAAATAATAAGAAAAATGAAAAGCCTTACTCCTTTGGTTTACCCATATGCAAGAAAACATCCATGATTGATGTTTCCTTAAGGCTTGTAATATTGTAATCAATCATAGTCTTACCCATAATCTCATCTACATTCTTACGAGCCTTCTCAATGGTATCACCCTGCACAAGATAACGAACCTTGGTCTTCCTCTCCTTGCCAGATTTTTCGTCAATAGTAATCATGTTAATACTGCAATCGTAGTATTTATCCTCACTATCTATCTCTGAAAGGAACAACTCCGAGAAACCAGCTTTCTTCATAGTGACAATCTCCATATCACCATTTGTGTATACCGCCATTTCTTCTGTAGTCTTAGCCTCGCATTCTGACCATGACAAGGCATCTACAACATATTGCTCTGTAGTTTTAGCGTTCGTTCCGTCTTCTAGAGTTTTCTCATAACGAACACCTACGATAAAATACTTTCCTGTTAATGATTTCATATTCTTTCTTTTTATGTTAGAGAATGTGGTATCGGTGAGGCTTGAACTCACGACCTAATGTTTAGGAAACATTTGCTCTATCCAACTGAGCTACGACACCAAGCATCCTATAAAAACTCTTTATTTAATTCTGCTTGCCTCTCCACCTGCGTCTGCCATACCATATAAGCATGGTCTTGTGGAGTAGGTATGTATAATCCTCTTTCCATCGAGCAATGATGAAGCCATCGGTCTATACATAAAGACATTTCTTCTTTGTCAAGGTCTGGTATGTGCCTCCAATATTGGAAGGTCTTGCCTTGTTTGTTCTCACGCTCCCTAAGAAAAACATCCTTATTTACACGTTTGAACTCTTGTTCGATATAGTCCTTAGTATATCCTTCTTCAATAGCTACGTAAGTGATTGTTACCCACAGATAAGCATTCTGCTGGATTGTCCTAGATTGTTGTCTTTCTTTAAGGTCAACAACAAAGAACTTCTCATTATAATAATCACCTTGTAGTTTCTTGGCTTTGGTTATCATAGCCCTGGTTCGTTCCTCGAACTTTTCAAGCTCGACCGGATTCAACATATTATATACCATCTGTCTTTAATGAAAGGTGGAGAAAATTAATTCTCCACCATAATAAGTTTAAAATGGCGCATCAGATATATTAGTGCCACTCGGCTGCGCTGGTGGAATTGGTGCTGAACCTGAGGCTGGAGCTTGTGGTGGAAAAGGATTATTAGCAGCAGCTTGCATGCCACCTTGTGGCGCATTGTTCTGTGCTTCAATCCTTTGCATCTTGTAGCCACGAACAGATGTAAACCAGTCTGTTGTGCCATCCTTCTTCGTTCCTTGATATGACTCAACATCAAAGAATACTTCAGCAATATCCCCGACATTAAATCCATCCGGTACATGTACATTCTTACCACTGAATTCAAAGATGATGCGCTTTTCGTAGCCACGTTCACCTGTCAAACCATCGAAACGTGTTGCATCAAGCATCAAACGTCTCTTTTCAAATGGTTCTTTACCTTGTCTCTGAATAGATTGAATGCCTTCGATAGCAACAATCTTACCTTTATAACTATTAGCCATAACTTAAAATATTTAATAAAACAATAAATTATCCAACTCTGTTCAAGGTCAAACTAGGCTTTACCTTAGTTACCTTTTTATACTTTTTCAATAGATGGTTGTAAGCTTCTTCGTCATCCGCATCAAAAGCCTTCGTGTCTAACGTAACCCTCTCAGAAGCAGACTTCAAGGAATAAGTGTAAATTGAAGTTTTATAAGATGTGAGGTTGTCATTTGACATACCATCAAAGATAGCTGCCTTCAACTCCTTTTCCTGTTCTTGCAATTTAGCAATGCGCTCTTGAACGTCCATGAGTGCGATTTCGTTATCTATAATGTAATAAGGTGTTTTTGTATCATCATTATACAAACGACCTTCTTTCTCGCATCGGAACAATTCTTTAACATCACTCGCAGGTCTTGGCTTGCCTAATGGGATGAGTTTACAGATTGTTCCACGCTTCTCGTCATCACGCAACCACATACAACATATACGTGTAACCTTCAGATGAGGATTCAATGTTTCGAAACCGAACTTATACATCGAGTTCTGCCAACGCACATACTTCTTATTAACGGAATAAGTACCCTTAATATCCCAAATCTCAACCTCATCGTCCGGTGCATCATCCTTGTGCATCACCAAGTCGATTGCACTTGCATGGTCTTCTCCGATTCGAAGGACATATTCGCTACCTATAATCTCATATCCATTCTTTTTGATATAAGCGACAAAATCCTTGACACTCTCTGAGGCTGGCTCAATACCCAATGAAGCAAACAACTCTACCTGCTCATGGATAATAGTGCCTTTTTCGGCAGCTTTCTTCAATACCTCTTCGCTTACGTTAGAGTACATATTGGGAAATACATACTGATGAAGCATACCTGTAATGCCACTTAATTCACGACCATCATAAAAGTATTGATGTGTGGAGTCCTCATAAAGAACTCCACTGTTATTCAATTGTATCATACTAATCTTGATTTAAATTGTGTCAACTTAGCTAAGAACTCTGCATTCTTTTGATATTCGGGATAAGCATCATAAACTGCTTTTAAATCCTTCTTGCTCTGTGCGAGTTCCATCTTTCGTAATGCACATTTGCGTTTAAACTCTTCGGACTTCTGAAGGTCTGGGAATCCGTTCCAAACTCTATCTACGTCCTCCCAAATTTGAGCTTGTTGCAATTGTGGATAAGCATATTGTTTTTGCTCATTAAGATTTTCGTCTTTTTCTTCCTCGCTCTTTGGGGCTGGTTCAGAGTAACCATATACTTCTTTCTGCTCATTCATCCATTCAAGAACTTCTTGTTCTGTCATGCCGCAATACCAACGCACAATGTTATTCTCATCTTGAATAATAAGTTTGGCAATACATCTGTTTGTATAACCTACATATCCAACATGGAAAATTGTCTTCAACTTTCCGCTTCGAGAATATTCGGTGTTTCGGTTGAGGTTGATGAATATCTTCTTGGGAGCAGTATACAATTCTCGACCGATACCTAAACAAGAGCATGCACGCTTGAAAGAGTCGCTAGCTTGGCCTTTAACGGCTTCGGTGTTACTTGGCGTACCAACATCTTGCTTATCTATCCAACCGATACCTTCTTTATAAACGGAAACCGTACAAAAGAGGTTCTGACCAATAAGCTCATGCTTACGTTTCCAACCATAGATGCCGAACTTCTCATCTAATCGTCTCATATCACATCTTGCGTCCTTGTAAAGCAACAAGGAACACCCGTCCGGTGACTTCTGATTACCACCTTGACCGACACGGACTTCTATCTCATCCGCATCAAGGAGGCGAAACTCATAATCCTTAATTTCTTCGCTCTGCCCTTCTACATGCTTCGCTGCCTTATTCTCTGCCATAGTCGTATATTTTAAATAATCATTTTCTTTATCTGACAAGAAACAACAAGTTCATTGATTTCTTTGAGAGAATAATATCTAGGTGAGTTCTTACTATCACCTACATATTCTTTCATTAACCTATTCTTGACCCATTTGTCAATCATCTGCTTTTCGAATCCTTTTGATGCGAGATAGCATTCGGCATCCTTTCTGCGTATCCTGTCGGAACGCAACCCCATTTCAAATTGGGCATCCATCCGTCCCGCTTGAAATGCGACTGATACTAATTGCTTAATCTCGCTTAATGACATATTCTTTCTACAGTTTTTATGGTGTGTCTCACCTTTTTATGTAATATTACAAAAAATATATTAAATTTCTTGCAAGTTACGATATATTTATGTATATTTGCAACATATTTAATGTTTTCGAGTGCAAAGATAAGAAAAGTATTGCAAACATGCAAATAAAATAGTGTTTAAATATACTATATTAACCTTTATTATCTTTAAGCTCTAAATGTTTACATAAATTAAGTTACACATACGCTTACTGCGTATTAAATTTTAGGTTATGAATAGTGCATACGAAAGACTGAAGGCTGTAATCATTGCTTTGGGTTACACTTCAAATGAAAAATTCGAGGATACCGTTGGCTTAGGACATGGCTTCGTCAGCCGTATAACTAATCGTGTATCTTCCAAAAGCTTGCAAGCTATAACGAGAAAATTTCCGCAGGTAAATCCAAGTTATATTAGGACGGGAATGGGGGAAATGTTCATCTCTTCACCTATAAAGGTAAGCGAAAACGAAAACGCAAAGACTAGACTGCGTGAGTATCTTAAATATAAAGGAATTACCAAACGAGAATTTTGCGACAAAGCTGACGTGGCCTCTAACTTTCCAATCATAGGGAAGAATGGTGTATTCACGGCAAGAGTATCTTATAGAGTGAATTCTAAATTCCCAGATCTTAATATGGATTGGCTAGCTAATGGAGCTGGCGAAATGTTGCAGCCGGAGGCTAATATTGAGAAATTCAACAACTACAAAAGCAGAATAGCGCCATTCTGTACAGAGATGGGAATTAGTACTACATTCTTCTTGCGGAAATGTAAGAGCTATACCAGTGCAATTAGCAGATTGCCGGATATGCCTAGCGAGACTTTCTTGAAGAATATCTCTTTGGCTTACCCTCAGCTAAATCTGAATTGGCTTAAGACCGGAGAAGGAAAGATGTTTAACGATGACATCAAATCGAATATCAATTCAAGCGTCAGCTTTGTTCCTCTTGTTCCACAGATGGCTTATGCTGGTTATCTCAGCGGATATGCAGATGATGTATATATATCATCGCTCCCAACAATCCCTATTGTAAAGGAAGATAAAGAAAAGTACGTAGCATTCGAGGTAAGCGGTGATTCTATGGATGATGGCTCGTCTAGAGCATATCAGAATGGAGACATCGTTATATGTAAAGTCTGCCCTGACTACATGGTAAAGAGCAATGGACTTCATATAGACGGAAAGGAATATATCATAGTTCATAAAGAAGGTATTCTGTTGAAGCGTATCATTGACTTGGATATGAATAATGGAAAGCTTATATTGCGTTCCTTTAATCCTACTTATCGTGATTTAGAGTTGGATTTAGCAGATGTGAAGCAGCTCTTAGTTGTGGAATATCAGCAGAAAAGGAAATGATAATGTAAAGTATATTTGTATGTTCTGTGGAGTAGGCTTGCATAAAATGTCGCAAAATTGCCGCAAAATGATTATTCGCCTATAGCGTAAGTTGCTATTGTTTAGGCATTTTATTGGTGTTCCGTATAACAGCCTTCTAAGCTGTGGGTCTTGGGTTCGAACCCCAACGGAATCACTATAAAAATAAACAAGAAATGGTGAAATAATCGTATAGGTTGTTTCACCATTTTTCTTTATAAATGGCTATAAAATAGGCGTTTATAAACGTATAATGAACTTATGCTTATGAAACAGAAACGATTTATTAGAAGATTTTAAAATTCCACAAGTAGGCTCTGAGAACTACAAGTAAAGTGTAAAATTGCCGCAAAATTGCCGCATTTTCCGCAAAATTGCCGCAAAATATTGTAAATTTAAAGGAAAAATATTATGGCTACAATAACATACGAGCTTGGAAAACCAAAGCAAGACAAGACAAGAAAGGTGTCTATTGTTCTTTCTCATAAGGGACAGAGAAAAAGATTTCCTACCAATATAGTTGTTTCCGACTCAGACTTGTCTAGAGCCGGAAAGATTTCTTCACGTAAGATATTGAAGACGATAGAAGATAAAATGAATGTTATGAAGGATGCACTCTATGACTTAGAGGTAGACTTGCTAGGTAAAGATGTGGATATTGATTGGATATGTGAGCATTTGATTGATATAGGCAACAAGACAGAGGATTTAGACTTCTTTTCCTTTACCGAAGAGTGGGTTGAGAAATCCGACAATAAGGGAAAGAAGAATTATCTGATTATGCTCAATTCCCTTGCACGCTATAATGGTTGCCGTAAGCTGCCGTTTTCTCTCATAGACTACAGATTCCTAAACGGATATAAGAAATTCCTAGATGGTCATCCTAGGGCGCAATCCTTATACTTGGGCAATATGCGGCATATCTTCAATGAAGCTATCAAAGAATATAATACGAATGGAAATGATATTATCCAAAGTAATCCTTTTGATAAATTCTCCGTTCCGAGGGATATTCCGCAGACAAAAGATAGAGTAATCAGTGAAGAGAACCTTGTAAGAGTATTTAATTTCAAGGGGACTAGACGTGTAGGTATGGCAAGGGATTGTTATGTACTCTCGTTCTTTCTGATGGGAATGAACTCTGTTGACATATATGAATGTGTCAGCTATAATAAGGGCGTACTCGCCTACGATAGAGCTAAAACTAGAGATAGGAGAAACGATAATGCCCACATAGAAATTGTCGTACCTGACATCATCAAACCTTTGTTCCGAAAATATAAGGGAACAACAAGGGTCTTTGATTTCTATCAGAAATATAGCAATGCAGCCAATTTCAATAAGCATATAAATAAGGGATTGCATTTCATAGCTGACGAACTGGGCATTCCTCGTTTCGATTTCTACTCAGCCCGTCATACTTGGGCATCTATAGCAAGAAATAAACTAGGTATTGATAAGTATACCATTCACGAAGCACTCAATCACGTTTCGCAGTTAGATGTTACTGATATTTATATTCAAAAGGACTTTACGAATATCAATAAGGCAAACGAAAAGGTTGTTGAATATGTAACGGAATTGATAAAAAAGACGAAGAACGATGCTTGATTCTTTAGAGAGAGGGGAAATATTAATCTTCCCCCTCTTTTTTCTTGTCGTTATCCTTATCCTTTTTGTCCATTTTTGCACCTGTAGCTTTCATAATAGCCTTCAGAGCATCTTCGAAGTTCAAGGAGTCCTTACCGCCATTAGGGTGTTTCTCCCACCAGTCAGGGTCAACCCAACGCATAGCCTTGTCATACCAAGTTTGGTCGATGGATGTTTTCTTGCCATCTTGACTGATTAACAGATACCCACCTTGCCCATCGCTAGCAATTCGCTGAACTTGTTCAAGGTTGACCCACGTCTTTTGTTTTTCGCTATATACCCACATAATTATATGATTTAAATTATTTTTATTCCTATTGTGCAAAAGTACAGCGAAGTCTTAAAAATACCAAATAAAACCTATTTGTATGTTTCAAGTTTGACCAAATGTGAGTTATTTTGTGTACCTTTGCAGAAAATTCTTAAAATATGATACAAAGATTTACGGAAATGTACTACGATGATGCGGTGCGCTTCGCTCAGTACATACAAGCTACTGAAGGTGGCGAAATAGAACTTGTAAAAGAAGATGCCGATGGTTTTCCTCTTCCCCCTAAGCATAAGATATTTGGTAACATGGTTAATTGTCTGAAGGTAAGGAACTTTGAAATTGCTTATTTAGAGCAAAGAAGAAACCCCGATGATGACAAGAAACATCGTAATCGAAATCTCTATCGCTATATAATGGGGCAGAAGATTAAAGAGGTTAGAGAACTTAGTGGTATAACATTGGAGGAGCTGGCAGAAAAGTCCGGTTATAAGCCCAACAACATTCGTAATATTGAGATGGGGCGTTTTAATGCCGATATTGATACGTTATGTAATATTGTTGAGGCTATGGATGCCCATTTTGAGGTGATGAAGGATTAAAAGTTCTTTCGATATATGAAATATGTTTAAATACGGAAACAAAAGCATTAAAAAACTTGCAAAATTAAGGTGTTATTCTTATCTTTGCATCGTAATATAAAAAGGTGAGACACACCGAAACAACTGTATCGGATTATGAATAAAGCATATTTGATTTTCAGCAAGAACACAAGCATTCAAGAATGTTGTACTTGGTTTCGTTATCGTGACGAAGCTTTAAGATACAATAAAGAACATTTTGAGAACGTGTTTAAGGTACTGCCACATGAGTTTGATTCTTTGAAAGATGTTGACCCTTGCGAGCCGACAGAGTTCACGAAGTCTTCAAGATGCGAGCATTGCTGGAGAAAGATTAAGAATGATTATCTAAAACATATAGGAGATATGAATATGAAGAAAGAAGAAAAGTTTGTCATTGATGATTCTCAGAATTACAATGATATGTTTAGCAAAAAGGAACGGATGCAAATTAATAAGGCAACCAAACCTTTAGAGAACAAGTAATTTTCACCATTTATTAAAAGTGAGTTTAATAACCCGAACGCATTTGCTTGGATGGAAGAATTATGCTATCTTTGCATTGCGTTCCTTGAAATAATTAATTATGAGTAATAACAAAGAAGATTTTGATGCGCAGGTAAGTGCATTTAAAGAGAAGTATCCCGATTTCAAGCCAGCCAAACCTATTGAGGTTCTTAACTTGATTATGACAAGAAAGAATGCCAAGGAGATTCTTGAAGGCAAGAAGAAGGTTGAGTATAGAGCCTATACAGACCATTATATTGGTCGTTTGTTTGACAAGGATGTTTTGGAGTTCCTTAAAAAGCATGGTAAAGAAGAGGATGTAATTAAAGCGCAAGAGGAGGGTATTGTTGACCCATTGCGAGTAGTAAAGACAATCCACTTCCATGATTATAACAACTCGTGGTATCTTGATTGTGATGTTTTGGTAAATGATACTTGTATCGTTATGAAAGAAGATATTGATTTTCTTCACGAAAAGTATGATAGCCATGATTTGGATGAAATGTACGAAGCATTGGAGCTTAAAAAGGAAAAAGAGCGTCCTTTGTTTTTCTTCTTTGTTATTGACAAGGTAACAGAAACGACTCTAAAGTAGGTGGGCGTAAGTCCACCGAGCCTAGATAATTCCCCAAGGGGAGTAGTTTATGATTCGTGGACTTAAAACGTTACAACTATGTCAGAGGCATCAAGAGGTTATCGTTATTCTCAATGGAGAGCGGTAACAAATCGTACAACTGGTCTCAGGGCTGGTGAAAGACGTGAACGTGGCAGAAATGTTGAGTACCGAAACACTGGCGCACAAGGAACTACTTATGGTGGTGCTATGCGTACATTGGCAGCTCGTACAGCAGCAAATAATGTCACAGAACGTGTAAACCGCAGACTTAGAAGAGGTTAAAAGTCAAGAGGGGTAGAATGAATTAACTTTCATTCACCCCTTGTTTTTAAGGAGAATAATGTATGCAAGAACTAAAAAGAGCAAGAGAAATCATTGATGATGTTTCCAAGGAGACAGATAGTATATTACTTTTCCATTCTCTGAGTGGAAAGGATTCTATCGTATTGCTTGACTTATGCTACAAGAAGTTCAAGAGAGTTGTGGTAGTATTCATGTATATAGTAAAAGACTTGGAACATATTATGCGTTACTATAATTACGCTAAAACCAAGTACCCGAACATTGAGTTTGTTCAAGTTCCTCATTATGCTTTATTTTATGATATAAAAACCGGATATATGGGAATAAAACAAGACCCTAAGCAAAGACAATGGACTTTAGCTGATATAACCGAAAAACTCAGGAAGAGACTTGGTGTAGAGTGGGCTTGTTATGGATTTAAACAATCCGATTCTTTGAACAGACGGCTTATGCTTAGAAGTTATACGGATGGAAAGGAAGCTATCAATTGGAAGACGAAGAAATTCTATCCTTTATCTACATATAAAAACAAGGAAATAATGGATTATATTCTTGACCATCGTTTAAAGAACCCAGAAGCAAATGGAACGAATAAACAAAGTTCAGGAGTTGATGTTGAGGATATTGAGTATCAGAAATTTCTCAAAGAGTTTTATCCGGCAGATTTAGAGAAAATATACAAGGTATTCCCAATGGCAAGGATAGTTCTGTTGAAAGCTGATAAAAACAAGGAGGAACTGAAATGAAAAAAGGAAGTGAAACAAAGATAATCAAGAGGTCTCAAATAAACTTGAACCCTTGCAACCCGAAGGTACATACCGATGCGGACATCAAACAGCAAAAAGCCAATATTAAGAAAGTTGGTCTCATTGGAGGTATTCAATGGAATGAGACAACTGGAAATCTCATAGATGGGCATAAACGAGTGATGAGCGTTGACCTTATCCAAGGTTATGATGGTACTCCCGAAACTGATTATGACATCAAGGTAGAAGCCGTTGATTTTGACGAAAAGACCGAGAAAGAGCAATTGTTGTTTATGGCGAAGTCGCAAGACCCGATAGATTACAACTTGGTTGCCAAGAACTTTAGCATAGATGAAATAGACTTCAAGGCTGCTGGCTTCACGGAACAGGATACTGAACAAATCAAGATGTTGCAAGATGATTTGGAAGCATCATTGAAGGATTCGGGCATGGATGACTTTAGCGAGGATTTCTTGAATGAACCTATAATTTCAGTTACGACCCCAACGCCAATGACCGAATTACCCAACATCGAAAAAACATCTGAAGAGATAGTGGCCGAGCACGCAGCTAAGCCAAAGATGACAAAGGAAGAGGTCAAGGATCAGAAACAGCATTGTACTGATGTCGGAAAGAAAAGAAAGGAAGATATTGATAACTTCATATTCATTGATTTCGAAAGTTTTGAACAAAAGCAGATTTTCTGTGATATGTTGCACATGGAAGCCGCTAACTCTATGCGTATTTCCGGAAGTCAGATTTTAGGTTTGTTGTAATATGGGACGCAAGCGAGTAAAGCCTCTTGTAGTGAGGAAGAATCCCATAGATGTTGCCAATATGGTAATTGATATGGCTAGTGAACAGAGTAAGGATTGTATCGTTATGATGTCTCTTGGCAAGGACTCCATTGTTACATTGGACTTATTATATGATAAGTTTGAGCGCATAGTATGTGTATTTATGTATCTCGTAAAAGACTTAGAGCATATACAACGATGGATAAACTGGCTGAAGGCTAGATACCCGAAGATAGAGTTCGAGCAGATACCACATTGGAATACAACATACAATCTTCATTATGGAGTTTATTGCGTTCCGAATCCAAAAGTAAAGGTTCTTAATCTTTCTATGGTAGTAAAAGCCTTAAAAAAGCGTTTCGGAATAGAATACGTATTCTTTGGTATGAAGAAAGCAGACTCGATGAACCGAAGCCTTATGTTGAAGTCGTATGAGGATGAAAATTACATTCATGGTGGAAATTGTTATCCTCTTGCTGATTTTACTCAAAAGCAAATCTTGCAATATATGAAACATCGGCATCTGCCTAAGCCGATAATGTACTCCAGAGCATTGCGCTCGGAGAATGCAGAGGTTGGGAATGCGTCAGGCGGTTTGTCTTTGGACTTGGATTGTTTTGCATGGCTAAGGGATAATGCACCCGAAGACTTAGAACGTATATATAAGGTATTTCCACAAAGTAGGGTAATACTCTACAGGTATGACAACAGATAATGTTCTTTTTAATTTATATATAATAATGTATTATCTTCTTTATATGTATTGGCAGGCTTGTGAAAGTCTGCCTTTATTGTTAATGTATGCAATATAGAAACATTATAAGTAAAGAAAGGTTAAACAAATAAAGAAAAACCATAAAATATTTGCATGTTAGAAAATTATTTCGTATCTTTGCAATGTCTTTAAGAGGTACTTGAAGATTTGCCGCAAGACAAGTTTCTTGCAAGATAGTGCAGAGCGAGCACGTTAAAAACTAGCACAATTGTTATGAAGATGATTACCGAAAAGCAGAAGAAGTTCATCAATGATATTAAAGGTGTTATTACAGAAAATGGTATTAATGCTATTGATGCATTGGACTTGAATAAGTTTACTTGCTATGATGCATCTAAGCTTATTGGTGGTTTGCTTGGTCTTAGAGATTGTTACAAGGCGATTTCTAGAGGCGCATGTGTAACTAGTACGTCATATTGCGATGAGGCTTTAGATAATGTCTTTAATACAATTGAAAAGTATAAATAATAAAAAAGGTGAGACACACCGCAAAAACTGTCTAAGATAATGAATATCAAAGAATTAGTAAGAAATATGATAGCTTTCTTAAATGAGCGTCACGATATGGATTGTGCTACGTTACGTCAGCGTTTTGCAGAATGCTATGGTATGAGTGAAGACGAGGCAAAGAAAGTTATTTTGGAGCTGACAATGCTTCAGATATTTGCAGAGAATTTTGGTGTTGAAATTTAAAACTTTGAGATTATGGATAAGAAGACTGCATATAAAGTTATAAGCCAATTTAGGGCAAATAATTGTAAGAGTGGAGCTTTGGCTATCGCTTTGGATGAAGCATTAAAAGCATTAAAACCGATTGCAGTAAATCAAGTTTTTTGCATTAAGCTGGAGATATTAGATAGTGGAAACTATTATCATTCGAAAGCTGCGCAATCTACCTTATGGTTAGAAGCTTCTAACAATAAGAAAAAGATGCAAGCACATATTGCAGAATGGAGAAGTAAGGTCGTAGAGCGATGCAAGGATAACAACAGCTCTTTTGAGTTTGACTTTCATCATGGGAGTCCTTATAATTTCACGGCAAACAAGTCGAATTGTAATGAGTTACCTTTTTACTTTAAAGGTAAACACTACTGCTTTACAATATTAGAGGTTTCTAAGAGTATTAAAAGCATGTATGATGACCGTATCGAAAAAGATATGGATGCCGTTCAAGATATGATGTCTTATTTAAATTTATAGAGCATGAAGTTATACGAGGTAGGCTGCATCGTCAAAGAGGTGCAGCCAAAGAATGGAGTAAAGATTACTCTAGAGGAGGCTCAGGCTTTAGTTGGTGGTTATGTCGAGTTGGTTCATCTTGATGATAATAACATATTATTGTGCGATGAAGAAGGACTTCTCAAACATAAACCTATAAATACTTTGGCTACAATACAAGCGAAGGGGCTTGGCTGGAAAGGTAGTTATTTGGTTGGGAGCGTTTTATTTTTAAAGGACAAGGAGTTTTAAACATGAGTAAGGCAAGAAAAAATGATATGAATAAGGATATACCAGAAGAGCGAATAACTCTTAGGGTATTGGAGAATTATTCCAAAATGCAAGAAGAATTGTGTCGCCTTCGTAAGAAAACACGTGAACAAGGCTACAAACTTAATGAACTCAACAATCAGCTACAGAGGCTTCACTCGAAAGAAGTTAGATGTGAGTTAGAGAAGTACAGAAAGTTACTCTTAGAGCGTGATGAGTTGCGTGAGAAGAATAAGGCTTTGGAACAGGTGGTAAATCAATACGATGGGTTAAAAAGGTTTTTTACTAACGAATTGAATAAGAAAGAGGAGGGAAAAGAATGATTATAGGCTCTATGACGGGGCGTGAACTTTTTGAGATATTCAAGAAAGATAAGCCTATGCTAGAAAAGTTTGCTATCGAAAAAGCAAAGAAACTCATCCGTGAGCTTCGTAAAGGAATGGGACGATACACAACTCAGTGTTATGATTTCAAGACGAAAGACGCTACCGAGTACAAAGTATGCGTGTTTGTAGATAGAGGGAACATAAGACAATTCTATTTTGACATGTTTATCTATTGCAAGGAAACGAACGATTACGTATGTGCTACTTCCTTGTTGGACGAAGAGAATAGTGCAGAGCAGTTCAGTTATACGCCTCATTTCTTGCGGAGATATGCCGAGCGAGCATTGGGAATAGAGAATATGCCAATTAATAGGGTGCTTGCTCACATCGAAAGAGAAGTAGGCTATACGGTACTTATTTATAAGAATGATACAAGTAAGGTTATTGCTACAAGTATGGGGCTTTATCTGCAAAAGATTGACAAAAGGCGAGGTATCAATATATGCAAGACTTTTGTTAGTGTTGACATGCTTAAAACCTCCCAAATTAAAGCGTATATGGTTGTTGCGGACTTAATTGAAGAGTATTCAGAACGATACAATAAAGTTCAAAGGAATGATAATGTACGAGTAGATTTCGCTAATGATTGTTTGAGAAGAGGTATTACTGAAAAAGATTTGGTTAATGCCTATGGTGAATATTTTAAGAACAAAAAATAAAAGAAAGGGCTTCGTATGGAGAGAATGACAAGAAATGATGCCGCTGCTTATTTAGGTGTAGACCCTCAGACGATTACGAACTGGGTTAACAAGGGCTTGCTTGGAGGATACAATGATAAAAGCAGTAAACGCTTTTGGGTGAATGCCGATGATGTTAAGAAGTATTCCGAGAAATACAAGATGTTATCTGTCTCAGAGGATTTACTTGATAGAGAGCAGAAAGAGTTGTTGGCAAGTGAGCGCAAGGTAAATACTAAGATACAAATGTTAATGCATGATGCGTTGAACGTTTCTTCTTTCAGCTATGACAAAATAGGTAGTTCACTTTGTATGTTATTGGAGTTAACGGCACAATACGGATTACGAGAGAAAAAGATTATGCAAGCATTTTTCAATGGAGACCGAATTAGTGATATAGCCGACAATTTTGAACTTTCAAGAGAAAGGGTGCGCCAGATTGTTATTAAGGCTATCCGGAAGTTCAACTATGCGATTGAAGAACTTGTAGACTTGAAGCTGGAGAACAATTCCTTGAAAGAGGAAATTAAGAATGTAAAAATGCAGTTTATTATGCAAGAGGGTGAAAAAGAAGAAGAACAACCTGAAGATGTTCCCACTTCATTGTTCTCCATCAGATTAGTTAATTGTAATTTACCAGTTCGTGTCCTTAATGTGACAAAGGCAGCCGACATAGATACTATTGGAGACTTGGTACAATATTCCAAGCTCGATATGATAAAATTCCGAAACTTCGGAAAGAAAAGCCTTATGCAATTGGATGACTTTATTCACGAAATGGGATTGGAATGGGGCATGGATAAGGCTAAGATATATGCAAGGGGTATTCAGCGGATGAAAGATGACTCTTATATTGAAGAGTTGTTTGGAAAGCATCTTGCGGATATAACAAGCGATATTGAGAAAAAGTATAATCTTTCTCCGGCTGAGGCTATGAAGAGAGCTTATAGTGAAATGAAGAGATATGTAGGATTTAAAGAGAAGAGTAATGAATGAAGTATATAATGATGTTTTAGGTAAGGCGTTAAGCATTAAATCAACCAATAATATTGTCGTAAAAGTAGAGCAAGGAGCATTAGAAGTTAATCTGAAACAATGTAGTGTAAAGCGAATTATGTGGTTCTCTGTCTTCTTGATTGATGGATTTACTATGCGTCCATGCAGTTATACTTTCTATTCCTCTATGAGTGACGATGAATTGGATGACACATTTACACAAGTAGAAGGCAGATTGAACTTTCTGAAAAACTTAAATTCTAAATAACATGACGGAACAGGAAAGAAGAGTTGTAAACCATGCAATGAAGATACTAGAGCAGAGCCAAGATGATGAGGCTAGGGCGTTGGCTGTCAAGTTGTTGGAACAAGGTACAAAAGTTCCTCTTCAGAAAGTGCAGTTTTATGCCGCATATTGCAATGGCTTGCGTGATGGGTATTCAAGAATATTCGAACTAATACAAGGTGGTGGGTGGCTTGCGAAAGTGAGCAAGAAGGAAATGCCATATTTCGAAGCAGAGAAGAAGCTTGTAGAGAGCTGTATTGATGCTTGCTACGATTACCATATTGGCAAATATGATATTAGGTACAAGGATAAAGAATTCTCTAAGAATGGAAAGTTGTTGTCTTGTAAGGCGGTTTTTGTGAAACAAACGATGATTGGTTTTGAGGTTAAATACAACAAAGATAAAGAATGATTGCACAATATAGATAAGTGAAGTTGTAAACCTTTGATATGTAGGTACTCCCTTGCAAATTTTGTATCTTTGCAAATAAAAAAGGAGATTTATATATGGCAGATAGAGGATATAGAGGCAGACCTCAACGAGGCGAAAGAGCGGATAGGCAAATCAATGCCGGACATAGCCGTGGGTTGGATGCGGCTTTGTCTGACACTGAAGCTAAGATTAGAAAGCTAAAGACGGAACGTATTTATGCCTTTAATAAGGACGGAAAAGAAATAGCGCATTCCCAAACAGGAAAGGCACATAGTACGCAATTACCTTTTGGCTATAACTACAAAGATGCCATCATTACTCACAACCATCCTAATAGAGGTATTGGAGATACTATAGCTGGAAGAGTTGGCACAATTTTGTCTGGAGCTGACATTTTTACAACTATAGCACATAACGCTTCCGAGATTCGAGCAGTTACAAAGAATTATACGTATTCTTTGAAGAGACCAAGTAAAGGGTGGGGACTTTCAGAATCGGATGCATGGGATGTTTTTGGTAAGAAAAATTCGCAATGGAGACGAACCCTTCAGCAAAAACAGACAGAGTATCTTTCAAAGAGCGGAATACGAAATCGAATAAACGAGAAAGTGCTAGCTTTAAACAGAAAGCGTTCTAGTTTTACGAAAGGAGGAAAAGTCCCTAGTGCAAGTGATGTGTCTAGTTATAATCGTGAAGCAAACGAAATACAGAAACGTGTCACGGAAGCTAATGATAGAGGTAATGTTGGTGCGCAATATCAAGTTATGAAAGAATACGCAAAGAAATACGGATGGAATTTAACACGTAAGCGTACATCTTAAGGAATATATTCGAACGATGGGTAGTATTGTCCCTCTTCATGTGGGAAGAACCTTCCCATCATTGACAATGCCGTAGTACATTTTTCATATTGCTTTTGAAATCCGTACTTTTTAGCTCTCGATAGGTTGTGATCCAGGTCGTTGATTTTGACTTGTATTGCAACCATATCTTTTGAATCAATGATTGATTGTATGTAGTCAAAATACGGAACACCTTTCTTGTGGGTTAGGACACATACACTATCGGCAATGTCTTTTCTAACACCTAGTGATAACAGCTTGTCGTAGGTCATATCCGTATCTTCAATCGTATCATGGAGAAATCCGACACAAATCTCTTCGGTACTATTACCCATTTCTCCTACATGGATAGGGTGCAATATAACAGGCAATCCAACCTTATCAATCTGTCCTTTGTGCGCCTTGCAAGCGATACCAAGGCACAATTCTATCATTTCAGAATCTTTCATATTCTTCTTTCGTTATTAGCTCACCTAACTCAAGAGCATCTTGTGCATAGGTGTTTTCATTAAACTTAAACTCCTTTGGCTTACGTCCTTTACCTTTAGGGTAACACATAAGTTCTTTATTTACATATTGATAACGGACAACGATGTCATCCTCCCAATAGTAAACATAAACCGACTCTCCGTTTTTAAGGAGGTGGCTGATTTTGTTCTTATCTTTATTGTTCATAGTCTTTATCTCCTTATTACAATGCAAAGATATAAAAAATATATTAAACTTGCAAACAAATTAATGTTTATTACTTGAAATTTAAATATATTAATTATTGAAATGTTGCATAGTAAGCTTGTTGCATAGATACCGACCTTTGCTTCTTACCTCCGTTACTCTTGGCGGTTCTACTTTGCTCATATAATGCATGTCCCCAACCTGATGGTTTCTTGGTCTCTTTATAGATTTCTCGCATGGTCTTCCCACCCAACAGTTTGTAGGCTATCGAGTAATTCTCTTTGGCGTAAATCATCTTGGCGGTGTTAACTTGTATCTCACCAATAAGTCCGGTTTTCTTGTTCCGGATATTGATGATGTTTCCAGAATAGCCAGTATCCAGTTTCTGTTCCTTGAGTCTAACGAACTCAAAGCCCTTGTATTTGCCTTTAAGGTCTTTTATTATTTTCGGTATTGACCCTTTATCTGCGATGATGGTTGTTCTGTACGAGTCCTTAATGTCTTTGATACCATTAGCCTCGCCCTTAGCCTTGCGTACAATGGAGTCAACACTCTTGTAATTGATAGGAGTGACCCTAGCTCCATACTTCTTAGCTATACCTTCAGCTATAGCTTGTAGCTTGTTACCAACCGACTCGGCTTTTCTCCGCATAGAGGTAGCTTGTGCTCTCAGCCTAGCATATGCCCCATTATTACCAACGTCTCCCATATCTTTTTTAGTGCAAAATTAACCAAAATGCAAGCCAATTAATATATTGCTGCGATATGTTATTTCACTTAAAAGACAAAGTGAAAAGACACGCAAGTAAACATTTCTCTTAAACAATTATTATTCATACCTTTGCAAGAAACAATGAGTTGATAAGATGACGAAACCAAGAGATTATTTCACAGGCAAGCAAGAAGAGTTCAAACGCTCCGAAGTGCAAATAGCACCATATAATCCAAGGAAGATTTCACCGCAGCAGAAAGCTACATTGAAACGTTCCATAAGAAAATATGGCGTTGTTGGTGGTATAACCGTCAATAAGCAAACAATGACCATCGTAGGCGGCAACCAAAAAGTAACCATCGTGGATGAGATTATGGGCTATCCCGAAAAGGATTATACTCTTTTGGCTGAGGCTGTAAATATGGATTACAAGACCGAAGTTGAACTGAATTTCATGCTTAATTCCGAGAATGCTCATGGAGAATGGGATGACATGAAAGTCCGTGAGTTACTTCCGGACATAAACTATATGGATGCCGGATTAACGGAAGAAGACTTATCCCTGTTCGGCTATGATGCAATGGTAAAGACTGAAGGCGAAGATGAGTTAGGTAAAGAACTTAATTCCTTACTAGACCCATTTGCCCAAGAAAGCGAAAACAGAAAAGTACAAGCACCAAAGGAAGTGCAAGAAGAGCAGAGACGACAGATAGAACAAAATCAAATTATAGCCAATCAGCAGCAAGAGGCTCAATACCAAGCGAATAAGGAACGTATGCAGCAGGTGAAGAAAGAAGTAAACACCAAGGCAGCGGAAAAGGCATTAGAAGCCGAGTCTTACGTCATGCTATCCTTTGATAACATCGAGAACAAGGAACGCTTTATGAGCACCTTTGGCTTTATCGAAACCGATAAGGTAATAAAGGGAGAAATGCTTATGAAAGTAGCAAAACGAATATAAACGAATAAGCAATGAAAAAGATTATAAGAATATTACTAGGGTACATAATAGCGGCAATAACAATAGGTATGCTCATTCCATTTATGATTGTTTCTATGTTTCTTGGCAAGAGGAGAAAAAACGCATTCAATATGTGGGTGTCGTGTCTCTTTACTCCTTTGATAAACAAGGTAGGACAATTGGTCAACTCATAAATATCGAAAGATTATGAAGGCAAACGGAAAAAGATTAATGAAGATTGCGAACTTGGCTATAACTATGATATTGGCAATACCAATGTTCTTACTAGCCGTTCCTATCTATATGTATAACAAAATTAGAGGCAAGGTATAAATCCCATCTGCCCAATATATAGCGAAACAATAATAAATACAAGAAAATGGCAAAACCGAAATTTGATTACAATGGCGATGCTTTCTACGATGAGATAGAACAGCTTGCAAAGCAAGGTCAGAAGGATTCTGAAATTGCCTACGCCCTTGGTTTGAAGTTTGGGGTTGACCTAAATCCACAGGTCTTCAACCGAATGAAAAACGGAAAATACGAGAATTGGAATGAAGACGAAAATGCGGAAAGAGGAGAAAGGATAACTCAATCCCTCGTGCGTGGCAGAGAGTTTATTAATGCAATCGTGCGTGGAAGATTCCTTAAATGCGCCCTTGGAGGTGTCAAGGTAAAAGGCAAGACAACCACCAAAAGACATATGGTTGTAGATGGAGTTATGACAGATGATATAGTAGTGGAAACTAGAGAAACCGAGCAGGAGACCCCACCTAACGTACAAGCTCTTTCTACTTGGTTATTCCATTACGATATGACTTGGAGAGAGATACAGAGAGGTAAGAAGGATGAAGAGGAAAAGGGCATTCCTTTTGACCCTAAGAAAGGTATATCCGTCAACAAGTGGATAGAAAGAGAGATTGAGCAGGAAGCAGAAGAGCAAGGGGAGGGTGAATAATGGCAAAAACACATTCCGTTTATTATCCGTTATATAATGACAAGACGCATTTCATTTACCTTATAACAGGAAGCCGTGCGTCAGGAAAAAGTTTCTCAGCCTCTCAATTTATCGAAAGACTAACCTTCGAATACAATGCGGAAAGAAAGATAGCGCATAAGATTCTTTATACACGTTATACGATGGTGAGTGCAGCTATTTCCGTAATTCCAGAGGTTAAAGAGAAGATAGAGATTGATGGCACACAGGATTACTTCAAGAACACGAAGACTGATATAGTCAACAAAATGACAGGAGCCGAAATCATGTTCCGTGGTATCAATACTTCTAGTGGTAATCAGACTGCGAAGTTAAAGTCAATCCATGGTGTAACTACGTTTGTCGTTGATGAGGCTGAGGAATGGACGAGTGAGGAGGATTTTGAGCGCATCATGCTTTCAATCCGTCAGAAAGGCTTGCACAACCGAGTAATAATCATTATGAACCCTTGTGATTCAAATCATTGGGTATATAAGCGTTTCATCGAAAAGACACATAAAGAGGTGTATTTTGATGGCGTTCCCGTCCAGATCAGTACAGACCCTAGAGTACTTCATATACATACTACATATCTTGATAACATAAAGCATCTGTCACCGGAGTTCCTTAACGAGGTATTAGAGATGAAGGAGAATGAACCGGAGAAATATGCTCATATAATGATAGGTAGATGGTCTGACGTATCTGAGGGTGCAATATTCAAGCATGTAGGCATCGTTGACAAGTTCCCTAGCAACGCAAGGAAAGTAGCCATCGGAGTAGACTGGGGATATTCGAAAGACTATACTGCTATTGTGAAGTGTGGCATCGTAGACAAACGCCTATACATAGAGGAACTTTGCTATAGAACGGAAATGTTGTCCAGTGATATTATAAAATTCTTGCGTCCTTATGCGGACGAAGGCTTGTTTGTGTATGCAGATAGTGCTGACCCTAGACTTATAGATGAGGTAGCTCTTGGTGGAATAGTTATATATGGAGCACAAAAGGGTGCTGGCTCTATATTGGCTGGTATTGACAAGATGCAGACATTCGAAATCTTCACAACTAAGCAATCAGTCCATTTACAGAGCGAGTTCCGTAAATATGTGTGGTCAAAGGATAAGGATGGTAATTACATCAATGTTCCCGAAGACCATGATAACCATTTGATAGATGCTGCTAGGTATTATATTCTTGCCGTATTGCTCGGTAAAGTGATGAGGCCAAGAAAAGCATCTAAATCAGACTTAGGAGTGTACTAAATGACAAATATAATTACTTTTGTAATAAAAATACAAGTATCTAATTATTAGATTGTTAGTGTAAGCATTCTATAAGGGTAGATAAAAGTTATGTGTAAATAAAAAAGATTGTTTACTAAATAAAGATAGATTCTTTAGTAAATAGTCTTTTTTATTCACTTAAAAACTAAGTGAAAGGCATACGTAAATTAAAGTATGTAGAAACCATGTTTATTATTACCTTTGCTTCAAAAAGTTATAAGGATGTTTGTAGATTCAATTATTCAGATAAAGACATATTTTCGAAACCTCACGCTCAACGCATTGGGTGTGGAGAGAAGCATCTTCGAACGTTTGGACGATAACGATGTTGATTCTGTCGTAAACATGATGGAACAACATGATTTCGATGTAGATAATGCTATTTCGGAATATAATCCACAAACCCATAAGGTAATGAGTCGTGAAGATAAATGGGTAAAGGGAGAGAAACCATACAGGACGGAGAAGTTGGCAAGAACAAGACAAAGATACATCAATGAGGTAGAATTGTTCTTCTTGTTAGGCAATCCGGTTATGTGGAAGAAGACTGAAGGTGACGATGAAGCCTTTGAACTATATAAAAAATACTTGAAGGATATATACTTCAATACCAAGCTACGTCAATGTAAACGACTTGCCGGAGCAGAAACTGAAAGCGGTTTTGTTTTTAATTTCTCGCAAAAAAACGGAAAAATGCATGTTGATGTGTATGTTGCTGCTCGCTCAAAGGGACATAAGATGAGAGAGTTGTTTGACCAGTACGGAAACATGCTTGCTTTTGCTGTAGGCTATTCCTTAAAGCGAGAATCAAAGACTATCGAATGTTGGGATATATTGACATCCGTTTTTAACTATCATTGTGAACGTGGTGGCTTTGGGTGGAAAGTGTATAAGTATCCTAATCCGACAGGAAAAATTAATGGCATTTATTTTCGTCAGCCAAAGGCATGGGAAGGAGCAGAACCGAGAATGGAACGTGAAGAAATGCTTGATTCCAAGATAGGAGATACTAACAACTACTTTGCTGACCCTATTGCCGCTGCAACTGCTGACGTGATACAATCAATCCCTAAGCGGAACAAGCCAGGTAAACTCATACAACTTACAGGCAAGAACTCTAGGTTTGAATATATCAACCCACCTCAGAATTCCGAAATCCGCAAGGCAGAGAAAGAAGACTTGGCTCAGTCTATATTGTTTGATACGTTTACACCGGATATGTCACCGGAACTGATGAAAGCTATGAGTACGCTTACTAGTGTCGGCATAAAACGAGCGTTGGTATTGGGTTACATCAAGCGAGCTAACCGAATGGAAATCTATGAAGAACTTGTTGGTAGATTATCGCATGTGATTATAGCCGTAATGAAGGAACTATATCCTGAGATGAGAAGCAAGTTGGATAAATTGGAGGTCGAATTCGATTTTGCCGAACCTTTCGAGGATGACAAAAAGGATAAGTGGAAAGTAATAGCGGAACTATATAATCAAGGCGTACTTTCTTTAGAGACTGCTGTACAAATGCTGGCTCTTACTGACGCTCCTGCTGAAGAAATTGAAAAGATACGCAAGGATGCAGAAGATAAAGTAGCGTTAGCCGCAAAAGTAAAGGGAAACGAAAACACAACTTCATAATTTTAAATGCTTATTGTTTTTGGGCGCATTTTCTGTTAGAATTTGCGCCCTTTTTGCACTTAAATTTTAAGTGAAAGCATTGTGATAATAATATAATATTATTCCTCATTTTGTTTTTAACTTTGTTGGCATGAACACGAATGAACTTATCATAAACGGAAAAGATGCTTGGACTACCTATCGGGTTAAGATGGGGAATGGCTTTTTGGATGCGTTGGAAGCTGACGCAGACAATAAAAGTTATATAACCAATGAAGTAAGGACAGAGCATGGAACTAGGGTTGTTCCTATCCGTCCCAAAAAGGCAGAAAGAAGCATTACCTTGGAGTTTGTTATTGTCGGCAGAGACCATAGCGACTATAATAAAAGGGTAAAAGCCTTTGATTCGCTTATGGATAATGGCTTTGTTACGATACAGGTTCCAAAATCGAAAGATGATGTATACCGTTTGTATTGTGCGAGAAAATCTCCTACTTATTCAAGGGGGAAAGGTGGGGCTATCGGCAAGAAAAGCTTGAAGTTCATAGAATATAATCCAACGAACAGGGGAGTATTGACGGATTTTGATATAAATATGTTTACGTTGAAAGAATTTGAAGATATAGAATAATTATGAAAACTTATAATGAAATTGACATAAAGTATTACGATAATGATGGAAACATACAGGTAAGATGTTCTGCTCCCGTCACACAGGACGCATTGGTTCATTATGAACTGATGCAGTCTCATTATTGTAAGCTTTCCTTTAAGCTTTCTAAGCCGATATATTTCTTGCTTGGTGATTTTATAGATACGCCATATGGTCGATTTGAACTGATAGATTTAACTAAGGCCAAAGATAATGATACTATCGGATATTCCTATGAAATTCTATTTGATGCATATTATCGTAAGTTCAAGAACAAGATATTGAAGTATCGTCCGAATACAGGTTCACAAGAAGCGACATTCTCTCTTACTTCAACAATAAGCACCCATGTAGAGGTGATAATGAAAAGTCTAGCTTATTATGCGAAGTTAGACAAGTCTTATCTTTACGATCCTAAATTTGAAGGCGAAGGAACGGACTATACTTATGTTATTGATGCGAGTGTAGACGCAAATGCGGCAAAGCTTATAACCTATTCAAACACAAGTATGTTGGATGCTATTGCGAATATAGCCCAGACGTTTGGTTGTGAATGGTGGTTTGAGGGAAATATACTGCATTTTGGAACTTGTGAGAATACGAATGCTATTACTGATTTCAGACTTAACGACAATATCGTTTCTATGTCAAGCTCACAAAGCCAGTCCACTTATGCAAACAGGGTATATGCTTTTGGAGCTGCAAGGAACTTGCCTAGCGGATATAAGAATGATGCTGATGCGGATATAACAAAGGATGGTGTTGTTGAAAAACGTCTCATGCTACCAAATTCAGCAGAATGCTCTGACAAGAACAAGCAATTGCTAGCAGAGAATGGCTTTGAACTGAAAAATGGATATATACAAGTTAGTGGACTCCGTGAAGACCAGTATGTTGAGGGGGTAACTACAAATGATGATATTTATCCAAGAAATCTTATCAAAACGTCTAAGGTGACATCATACGAAAAAGATGTAGAGGATGAAAATACACCTGAAGAAGGTGACTTCATCAAAAGGACATTCTATCGTGTAAACTCACTTTCTATAATCAATGAAGATGGCGAAAAAACAGGTGATATGGCTTTTCGAAAGTCATATATTCTTAGTGGTAAGAACCTGCATATAGTATTCCAAAGCGGTTCTCTTAATGGTATGGACTTCGAATGTGAGTTTAATCCAGATGGAGTTGAAGAAATACTTAAAGACGATGATGGTAATCCGATATTGAAAGATGGAAAGGAACAGATAAATCCTAAGTCGCAGGTATTTGAGATTGTTGCTAATGAGGATTATGGTCGTTTTTTGCCGGACACAACTTTGCATCCAAAGGAAGGAGATACTTTTGTTCTCTATAATTGGGATTCTACCAAATTGGGCGAAACTTTGGTATCTGCTGCTTCCAATGAGTTGCTGACGGATTCTATTAAGAATTTGAAGAAGTCAATAATAGACCCTACGACATATACATGTACCGCTGAGGCTAATTATTCATTCAATCAAGGTCGTGGCAACTTGCATGGGGTAGGAGACAGGGTTAACCTTTACAATAAAGGTTATGATGACAGTTATAGGTCTTCAAGAGTTATTGGATATGAATTCAGCCTTGATATTCCTTTTGATGGTGCGAAGTATTATGTTGGAGAAAAGCCTTCGTATTCCCGCCTCAATGCAATGGAGTCAAAGATAGAGGAACTTGTCTATAATGGACAGAGTTATCTTAATGGTAATGGCGGAAGCGGAAGGTCGATTTACATCATTAAGAGTTATGATAGCATAACTCCTACGGATTATAATGTATTTTCAGCAAAAGCTGTTGATGAACAAAGATTAAACAAGACAAAGGACGACACCGTAAAGGGCACAATCACTTGGGAAAAGCTCCAGAAGTTCTTTAGTGGATTGATTGTCGGTAACTCCAACAATGAGAACGGAGGCTCGTGGACTCCAGACGCAGAAGGTCGTTCGCACCTCATCACAGATTACTTGGAGGTAAGAATGAAGGCTATCTTCGAGGAGCTGGTTATCAATAAAACATCCACCATTGGCGGTAAGGAGATAATCTCTCCTGCTGGCGGCGTGGTGGTTCATAAGGTAGAAGAGGTTACTGTGACATATAATAATGTGTCACAGAAGGCTTATCGTTGCTATTTCTTAGCAGAGCAGGAAGGCGATGAGGTAGATAACGACTTCGCGGTTAACGACCAAGTGCGCTCGGAATCATTCAATGTTCGCAAGGGCACTTATCACAAGGCAGGCAATCACTTCTATTGGCGATTGGTAATCGGTCGTGATGAGGAACCAGTAGAGCTAGATGGTAAGAAATATCACTACATCGACCTCTCCGATACCGATTGCGCTACGGCAAGCGACGTACCTGCTAAAGGTGATGTGCTCAACCAGTGCGGTAACAGAACCGATGTAGAACGTCAGAACTGCCTTATCTTCTCGGCGGTAGATACCTATTCGCCATCCATCAGCCTCTATCACGGCATCAACAGCTATTCCTTTGCCAATAGGGAGTATGTGGAATATGGTGTGAATAAGCAGAATAACAAGGCATTCTTCAACGTCTATGGTGATATGTATGTAGGCGATAGACCTACAAAGGAGAATGGCTATGAGGGCAGCTCTTATATCAGATATGATAGCAGCACTAAGCAAATGTCTGTTAAGGCTAAGATTTCCGCTAAATCCACTGTGGATGGCAAGGAATTGTCTCAGTATTTCAAGAAGATTGGCGAATTGCAGAATCAGGTGGATGGTGCTATCGAAACGTGGTTCTATGATGGTGTTCCTACCTTGGAGAATGCCCCAGCCATCAGTTGGAAGACCGATAAGGATAAAGAAATCCATCTTGGCGACCTTTACTACGACAACAAGACGGGCAAGGCATACCGCTTTGCCAAGGATAGCAACACCTATAAGTGGACTATCATTACAGATACCGACATCGCCAAAGCCCTTTCCGATGCAAGAATGGCACAGGAGACCGCAAACGGGAAGATGAAGGTGTTCAGCGCTCAGCCTACGACACCTTATCAGGTTGGCGATATATGGGTTAATGCCACTTATCCTTCTGACGGCAGTACCTACAAGAATGAGGTATTGCGCTGTCAGACCAACAAAGCGGCAGGTTCTCAGTTCGCCATCGGTGATTGGATTAAAGCATCTAAATACACCGATGATACCGTTGCCAACGCAGCCAAAAAGGCAGCAGAAGATGCTCAGAAGGCGGCACAGACCGCACAGACGGACATTAAGAACCTCGGAAAGACGGTCACTGATAATAAGAAGGAATTCGATAATTATGTTACCGATGGCTACCTAGAGCCTTCCGAGATTGCGGCAATGGCGCAGGATTCTAAGCGACTTGAGGATGATTTTGCGGCAGCACAGAAGTCGTACAATGAAGTGAAGGGAGCAGAGGTACTGAAGGACACCAAGGAACTCACTGACCTCAAAACTGCTTTTGCAACACTCACTACAGCCAAGACGGAACTCGTTACGTATCTCTCAGATATATCTAAAAATTACAATAAGGCTGATACCAACGGCAAGGCTACTATCGTCTCAGCCGTGGGAACGAAGTTCACCAACTTCCAAATCGCATATTCTGCCTTCTATGACAAGCTGGGTTTGGCAAACGCATATATCACTAGGAAGATATATGGCGACCTCGGTGTAGTCATCGGTGATGTGTCTACCTATCAATATCTGAAAAAAGTGCTTGCCGATGGTGTGGAGACGGAAATCAATGGCGGATTGATTCTTACCTCTCTCATCGCCCTGCGTGACCATGAGACCAAGCGGGTGGAGAGTGGAATTAATGGTGTTATTGACAAGACGGCGAAAGGAAACGGCATTGCTACCTGGTGGGGTGGATATATGAACGATGGTGAGGTGGTTGGCTTCGATAAGAAGGAAGATTATTCAAAACAGGCAGCTACCTCTCTCGTCCGTTTTGATGGTTCCGGCTATATGGCTAATGGCGCAATCTGGTGGGGAACGGATGGTAAGGTTCACGCTGACCCGACATCTTTCATCATCAGCGAGAAGAACTTGGGTGCATACCTCACCTTCTTTGAACCAACATGGAAGGCAGGAAGTGCAGGAACGAGCGTTGCCGACCTTGTGTCTTTGAAGCCAAACGCACCATTCTCTAAACTTGGTGTATCGGGCGATGCTACCTTCGAGGGCGCAATCTCCTTCCATGGCATTAAGCTCACGTATGATTCCACAAACAAGGCAATCAAGATTGATGGAAATCTCTATGCCACAGGTGGTATCACGGCATACGGAGCAGGAGCATCTACCACGGGCGGTGGTGGCGGCTTGAACGGCAGTGTGAAGAGTTATTCAAGTGCCTTGAAGCTTACATCAGAATCGCTGAGTGAGATTGCCTCTGCCTACTCCATCAAGGCTCTTGATTCTCGTATCTCCAGCCTAGAAGGAGGCTCGGCTATGGACGTTAGTGTTAGCGGTAGTGGAAACGCAGTGACAGCCATCAGTAAGAGCGGAACGACTATCATCGTGACAAAGGGAACTACGTTCTTGACTTCTCATCAGAGCCTTGCGAGCTACCTTACTAAGACTGACGCTGCCAGCTTGTATCAGCCAAAGGGAAACTATCTTACCGCACACCAATCGCTCGATGGTTACGTTAATGCAATATCTGTAAGTGGAAGTGGGAATGCTATCACGTCTGTATCTAAAAGCGGAAAGGGTATTACATTTACTAAAGGTGCTACATTTTTAACTTCTCACCAAAGTCTTGCTAACTATTATACCAAAAGTAGTGTAGATTCACTTCTTAGTGGTAAGTCGGCAACTAGTCATACACATAGTGTTAAGATTAACGGTGTTACTAAAACTATTGCAGCTACTGGTGGAACTGCTGTAGATTTAGGAACTTATCTTACTAGTCATCAATCTCTTAATGGGTATGCTACGCAATCTTGGGTTAAAAGTCAAGGTTATCTTACTAGTCATCAAGATGTTAGTGTTCTTACTATGGCTAATGATAGATATTATACTGCTGGTCAATGGGGTATAAATATGAGAAATTCCGATATTATTGGAGTTAATAGCATTTATACTAATGATGTATCTGAGACCCCTGGTGAAGCTATTCTATTTTGTAGAAGTAACGGTAACTATGATGGTATTCGTGCAGTAAATGGAGTGTTATATTTTAGCGACAATGTAGTTAGAACTACTGAAAATTATAATGCTGAATATAAAGTTTATCATACAGGTAATCTTACTAAACTTAGTCAACTTACTAATGATAAAAACTTTGTTACTGGTTCTGTAAGTGGTCAAACTATTACTATCAATGGTGTTTCTACTACTTGGCAAAATACTTGGAGAGGAATTACTGATAGTTATAGTGGAACTTCTACTGGTACAAGTCTTAGTCAAAAAGGTGCAAATAGTTTATATAATGCTTTGCATAATGGCTATGCTAGTAGTGCAGGAAATGCAGACACAGTAGATGGTTATCATGTTAATGGCAGTAATGTTGCACCCTATGGACATATACCTAGTATAGAAAACGATGGAGTAATGGAAGTAGGTAAATATATTGACTTTCATAATGATAATAGCGGTAAATATGATTTTTCTACTAGATTACAAACTACTGATAATTATGGAAATTCAGTTTATTTGCCATCGCATAATGGTACATTAGCGTTAATTTCTGATAATGTAGCTTCTGCAACCAAACTTGCAACAGCAAGAAGTATTTGGGGTCAAAGTTTTGATGGTACTGGTAATGTTAATGGAACAATATACATAAATAATAGTGACTCTAGTAATGGAGCTATACGATTAAATAGTGATATAAGTTCTAATGCTCGTATATCAGCTATAAACGACCAAGTAATATTTAATACTGGTAATGCTATTCGTTTTGGTGAAACTGCTTGGGATTGGAATCAATGGGCTGGACTTAAATATACTCATTCTAATAAAACTATTTATCTTGGTATAGCTGATGGTTCTGTGTTTAGTGCTAATAGTGCACAAAGTAATGGTACACTTAGACTTGCAGGTATTACAACTATAACTCCTGATAGTGGAGCTAGAATTGGAGGTAGTGGTGGTGATTTATATTTAGGTAATGCTAATAATAGTAATTGGGTGAAAGTTCAAGATATATGTAGTCATAATGGTTCTAATTATTGGTATATATATCAAAGCGGTAATGCTCATTTTAAAAATATTGATTCAGGTGATGCTACTATTAATGGTACTGCTACTATCAATGGTAATTTATTAGTTAGTGGTTTAATAGATAACAAAGGTATAATACCTGCATCTTCTGGCTTTAATGATAAAGGAACTAGTTGTTATGTTTCAGCTGATGCTTTATGTTCTGGAATTACTGCTATTACTGATAGTATACAAGTTAATCAAGTAACTGTACAATATTCTAACGATAGCGGTAATAGTTGGACTAATTATTCTATGGGTAATGATGCTAAATTTAATCTATATGCTAGTAATGCAGGTTTAACTCAAGTTTACTTAGGTTATAATGTTATCACTGGCAATAATGATGCTGAGAAATTAGCTCAAGTAAAAAAGAACGAATTGATAGTTTCATTTTATATTTCTAATAGTTGTTATGCTCAACTTTATTTTGCTAGTGTTGATATATCGAATGGTATTGATACTATTTGTACTGTAGAAATACTAAACAATAGTGGTGCTGTAGTTGAAACTTATACTAAACATATGACTGGATGGAATCAAGTTAATTATATAAGTCTATTACATAATGGTAATGCTGGTTATTATGTAGGAAACAACGATAGAAGATATATTAGATTTAAGTTTAAACATGACCAAAAGACTACTGCTTTACGTAATACTATAATAAATAAAATACGAATATTTTCTTTTACTAAGTATTCATTTCCTACTGATAGATTTATGGGTCATACAGGTCATATATATAATTTCGATTATAATATGAATACTTACTTCCCTAATAGTATTCTTGCTAAAGGTGGAGTTACAGCTTATCAATCTTCAGACATCCGCTTGAAGCAGGATTTGCGGAAGCTGGACTACTTCGGCATCATCAAGGCAATGGGTGGCACGTTCGGCTTTGCTTGGAAGAAGGACAATACAAGGTCTATCGGCTGGATTGCCCAGCACGTCTTGTGCAACCCTCACTTAAAGGACATCGTGGAGACGGACGAGAAGGGCTACTACAAGATAAACTACTGGTCTCCTAAGCTGATTGCAACGGCATTCGGTGCTATCGAGCAGGTGGGCGATGAGGTCAGCAGGTTGAAGGCTCGGGTGGTCTTCCTCGAATCAGAGGTTCAGCGATTGAGTGGAGATAAGGAAGACTGCAACAAGAAAAGATTAGATAACAAGAATATTAATTCATTAAATTAGATTAGAAAATGGAGAATTTAAAGATTAACAAGAAGAGTGAACAGACAACTGCCACTTATACCAAGGGCGGCTATCGAGTAGAAATCACCTACAATGTTGACAAGACGGGTGGCAACATTGAGAGCATCAATATGAGTATCTATGGTGACCCAAATGGTAATTATCTCGGCAATGCGAACGCAAGCTCCAACGGCAGCGAGCTGACCTACAACATCAGCGGTGTTCCGCAGAGCAAGCTCAGTGAGGTATCAGCATTGATTAAGGAGGTTAATTCCGCTATCGCTGCTAATATGGCAAGCGAGGCAGCAGAGTAAGTATCGTGAGTATTAACGCAGGGTGGCTCTTATAGAGCTGCCTTGCCTAGTGTTCAATGTAACAGTAGAGCGAGTTGTTACTAAAGAAGTTGTAACAGAATAAGGAACTGAAGTTGAATATTTAAAAAATAAAGATTATGTCTTACAATAGTGATAGTGGAATTATTAGTGCTCCTGTTAGCATTGATGATGTTAAACAAGCTCTTGGAGAGAGTAGCAATGACCTTGCTACTCTTTGTAAGAGTGAAAATATAAATATATGGAGTAAGTATAAACCTATTAGTTGTAAAGGTGAATTTAAAGAATATCCTATTAGAGAAGACTCTGAGGAAATAGTAACATCTTCATATAATAAATATACTTGTGTTGTTCGTTGTGGTATGAATATACCTATGGATACTTATAAGAACTTACGTTATAATTATGGAGGAGAAGGTTTTGCTATTGAAGCATGTAAAGAACTTTATATTGATAATGTATATGGAGTTAGAGGTATTGATAAAGATGCAAGTACTAATTCGCATACTGTATATGCTTCAGGAAAACATTTTCCAAAAGGTGGTGCTAATTCTCCTTATAGATTAGGTGATTTTAGAAACTATAATAGTAAAGCAATAAGTAATATGTTCCAATCTTCTATTCCTACGTTATTTAATGTTGAAGTTTATTATTCTTCAACTCCTAAATTTAATTGTGTTCTATATAAGAATACAAATGTGGATGATAATACAAATGTTACTATGGAAGATATAATTACCGATTTGTATTTAGCTTGGTCTTTTTGGATTCAAATTTGTTATGATTCGCCATATAATAATACTGATAAGATTTATAAAAATTATTATGTTGGTAATTGCGAAAAACCAACAGATTTTATATATGCAAGTAGAGAAATAACTTTTGATGTAGGTAATGATAAATATGTTACTATTGTACCTTTTTTAGCATATACTCGTAATGCAACTTTATATGATAATACAAAAATAATTTTTATATCTCCTCCGGGTGCTATTAGTTTTAAATATTATCCTAGACAAATTAATATGGAAAGTATTAAAAGTGGTTCTAGTGGTTTTGTTGATTTCTCATCGTTGAGAGAATTAGTTGGTGCTACTTGTATTTGTAAAGCTAAAATATATAAACTTCCTGATGCTACATTTACAGTTAGTGATGGTACATTTAGAAGTGTTTGTAAGTATGGTAATAATAAGACAACATACGGAAGAGGTTATGTATCTAATAGCTCTGGTCAAGATACAGGCTCTGTAACTATTCCCGAAGGTGATAGAACAGATTATATTGAAGTATATATAAGATTTGATAATGTTTATGAAGGAGGGTATTATGGACAAATGTGTCAATTATCTTTTGAAATTAATATAGATGGTGGATGGAAACAAGTTCCTCCAGGAGGTAGTTATATTATGTATTAAAACGTAGATGTTCTTAATATAATAAATGTGCTAGAAATGTATTTGTGGTTTACGTTCTCACCGAGAAAGCAGACACGTTGCGACCTAGTGATTATCCAACATGGGGAAGTTAATTTTAAATTCGTAAATTTTGCTCCTCCTGCATTGCTATTCGGAATTATTTTCTTAACTTTGCACTGTTAACAGGAAAGGTATTCTGCTATGGCAATCTGGCGAAGAATATTGTATAACATAAAAATAAAGAAACAATTATGAAAAAGATTAAGACAATCGAGGCTGTTGCAGCCTACAGAACATTGAAGGCATTGAAGACATCATCAATGAGTGATGATGCCGCTATGCGAGTTTGGAAGAATATGAAGGCTCTGCGCCACGTAGCCGATACCTACGACAAGGATGTGGAGGAAGCACAGGAGAGCTTGAAGGACGATAAGTTTGAGGAGATGCAGCTCAAGCTTCAGGAGTGCCAGCAGTTGGAGCAGAAGCACGCCAATGAGGGCTACGAATACACCAAGGACGATTCAGCCAAGTTCGCTGAGGTCAATGAGTACTTCTTCAATCAGAAGCAGAAGACAGAGAAGTATTTCAAGGAACTTGCCGACAAGGAGGTAGAGGTAGCCATCGAGGAAGTTGAAGAGAAAGAGATTTTCAAGGCTGCTAAGGATTGCGGCTTGAAGTTCGCTGATATGGAGAGCCTTGAGGTTGTGATAGGATAAACACTGATAGCGTTAGAATTTGGTAAGGAAACCGTTCTAACGCTATTTTTGCAGCCGTCTACTTTCAGATTGTTACTTTAGCAAAGTTTAACTTTAAATTTTTGCTCAAAATAAATATTTTTGTGCAGTATTGTTTATTTTTGCAGCACTTTCCTTATTATTAAGAATGAGGAACTAAGAATAAATAATAAACAAAAAAAACAAAAGGAGAAGAATTTATGACTAAAGAGGAAGAAGATGAAGTCCATCGGTTAGTTCAATCAGTCGGTGTTGTACAGTTGTCAAGAGTAATGTTTAAGGACATGGACGTTAGCGAAATGATAAACGTCATTATCCTTGCAGGTAGAGGCTACAGCGTAAAGCTACTCACTTGGTTTAAGTATTATTGTGAAGTGATGCCTCTGTTTATCATGCTTTTTCATATTGCATGCATGGTAACATTTGCGTCTCATGAAAAAGAAATGTGCGTATGGTTTAAGGAGAATTGGGTATCGGCAGCATTTATCTATTTCTCAGTTTACATCCATCCGCTTGTGCTTATACTTGCTAGCAGATTCTTTTGGCTCTGCTACAGATGGCGTATTCCGATGATAATCTACCTATTTGGGATAAATGCTATCCATATTGTATACTGGAATGTTTTTACCACCAACGAAATGGTGGAATCTAATGTTGTAATACTTGTAATGACCATTATATTTTATGTATATGGTTTTGCCGATAAGTATTACTCAGGCAAGGGCTGTCAAAGTTTAATCTCTAGATTATAATGATATGGGAAAGTTATTTGGTTATCACACCTTGGGAGTGTTATTAAAATCGTTGTCTGACTCTTGCTTTCGAGCAGACGAGCAAGAGAAGAGAGGGGAGAAGGTAACTGCTTGCGGAATGAGCAGCGATGAGATAGAAGACCTTTGTGAGAACTATCTGCCGTATGCTCTCAACCCTATGTTGAGCACCGAGGAGGTCAAGGAGAAGCTTCACGTTTCTGATGCAACATTGAATAGAATGGTTGCTAGAGGTGACATTCCGAACGGAGAATGCAAAAAGCGAGGGCACACCCGATATTTTAAGAAGTGGGATATACTGCACTTCATTAAGAGTAAGAGAAAATCATAACGGATAAGCCCTATCGCAGCACGGATAAGCGAGCATGTATGAGTATGGATTATATGTTTTGTACTTTGATTATAGTAGCGATACTGGTAATAATCAACAGCACGTTTATTGCTTACCTGTACCTTTCCTATAAGTATAAAACGATAGATAAGTTCTTCATGGCTTGGGTGACATCATCAACTATGATATTGATAATGTGGTTCGGGGAAGGATTGTATCTGTATCTAACAAATTAATGATGAAAAATTTGGTGGTTTCGGAATTATTGCTTATCTTTGCAATACTTTATCGAGCTTCACTTTTCCGAGTAGGAATGTGATATTTCCCCTATACTATTGGCGTGGTATAGGGGAATTTTGTTTCTACTTCTATCCTAATAGTTGAACATGTAAGTGTTCCTTACAAGTTGAGTAAGAGAGGTAAGTGATTGCCTCTCTTTTTTATGTTTTCACATTTTCAAGAAGTCTTCTATATCTATGTACTCAATACCGAAATTCTCCGCACATTGTTTGTCGGAGTCCGAGAAGTCACCTTCTTTTCCGCTAGCATCACCTATCATTATCAGCTCACTTTTCTTCCAAGAAGAATACGACTCAAGCATTCCTGTATTTGGCTTTCTCATTTCTATCTCTGCATGCGATGGGCAATACATAGAGTTGACGAAGATATTTCGTCCGGTATGATTGCGAAGATATTTTTGCATAAAGCTTTCAATAGCCTTAATCTTGCCGATAAAATCCTGTTCGTCAACAAATTGAGGGATGCCTCCTTGGTTTGAGACTATTTCAACATAGTAAAGAGTAGGGAATGCATCTACAATCTTATCCAAAACCTCTTTACGGATTTTGAAATCTGTTACATCTGTAGGAAAGGTGTTTCCTGATATAGTTGTAATAATCGTGTCGTCTAAATCAATGAATAATACTTTTTTCTTGATTAAATATCCTTTTTCTGTCATAATTTTGCTTTTTTTTCTATATTGATATATTAATATCTTTATCTACGAAAATTAAGTTTGTAAAACACAGTTGTTTCGGTGTGTCTCACCATTTTTATTACAATGCAAAGATACGACAAAAAAGATGGCTTTGCAAATAAATTAATGCAAATTTTAAAACGTTATCTGTTTTTAATGAAATCATTAACAATTCTCTCTATGGTGTCTTGCTTGATAGCTATAGGGGCATCACCTTGATATTCTATCACTTGGTTGCCGCATTCCTTCCAAAATAGGTTGCTATTGATGCGTTCGCCATCTACCAAGATCCAATCCGGATGATGTTCAAACGAATGCATATTAGTTAGCGGAACGAGAATGAATAATTTATTCTCCATCTTGTTTACGAGTACCGACAAGTCATTATCATCAAATGTAATGATAACTCGATTTTCATTCTCAGATAGAACGTTAAAATCCTCATTAAAACGTTCATAAAGGTAATTTTTGATTTTCGAACAACTCATATTCTTGTAATTTTATAGGAGGGCAGATGGAAAAATCCAAGGTCTGCCCACCAAGTTAAACTTATAAGGAAATCTTCTATAATATCGACTGACAGAGCCATCCCATAAGATAGCATGGTTCTTCGCCTTGCATATCTATTCCCAGATGGTTGCATATATGTGCTACTACATGAAACATTTCATGTGTGAGACTATTTATATACTCACCTTCAGAAGTAGATTTGCAAATGAGCACAACACTTGTTTTCTTTGAAACATTTGTGTATGTCAATCCTTTGTTTGAAGAATCGGTTGAAATGTGGTCGTATGCATCCAATAATGGTTGCCCCTTACAATCAATGGAACTTAGTAAGTCCATAGCTTCGTCAACATCTTCTTGATTAGCTACATGACATACAATCACATTCCAATCGTATTTCTCCAAGTAAATTTCTTGTTTAATCATAATACATCATCCCATGGAATGCCGATACCATTATGGTTGCAATCGGCATAAAATCTATTGAAAATAAATCCGTCCGCTTGGTCTGGGTCATCCACCATATCCTTAATGAATTGAGCCAAAGCAGCTTCGTCCTTTAAAGAGGACTTAAAGAAATCGGCTCTAGCCATGTTTGCGACATAGACGAAATCGTAATTGTCGGCATTCTCCAACTTTACGTTATTGACTTTAAGAAGTTCCTCGACTGTATCTTTTTCTGTCGGTTCAACTTTTTCGAGCTTACCAGTCGTTGCGTTTGTCTTGCGCATTAAGGTAATAGCCCAATCGCACATCTTTTTATTGAAGTGCCAGCCATTGTAGCGAAGGTATGCAATCATCCCTTCAGGCTTCATATCGTATGCGTCAAGTGGTATTTTGTATCTTCCCATAATAAAAGCTTTTAAAGGAGGTGGAGATTTCTCCCCACCTCAAAGTGTAATACTAATAGCGATAACCGCCACCTCTGCGACCACCATGTCTTTCACCATAGCGGTCATCATCGTCATCCCAATTGTCTCGGTAATCCGGCATTGGGTTTCTGTGACCCATTCGTCCATACTTGTCATCCCCCATTTCATCAATGCAGTGCATGAGTTTACCACCATACTTAAGCATCTTCTCTACAAGTTCTGACATTTCATTTACCTTGTTTTCGGTAATTTCTATCATGTATCCCATAATGATTTACTTTTTTGTATTAACTTTTTCCAAAGCCACTGACAACATAGACTTAATATCGGTCAAAGTTCCCTTCATTCCGCTAACCTCGCTTTTGAGGTTATTGATGTCTTCTTCCTGTTGTCTGTCTTTGGCTATTTGTGGATTCAATACGGCACGCATCTTTGCGCACTCTTCCATAACCTTTTTGTGGTATGGCTCGCTTTCCACAATCTCCTTAGAATGCCGATACATAGCCTCAACTTCCGCATCCATAGCTTCACGGCTTTCAGAAACCACGAGGTTTTCCGAATTTGCAATTTGCATATTGGATGGGAGTTGTTTGAACTCCATTTGTTCATTAGGCAATTTTACGACAACATCAACGGTAGTCTCCATTGGTTGTGGGTTGAATTGCCCAGGAGTATATGTTGGGAACTTAGGTTGTGGGTTACTGACCGATACAACCTGTCCGATTTTAAGACTTGGGTTTTCACCCTTGTCAAGCACATAGAATATGCTGTTAGGTCGAAGTCCTTGAAACATAGCTTTGTAATGTTAATTGTTAAACAATACCCGTCATTAGCTGAAGGGTGTTAGTATCTCGCTCGAACCAAAACTGATAAACTCCAGTTCCTGCAATGTCGGCTACCGTCAAAGGATTGCCGTTGAACTTAGTTACAGCTTGGGTTACGCCATTGGTCTCGAAAAGGATTGGCAGCGTATTTGTCGTACCAGTCGGAATAGCTTGATATAGGTTCACAAAGATAGTTCCCCTATAGTTAGCATTCACGAAGGCGTGGTTTCTGAACGAGAAAACGACATTTTCGGTGTTCACCACCACGCCTGTAGATGCGATAGCTGCCGAGCCGTTACGATTAACCCATGCAAAAGGTCTCATCCATAACATAGCAGCCTCCTTTCCTAATTAACCCCAAAAGCTTGCATTGTTGACACCATTCAGACCATATAAGCCTGTTTGCCAAGCAACGCAATTTGGAACAGCAGTAAATGGACTGTAGCTGGTTGTAACAGTTGATGGAAGCTTACACTTGATACCATCTACCTCTTTTTGCAAGCCAGCCAACATAGCGTTGACAGGTGCCATAGCTTGACCTACAATCTGCGAAGTCATGGCAGAAGACTTATAAGTTCCATTCTCTTCACGAAGATGGTCTATCTTGTCCTGCATATCTCTGAGTTCTGCTTGGCGTTGGCCATTAACTACGGTCTGAGTACTATCTTTAATAGCATTCAAAATGTCGCATGTCTGACCTTTAGTTTCGAAAGCAACATTAGAAAAACCTCGTTCCTGACTTACGGCTACATTGTTGATGGCATTCTGCAAAGTGCCAGTCTGCTGACACATAGCCAACTTGACGTTTCCGTCCATAGCCGTAATATTGTTATTTACACGGCAGCAGCAGTCAGCGAGTTGTGATGCAATCTGCATGTTACCTTGCTGAAGAGCGTTGATGGTTTGCATTCCGCTCATACCTACTTGGTTGCCCACGTTCTGGACTTGGGTTGTCAAGGCAGAGATTGCTTGTTGAATCTGTCCTTCAGTACAATTGAGCTGAGTAGCGAGATTACTGAGTGCATTACGATTGCCACCGATAGCATCCATAAGCAAGGAACGACCATAGTCATTGTTGATTTCATTGGCAAGACCTGCGCCATTGCCACGGCCACCAAAGCCGAAACCATTACCGCCCCAACCACAGAAGCAAAGGATAAAGAGCAGCCAAATGAACCAAGAACCATCGCCATTGCCGAATCCGTTATTACCCTTCATCGCAAGAAGAACGTTTGGGTCAACGCCTCTCTGTTGGAGCAAAGGAGCTATCAAGCTCATCATTCCTCCATTGTTACCTGAACCCTCTGGATTAAAAACATAAGTTTTTGATGTCTCCATAAGAATAATCTTTTTGTGTTAAACCTTAATTAAACTAACTCTATGTAACGTTACGGCTGCAAAGTTACGAATAATAAGGATAAGATAAAATAACTCTATCAAACTTTCTTTTAATCACTAATAATCAAGTAGTTAAGGTGATAGGAGGTAATGTCATACTTCCGGATGCATGGAAATCAAAGGCTTGTTTGCAAATTCCGTTTGCAGAAAACGAAAAATGCAAACGGAAATTAAGCACGCACAAACTTGAAACCAAATTTTTCAGTATAGTATTCCTCTTTAGGGTGTCTTTTTGTCTCGGAGTCATAGCAGAGAATAAACGGCTCACCCTTAGAGTAGAAATAGTTATAAGACTTTCGCAAATACATCTTTGCATTCAAAGCCTTTGGGGAGAGCTTTCTTATTCTTAACCTAGTTTCTTGAGGCTTACCCGACATTACTCTAAGTTCATCCATTTTGTATTGCATGTGAAGTTTTCTTCCTTTGCTTGCATATCTTTCTTTATTCCAATAGTCTCTTAGAGACTTGTTTCGTTCTTTACGAATCCTATTTATCGTTTCTATATCGTGTTTCAAGCCAAGCTTACTGACTTGTCCTAATATTGTAGACTGAGGAATATTCGTTACTTCTGAGATTTCTCTCGCTGTCATCGTTTGGTACATGTCGGAGATTTTGCGGATAGTCTCATTATTCAATTTATTGTCTATTTTCGTTCCACCTAAAATAGTGATATACTTGTATAATGTATGTAAGGTTACACCAGCAGCCTTGGCTACTTCCTTTCGTGGGTAGTCATTGATGTGGGCTTTGATATAGTCCATCTGTTCTTGTGTTAATCTTCTTGGCATTCTTCGTCCTCCTCAAAAGAAAATCCGTATTTGTTCTTGTAGAATTCTTCATCCATTCTGCGAGTATTCCGGTCATAACCTAAGATGTATGGTTCACCTTCAAAAGCAAAATACCCATACTTATTTATAAGATGGTACTTGGCATGATATGATTTTATCGGCATTTCTGAAAATTAGAATTTCGTCTGCTGCGGAATACAGGATATAACTCGGAATTTCTCCATCTGCATAGTTCTTTGCCAACTTTTCACCCTTTTGCCAATAGTTGCTTTATCATATGCTTTTTTTAAGTTAGCCAAACTATTCTTTTTAAGTCTTTCGATAGTTTCTTCTGAATGAGTAAGCTTTAGCCTTTTAGCAGCCTTGCCTACCGTAGACGGATGGCAGCCTACAATTACTGCAATCTCTCTGACCGAATGGTCAGGATATAGTTTTGTGATTTGTTCATCACGTTTCTTGTCGGGTTGTGGAACAAGTCTTTTTTGCTCGAACTTACAATCGCATTCGTGCATTATTTTATACAAGAATTTAACGCTGACACCCATTCTTTGCGCCAACTTGTACCTTGGACGCTCATTAATATGAGCTTTGATGTAATCTATTGTTTCCTGTTCTATAATTCTCATGTATATTCAGTTTTATGGTGTGACTCACCTTTTTTGCAAAGTTAAGGAAAAATTCTTGGTTGAGCAAATGATTTAATGTGTTATAACTTTGTTTAAAGAAATATTTGATTATTTGCACAAAAATTAATTGTGCGGTTATCCGGTTAGGCTGTTTACACATTATTATATATAAATTACTATCTTTGCAACAAAAACACGAGAAAATGACAGCGGAAACTATTCAATTGATACAGACAGGAATTAATCTTCTTTGTGCGTCAGGTGTAATCTCTACGCTGCTATATTATAATAGTAGAAAACGAAAGGAGGCGGCACTCGCATCACAGGAAGAGAATAAGACTATTTCATCATATGCCGATGAGTGGAAGGCTCTCTATGAACGTTCCAACGAGTCGGTTGTTAATCTTAACAGTAAAATAGATGAATTGTATGAGGAAATCAATCAGTATCGTATTACCATACGCAATCTTAGGGATGAGAAGAACGATTTGAAGCTTGCCTTGCATGAGGCACAATGGAACAGATGCATCAAGGATGGATGCCAACTTAGAACCCCACCAAGAAAGCGAGAATCCTTAGAAACGTTGGTTGAAAAGGAAGAAAATGAGATATATCGTGACAGGGAGGATTAAAATATGGTTAAGTATCTGAAATTACTCATACAAGTTAATAGCGGACATTCAAGCAAGGCATTCTTCTTAGTGTCCGTTACTCTGATAGGTCTCTTGATGCTCCTGGTTGTCTGCTTTATCTTAGTGTGGGAAGTGGTGACTTATGGGACGATCAAGACCGATTTGATGGGGTTAAGTGCATTTGTTGGTAGTGTAGCTAGTTTGTTCGTCACGGCTGGCATTACCAAGACGATAGGGGAACGTGGCGAACATCAAAACATAAACGACAAATAGACTATGGCAGACTCAAGTATTTTACAACCATTCATCCTCTCATTCGAGGGTGGATATTCTAACAAAAAGAGTGATAGGGGAGGCGCAACGATGAAAGGCGTGACTCTAGAGACGTTCCGTAAAGTTTATGGTGCTAGTAAGACTGCATCGGACTTGAAGAAGATAACCGATGAACAATGGCATCACATATTCAAGAAATATTATTGGGATGCTTGCAAGGCTGACCAAATCAACAACCAGTCGGTGGCTAATCTCTTGGTTGACTTTGCTTATAATAGTGGAGTAAGCAGAGCCGTACAAAAGATTCAGACTATCGTAGGAACAAAAGCTGATGGTATCATGGGTAATATGACCTTAGCTGCTATCAATTCATACAAACAAGGTCAATGGGCGTTGTTCGATAAGCTGAAGGTGTCACGAATTGCCTTTCTCAATGCGATTGTGAACAACGACCCTAGACAAGGTGTGAACCTGCATGGATGGCTTCGCAGGGTTGGAAATATACAATACGGAAAGCTCGTATGTAATAACGGAAAGATAATCACTTGGTAATCTATATAGGGTGTTATGATACACCCTATTTTTATATATTTTTTAAATTCTTAACAATCCAAGAACCTATTGTTATATTCTCTTCTTTAGCTTTCTGCTTTATAATTTCTGCTATATCTTTAGGTATTCTAATGTGTAAATATACATGATTTAGTGCTTTTCGTCCAGATCCTTTTCTTGCACCGCCTCGTTTAGATGTTTTATTACTATTCATATCTAGTATTTAATGCTTGTGTTTAATAGACCCTCAACATTCCGGTTGGACAGAATGACGTGCCGTATTTCTTGTCAATCTCACCCAAGTAGAGTGTAATCTTTCGGCAGCACTATTTCTGCGATACTCGTATTGTTCTTTATTAAGATAAGCCATAAAGTTACTTTGACCGTGATAGCGAGGGCTTAATATCTTTTTGTTTTCTTTCCGTTTATGTACTCTTCTTGCCACACCTCATTATAATCTGATATATCGTCAGAATAGTAACAGATTATGGTTACTTGCGCAAGACCCGCATCTAATGATGCTGATTCTTTATAACGCATGTTTCCAGAACCAATATCTAACGAATACTTCTTAGCCATTTTGACAGCTTCTCTATAATTGTCTGCTCCATCAAACTCTACACTTTCGTAATTGTCTTCCACACTACCTTTTACGTGCTGTTTAAGAGCAATCTCGTATTTGGGATATACTGTCTTTCCATAGATATTTTTCATATCTAATGCCTTATCCGTGATGGCGAGGGCTTAATATATTGTTATTCTTCGTGCTTGCTAATATGAATGTCGATTTCAACTTCTATCGGCTCTTCATCATCCCAAGTTGGAACATCAATGCCTAAGTCTTCACAATAGCTTTCGTCAATATCAAAACAATGACCATAACCATCGCTTACCCAATTAAAGAATCCTTTATCAGGTGGAGTTGTGAATAGATGCAAACATTCATCTTCATCGCAAGCAATAAAAGCTATCCTACTTTCTAGAAATATAGGTTTCATGTCTTATGCCTTATCCGTGTTGGCGAGGGCTGATAAAAATTGTAATTTTAGTTTCTTAAACATAACCTTTTGGTCAAGGCTATCGGCAAAACAAAGAGAAATAGACTCTTTTAATTGCTCGTCCGTTCGGCAATCAATATAATCAGCATAAATAGCTTCAATATAGCTATTATACTTATTAAAATCATATTTTATAGAACCATCAGATAGGTGAACAATATTTTTTGTTCTTCTATCTATATTCTTGTTCTTTGGAACGTATAAAGTATTACTCATCCTTCAATTCTTTTAGTGCAAAATCCAAAAGCTTATCTATATCCATTGATAGTGAATAACAATTCTCGTCATCTATTCTTTCTAGCTTTTTTCGAGCACGATTTATTAATTCTATCACATTTTCTGTATTCATATATATTCGCTTAACCGTGATGCGTAGGGCTTAATGGATTATTAACCTTGTTTCTTAATTACATCGCAAAGATACAAACAATAATTGAAAAATGCAACTAAAAACCAAAGATTTTCTTTGTAATTAATAACCCGTTGGCGGAATTAATTTAGCGCATACTTAACCCTGCCAATCGGTCTGTTGT